CCCGCTGCTGGAGGCAGCGAAAAAGAAAGGCTACCGTCATGTCGATGACGGCATGAGCCTGGCCTACCACTTCTATCAATACCTGGAGAAGGGCGCCAATGCCGACAATCCTGAAGCTGACTGATCCGATGGTGAAGGAGGCCGCGCGCCACCCTGCACTCGATGGACTGAAGCGGATTGGCCGCGGTGCCTTCTGCGCCGTGTATGACAAAGGCGACACGGTCGTGAAGATGACCTGCGATCCGATCCAGTATGCGTTCACCTGCGACGCCTGGAGTCCCGAAGGGCCGTTCTTCCCGCGCCTGGTGGAGAACCACTTCTGCATCGGCGAAACCTGGAAGGGTGTGCCGATCTACCTGTTTGAAGTGGAAAAGCTGGCGCCGGTGCGCCGCGACTCGCCGGCCCACATCAAGCGCTTGGCGCGTCGCCTGATCAAAGCGACAGCGGACTCGATGTGGTCGCAGGCAAGCCGGCACCGACGCGGCAGCTACGTGAATCAGAAGCGGGATGCGTCCATGAGCGCGTTGCAGGAAGTGATTGACGAAGGCAAGCTGCCGGCCGATCTGCTGGAGGCGCTACAGGATGTCCACACCTTCGTGTCCAACTACGACGCCATGATCGACTTCCACGGTAAGAACCTGATGCTGCGTGGCGAGCAGTTGATCCTGAATGATGTGGTGGCGGATCCGTTGCAGGTCAGGGCGCTATGGGGGAAGGCTTACCTATAGGAATCAGTCACGAATGACTTGCGGCGCCTATGTGCGCTTGCGATGATCTTTCTACCGACAAATAACAGGGAGAACTGGAATGTCCGCAGTTGCAACCGAGCCGATTCGCGTAACGAACACGCAGCACGCCGACCTGATGCGCTTTGCCTTCAATCAGGTGTGCAACCAGGAGGACTGGAAGGCGCCGATCGACTGCCTCGTCCCGTGGGAGCTGGCGAACGTCTACATCGACGCCATCACGTTCATGACCGGCGTGCGACCGAGCTATCTGAAGGACGGCAGCATGTGCCGCCTGACGTGCATCGGCTACCGCGCAGGGCCGGCAGGAGGATAAACATGAAGCTGAACAAACGAGAGATGGCACTGATCCTGGCAGGACTGCGCCTGCTGCAACAACAACTGACGAGCGGCGATGGTGCGCGCAGCCTGCCGCCTGGCATCGAGGACATTCTGACCGATTCGGACATGGAGAACTGCCCGCCCGAGCGCATCGATCGCCTGTGCGAGAAGATCAACTTGGACGATGAGAAGGCGGAGACTGGCGATATGCCATTCGAGACACCGATTCGCATTGAGGACGAGCGCTTCCTGGTGGCCGCCGACAACGAGCTGATTATCGAGGCATGGGCGCATGGGCCTGGCGAACTAGACGCAATCGTGAAGGCGGTCAATTCGCACCAGCCGGCGGTGGACGCGCTGGCGAAGTGCTACAACGCGCTCGGCGATTGGGTGGACATCCAATCGAAGGGTGATGAGCGCGAGTCCGACCAAGAAGCGCTGCGTGAGGCCGCCCAAGTGTTGCGCGCGGCAGGGCGATTGGAATAGGAGCGAACGTGAAACGAGGCTAACTTGGGGCAGATAATTGCCGCAAAGTAAAGGCGCAGCTATGATCTTGCCCTCACCATCAGGAGCAGAACATGAACAAGATCATCCTTGCCGCCGCCCTCATGACCGCGGCGTTCGCCAACGCGCAGACTGTCGTCATCCCGCCGGCCGGCTTCCAGGCTGAGAAGATGAACGCCTGCCGCAAGTTTGGCGAGGCCGCCATCGACACGTATAGCATCTACAAGGCGTCGCCGAAGATGCTACCGAAACTGCGCGGTGCGCATCCGGTGGATGACCGCGTGATCGACGCGATTGTGGCGGGAAGGGTGCATGATCAGCAGGCTGCGTACCAGCTCGGCGTCGCCTACTGTTACGACTACATTGATGAACAGGCGAGAAAATGACAGCTAAAGGATCCCGCGCCGGACTGCCGGTGAAAACGATTGAGGTTGGTGAGGAGCCGACCACCTGCATCTACTGCGGCAGCCGGACGAACATGATCGGCATCGCACTGAACGGCAAGCGGCGCGAGGTCTGCATCCACTGTGAGCAGCAATACGATGTGGAAGACGAGATCGAGACGATCGCGGACGATTCTGAAGATGCAGAGGAGGGCGTCACGATCCCCGCGCCATTCCAAGAGACACCGATCCTGGACAAGATCCTGGCCGAGTTCGAGGGCAAGCCGGCAACGCCTGAGGTGGGTCAGGAAGAACTGAACCACCTGTTCGGCATCAAGCCTAGTCCGTATCCCGATTTCGGGAGTTACTAATGAGTAGCCATTGGGAGTGGGAGGAGCGCGTGGTCAGGCGACATGAAGTGGACAAGCCATTTGCGCCTGAGAACGGGCGGCCGCTCAAGTTTGGCATCGGCGATAGCGTGATCTATACCAACGACGCCGGCATCGAGTTCTGCTGCCGGATTACCGGCTATTACCTGCCCGATCCAATCAACGCGATGTATGCGAAAGGCTCGCGGTATCTTGTGAACTCGTCCTCGCCGTGGTTTCCGGTGAAAGAGTCGGAGCTGCGTCTGGTGGCGTCAGCGCATCCCGATTTCGGTTCCTTTTAACGCTCTTGCGGATAAGTCATCGCTGAACTACAATTGCCTGTCTCAAGCCTGCGTGCGCTTGAGACTATATGTCTGTCGCATGTGCGACGACACACAAGGGAAGCCACCATGTTTTGGATTATCACGAAGGATCACATCAACAAAGGCAGTGATGACGGCGTTTTATCCCGCGTCGGCACCTACATGACGAGCGGCCACCGCCTGCTCGACGCTGCCGTCTTTGCCGCTCCGCGGGAAGCAAGGCCGCAGATTCTCGAAGGCTGCAAGCAGGTGTGCGACTACGAGTTCCGCCTGTATGACGACGACGGCGAGCTTTACTACGAAGGCTTGTGCTACCGGCTCGACAAGGCATCGGAGCAGGGCGCGTTCGAGCCGCTGGATTGGGCCGCCAACGAAGCCGGCTGCACCCGCATGGATTACCGCAAGAAAGGAGAGGCAGAATGGAAGACGCTGTGAAAGGACACCTGTTCACGCCGCGCGTGAGCCATAGCTCCGATGACCGCATCCGGATGTCGCTCGGCGCGGCCGACTACGCCAAGATCAAGCGGGGCGGCCATTGGGGCGCCACCGTCACCGATCAGAACACCGGCAAGACCTATCAGGTCGAAGGCGCCTCCTGCGGCCTGCCGCGGTGCTTCTGCGACGCCGTGATCGTCAAGGAGCTGACGTGACCACACCCGCCTACAAGATCACTGAGGACATGCTGATGGCGGCCGCCAAGGTCGACGACCTGGATGACGCCGTGCGCGGTGTGATGGATCAGGTCGGCATCACCACCGGCGATGTCGCCGGCATCGTGCTGACTTCCTACCAAGACGAATGGGCCGACCTCGATTATTGGGGCCGCCTGGCTGCTCTGCGTGAATGGCGTGACGTGGAGCAAGTCCGTAACATCGACTACGCCAACATTGAAATTTAAACAACATGAACATCCTCGACTTCAACGACCCCGATCCGATGACCCGCGCACACTTCGAGGCGCCCGACATTGACCTGCTCGACCGGCTGCCCAGCCTGTTCCCGATCCCCGTTTCGGCACCGGAACTGACCTTCCACATGCTGCCGCAATACTGCGTCCAGGAGGGCGGTTAAACCGCACGCAGAACAGGCTTGCACGCCTGTTTTCTTGCACGCAAAACAACGCCTTGGAAAAGCCAATAAATTCAATGACTTACATCGCCTCGGATGCAGAGCTATTGCGGGAAGACTGCTGAACGCCTGACACGGTCAACTCAGCACTGAAGCAAAGCACCGGGAACCACGCGGAAGACGGGCAAAATCGCACTACAAGCGACCGGATCGACACCAGTCGATACCTGATGACACTGACCCTCTCCGACCGCTCAAAACGCGTTTAAAACGGTAGGAAACATGAAGCGCCAATTTGCCCGTCCAAAAACCGCTTGCGATGATAAGTCATGAATGACTTTCAAAAGGAAGGGGAATGGAAATCAGACAAAGCATGATCCTGATGCGTCCGGCCAACGAGCTGGAATATCAGCTCTACCAGGAGCTAACGCAACCGCTCGCCGATTGGGCTAAAGCGCATCCTGGCGAGCGTCCCGATCCGGCAACCCGTAGGCGCTTCAAGACGATCATGGACAAGATCGAACACGTCGGACTGCGCCCATCCCCGCTGGGCCTGCTTGTGATCGACCGGCCGGACATTCTCGAAGGAGAACATCCGATCGAGACGGTCGATCTCGTCACCCGCATGTGGATTGAAGCCTGGCTGCAAACCACCGGACAGATGAGGAGGCGCCATGCTTACTTCCAATGAAAAGCGCCGACAGACCAATGAGGCCCGCCGGCGCTTCGCATGGATGTGGATAGAGGATCTGATGTTCCGGATTTTCGTGGTCAGTTATGTGGTTTGGCTGATCTGTGACGGATACAGGTGGATTGCTCCCTAGAACGCGACCTACAGGCGCAACCAGATTGTAGTGAAGACCAGGCAAGCACCGTTGAGGCAAAGCAAAACCTTGGGTGCCGCCTGCATCTCCGAAAACTATAAGTAGGAGTGTTTTCAGAGTATGAAATACATATAGAGAACGCTTGGGACTCCCAAGGACGCGGAAAGGAGAAACGTGACACCGGAGAAGCTGATCAAGGTGACGCTGAGACTGGCGTATCGGAACAAGATCCAAGAGATCAAACGTCGGAAAGCAATGAAGGCCAGGATTGCACGAATGATCGACCGGAACCGAGGCCAGGCCAACATGAGGCCGGAATGGGCAAGGACACTCGCAGGCCAGGCCATCACGGATGCCAGGCCATCGGATAAGGAATGGATGAGGAGACTTGACCCGAGCTACGAGGAATAGGAGAGACGAAACACGCACAGAGACAGGACGATACGTGCGTAGAGGGAGAGATCCTGTATGGGTAGGAGAGACGTATAGGGAGTGCGGCGGTATGTGTAAGGTTCGGTGCGGAACGTAATGCGTTCATCGTTCACCAAGGCTTTTCACCACACCTTATACATTGCCTGCCGCCGATTCCCATGCCCATTCCACACAAAATCGTCCGCGGCGCCCCGAGGCAGGGTGAAACCATCCGGCCACACGCCTGGCCTCGCTCTCTACTATAAGACATCGACCACACAACTGTAAGAGGCAAATCATGAAGGTTTCCGAGGTAGCCCTCGCACTGCATAACGCCGGCATCCCGTTCGCGGATGTGGCAACGATCATCAATACGCTCGTCTATGTGAAGGATCGCGTGGATACGCTGCCGGAGTTCACGCAGCGGTGCGGCACGTTGGCGGTGGAGCGGATTAAGGAGATGGATGTTGGCTGAAAAGATCACCGTGCCGATCCCCAAGCCGAAGAAACGCATCGGCGTGATGCCCACCAGGCGGGAAAAGGACAAATCCAAAGAGATCCCCAGGCGCGACAAGCACCGGCGTCGGAGTACGGCTGACGACCCGGTATAGGCGCCGTGTACGGCGGGCAGCCTGGTAAGGCATGGCGGCTCGGCCCGCCGTATAAGAACGCCACGGCCATCCGTGGAAAATTTGGATCAGCCTCGGAACGCCTAGGAATAATCTTCGGAGCTATCCTAGGCAAAGCGAAAGGATGTTTGGTTGGCGACCGCAAGAAGCCAAATACATGCCTGGTTGCGGTTGAGATTATGACGGTGCAGCGACGTGCTGCGACCAACCTATAAGATCATGCAAACCACGACCCTGACCGGCATCGCCTACGAAGAACTGTACTGCGCACATCACGACAAGCGGACGATCCCGTTGCTCCTGCTGCGCAACCTGCACAAGCTGCCCGAGTGCAAATTCCACGCGAACGACGGCAACGACCACCTGATCCTGGACTACGACGGATGGTTCCGCTACATCCTGGTCAGCAACCAGATCATCACGGTCGGCGAGCACCGCATCGAGAACGGAATGGGCGACGTGCTGACCTGCGCGTCCTACAGCACGTACCAGGACGCGCTGCGCGCGTGCATGAACGTCCTGACGACCGACAACGACCTGTAAGGTTTCCTGACCACCGCACCGAAAACCCAGGCCGAAGGCGAACACAAGACCGGCGGGGAGAATAGGCTGCGACTGGTCAGCTACCAGGCCATTTCCTAGGCCATCCACGGCATTCCACCACGCTCAGGCCAGGCCACGGCATTCCTCGGCCATCCACGGTACCAGGCCACTGACCGGCCAGGATCGAGGCCAGGCCACATCACCCATCCGGCCACACGCCACAGTGCGGTTGCGACCATACGTCTACTGCATCACGTCGATGCAGCAACCGACCTACAGGAGTGACATTCATGAGCGCCATCGACCTCGCCTACTACCGTCGCAAGATCAAGCAGATCGGCACCTGGACGGGCGTGCGGTACCTGCGCAACCGCGGCATCCCGTTCGAGCAAGCCTACTTCGTCATCTTCGGACGCGCACCGCGCAACATCACCGTCACCCTGTAATCCACATCGACCAGGAGAACTATGTCATGAATGCCACCCTGATTGCCGCCGGACTGTCGCGCGCGGCTGACGCCATGCTGACGATGGAGCCGGAACCGGAAGTGAAGCTGCCGCCGGTCGACCACGCCATGAACGCCGCCTGCGCCCAGCGCTTCCCTGAGCCTGCTGATGCGCCGCTGGTGTCCGACGACGAGATCGCCTACTGGGAAAGCCTGGCTGACGAGCTGGAAGCGGAGCGCAATCCGGTCAAGGTGCGGAAGATGAAGCGGCACTGGTAAGTGCGCCTGCGAGCCGTCTGGATACGGCTCGCTTCCTGGTCATGGCGCTTGCCTTGGAAGCGCCTGGCGTTCTGGATACGGCTGACGAACTGGTTGCCTCGGCGTGCCTCGGAGCGCCGCGCGCTGCGCCGCGGAATACGGCAGCGCTCCTGGTAACGCTGGAGTGCCTAGGAAAAGGGCGAGCGCGTCGATGCGGATCGTCCTTGTTTGAGAACCGTCCTCAACTGCGAACCGTCCGCATTCGCACTCCATCCTCAAATGACAGCGCTCCTCATGTGCGAACCCTCCTCATTTGACAGTCATTCGCATTTTGCGTGCAAAAAGCTATATGCACGCTTTATATGAAAAGAACGCAGTTTATACGAGTCCATATTACAACTCCATAGTTCACTAAGCACTGACTTAGAACGATAATCTCTACATACCACGACGCACACAACGATGCAGCGCGGTGCAGCAGACCCGATCTTTAAACCTGACAGAACCTGTATTCGCAATAGGGAAGCTCATAGCTATCTGAGTGTAACGCAGGTAAAGCAAACACTTTCTTAACTCTCAAAAGGGAAACATCATGAAAAACTTTAAAGCAGAAACGATCGTTGCAAAACTCTTTAACGCAGTGACCGCACGCGTTCAAGCGCTGCGCGATGCTGAACTGGTCGTTTCGTCTGAGTTCAAGAAGATTCTTGAGCACTACGCGCCCGACGGTAAGCATTACCGTTCATTCGTCGCGTGCGTCGAAACGGTGCGCGACGTGATTGATTTTGAAATGATGCTTAAGATCATTCAAAAGCATAAGCCCGCAGGTGCAAATGACGCGCAGTACATGCAAGCAAAGACCATTGAAAAGGTCAACAAGTTTATCGTTGGTCTGGGTCAGAAAGACTTTCGCTTGCTCGATAACCATACGCGTTCACTCGTTGTTAATGCGATGTTGAACGACAAGCGCTTGACCAGTCGCGCAGCGTTCGCGTCACTGGTGAAGGTTGAATGGTCTGAAGAAATCAGCGAAGTTTTGCGCGCTCGTAATAACTACACTGCGGGCACTGGTAGCACGCAACTCTCTAGCACGAAAGAGATGATGCGCACGCTGAAGCTGTCAGACGGTATCAAGGGCAGCAAGAACGCAGACTTCACCTTTAGCGCTGAAGCTGAAGCGCTCTTTGTTGAGCGCTTCGAGCAGGTCGCAAAGCTGGTCAAGACTAGCGAAGAAATCAGCGCAGAGATTGACGAGAACGACGAAATCGAAGCGTAATCTTTAACCTGCTGCATCAGTCATGCGTGACTGATGCAGCATTCACACAAGGGATGCACAATGCATGAATTCGCAAAGCAGCGCGAACAAGCAAAGCGCGAACAAAGGGACTTTTTCATCAATGGTTTGTTGTGCGCTGGTCTGCTGTTTGCGTGCATGTACGCGTTCGCATACGCGTTGCAATCTGCTTAATTTTTGAGCAGACGCCCGAAGTCTTAGACGGATTGGACGGGCGGGATGGCCCTGCCTTCCTCAACTTCCGACCTCCGCAGACCCTTCCTTATAGAATCCGGCCGAGCCAGGATCCACATCCTTATACTTTCCCACTGCGAGGATCCGCCACCAGGCGCCCATTGCCCAATTGCCCAATTGCCCAAAGCCCCGCGCCCCGATTAGGATCCGCCATGAGATCCGCCAAATTTCCAGGATTCCAGAACAGGAACCGCGGCCTCCCTGGCTATCGAACACATATGCCGGGTGCCAACGCCGCCGGCGAACGCCGCGACCATGTCAGGCTTCGCTTCGCGAAGCATCCGACAGTTGCGCACGCGCCCCGCGTGGCCGCCATACCGATCCCACTCTGCCTCGAAGGTCTTGAACGAAATCCGGCGGGCTTGCGCCCATTGACGAGCGAACGTGTCCGCGCCCGAGGCGCCGCCTTCGACCAGGAGGGTGATGGTGCGCTTGGCGTGGATCGCGTCCAGGATCCGGAACACGAATGCCCGATCCTTATAGTCCCGGCCGCCCGTGACGAGAACAATCACCAGGCGTCTCCATAGTCGTGCATGACGTGATCGCCTGGCGGCCCGTCAGGGAACACTTCCACCCACGCCCCATCTTCGACCATTTTCTCAATGCCCTCCGTGGTGTGCGGGAGGGCAAGTGGCTGGTCCATCGGATCGCCATTGCTGTGGTTCGTCTTCACGCAACGACCCGTCTCCGTGTCCAGCTCGACCAGCCAGTCGATCGACGCATACTTGGACTTGAAGTAGCGCTTCACCAGGCGTCTCCGTATTCCCAGGCCGCCGAAGCCGCGGTCACTTCCGGATAGATCGCCGTGCGCAGTTGCGGGAACAGAGCAAAAGCTTCTTCCTCCGTGATCTCTACCCACTCCGAGTTGGAGGCGAGCAGGGCGCGAGCAGACTCGGCGTTGTTGCCGTGAAACGTCTTGATCACGTCATCTCGTTCGGCGCGCGTGACGGTGCTAGTGTGGTCGTGGCGCGTTACCCAGACATTGTGGCGCTTGTGCTTGATGTAGATCGGCTTCACCATGCATCGACCTCCGATTGTGGCCTGTCCAGCAGCTCGGGCGTCAGCACGTATTGTTCCGTGACCTCGATCCAGTGACCTTTGGCGACATGATTGTGCGCATCTTGGAGGTTCCAGAACTTGCAGGCGACCAAGGTGCGTTCGGCGTCGTTTTTCACGAACCACACGCGGCCGTTCTCCTCGAACTTGAGCGCCAGGGCGTCCTTGAACTTGCCGCTCTTGTCGGTGAAGTAGCGCGCAGTCATTACCAGTGATCCCCGTAGCAGGGCGCGGGAACGTCTGCGACGACGACGTAGCGCCTGCCATTCTCGTCAAACGCGATCTCGACCCAATTGCCCTGTTGGACGTACCTCATGCACGCTTCGAGCGCGGGAACCCTTAGTTGATCCGTCGACTCGTAGACGGATCCGTCCTTGAGATGGGTCAGCAGCCGGCCATCATTCGTGACCTCCTTGTAGTCGGGACTGGTGGGGCGAGCGTCATCCGGCTGAAAGCGCAGCTCCGGATTGTTGTAGACGAAATAGCGGCTCACCATACCAGCTCCGCTGCGGTGGCTGGCGCATCGGGCATGAGCTTGCCCTCAAACAGCGTGTGCAGCTCGCCGGCCGGGATTTCGCGCCACCGACCTTTGGCGACATGCTCCATTGCGCACGCCATCGTGATGTGGTTGATAGACGGGTTTTCGCCATTACGCTTGTGAGCGACGGCACCGCGGTCGTCGATCGCCACGTATAGCGTGCCGTCGCTGAATCCCTCCACATGGCTGAAAAAGCGTGGCCTCATTGCTTCACCTGTTCGGCGGCCTTCAGCGCGGCTTCGAGCTGCGCCGGCGTCAGCCCCTTGAATTTCTGATACAGCGCGTTCTTCGGCTTGCGTGCCGCCACCTTGGCCTCGCGCTTGGCGACAAACAGCGGCTTGATGCCGTCGTCCTCACCGGCGTAGTCCAGCAGGGTTTCGATGACCTCGCCCTGACTGAGCTTATATGCCTTGGCGATCGCGGCCAGTTGCTCCCGATGCGGGCCGTCGATGTCGATGGAGTAGCGCGTGCGTTGTGTAGTTTCCATGATTTTGTGCCTTCGTGCGTTTGTTGAAATGCGTGCAAACTGATTATAGCGCTCGATCAAAATTGCACGCGCAATAAAAAGGCGCCCGAAGGCGCCAAAGGAGACACACATGAAAACTGCCGCTATCGCACGTCAGCGGTGAAGCCCATCGGCGTTTCTTCGTCCTCGCCTGCTTCCTCCTGGCCGCCAAAGCCAGGCATGAACATCGGATGCGCCTGCGGTGGGGGTTGCAGAACGAGCAGGGCCAAAAGCGCGAGCGGGTTTTGCAGGACGACCATGCACACGATGACGGCGGCGATGATCAGGACGTTGACGGCGAGGGTGGGATTCATCTGGTCGCTTCCTAAGTCAGTAGTGAGGGATTCTAGGCTATCACGGCCTTATAGATTCGACCAAGAAGTTCCGGACGTTGCCATCGGGTAGGATCTCGCGTAACATGGCGAGGCCCTTTTACCAAGGGCATTACCTACTGACGAGGAAAGAGAATGTTTGGATGGTCTGCACCCGATCTAGGCTAGGGCACGCGCAATTTGCGTGTGTCCCGAATCTAGCGTCCACGATGAGATAAGAAGACTTCACATCAGGAAGTCTTTGCTGGAACGTCTTTATCGAAAACTCTTAATTGAGTTAGGACGAGTTTTGATACTTAGGTGCGGATCGCTAAATTTTTTTTTACTTGAAGAAAGGTAAGTCGATGATTTATAAGATTTTGTGTGGTTCCACCACTCTGGAAGCTTCGGATAAGTTTGAAACTAAGCTCCAAATTGACCCCAAGGTCGTCGCCAATCACTTGAAGGCGCTATATGAGGGGGCGGGAATCGAAGTTATGGGTGTGGTGCAGATGTCAGAGTTTGAAATCGACATCCATTAGCGCAAGCAAGGGGCCAATCGGCCCCTTTTTGTTGGCCGCTACTGAAGCAGTCCGAGCCGATACGCGAAGAAGGCGGTCGGATAGATGCCGGCGCGGTCGAATTGCGGCGGCAGGGTGCGCTGCATGTACTTGATCCGCGACGCCTTAATCCCCATGATGGTGGCAATCACGTCAGAAGTCTTGCCATCCAATACCCACCGCAGATACTGGCGCTCCTGGGCGTTCAACTCGATGAAGAACTGCGGCAGGTTCTTCCGCAACAGACGCAACTCCATTGCCTCGACCACCGCCTGAATCAACGCGTGCGTCTTGTGTCTGACCTGCCAGCCGTCGTCAGGATTCCGCGACAGACCGACCATTGCCGTGGTGCCGCCCCGACCATCAATTACCTCCAGCCATTTCAGGTGTACGCCGGCCGCGCGCGCCTCGCGCAGAAAGTCGCGGCGCGTCCAATAGTAGTCGCTGCCGCCAGCGACCGGCGCGCTGATGCGCTTGCCGTAGCAGACCTTGGAGCCGTGGTTTGTGGCTGACGGGTTCAGGAACTTTTCTTGCCAGTCGTCCCTGAAGTTACAGAAGAAGGAAAAGTGCGGCTCGGCCAAGGATGACGGGTACTCCAGCCCGTAGGCGACATAGCGATAGCCAAGCGCATTGGCAAGCGAAACGAATTTGCGAAAGACTTCGCTCTCATGTTCAACCGCCAGCTCCCGGCAGCAGTCGTCCTCCCACTGCTCCACGCTGGCTTCAAATGAATCTGTGCTGCACATACCACGCTCCACGCGAACTGTCTACAGCACCTTTGTGCTTTGATCCGCGTGGCGTCTTGCTATAGAGTTCGCACCTGCTTTCATTTCTCCGATGCAACACATTCTGGCATACGTCGAATGGGAATGGCAGGGAGAAGGCGTTTAGCGCAAGGAAATACCGTTCTGGTGTGAGAAATCACCAACAAAGTTCTCTTTGATGCCGCTGTCATGGAGGTCAACTGCCTGGCAGGTCGACCGCGGCTCCATTTTTCATCACTACAAAGGAAGGATCATGATTTTCAAAGTGCTATGTGCGCAGCAAAACGGAGAGGTCAGGGCGGACAGGTTCGAGACGCAGCATCTTCTCAGCAACCCGCGCCATATTGCCGACCGCATCCGGCAACTGTACGAAGGTTCGGATGTGGAAGTCATCGGCGTTGTGCGCGTGTCCGAAGTGGACATCGACATTCACTGACCCTTCGGGGCCGGCGCTCGCCGGCCCAACTTACGCCGCCAGCGTCGCGCGCGCAAACCCCAACTGTTCCATGTCGAAGTCCCGGCCGCCTTCGTAGATGAAGCGGTCAAATCCCGGTGTACCCTTGATGATCGCCTGACGCTGCTTGGCGTGCGTGACCAAATGGTCATTGAATGCGTCGGCAAAGTCGATGATGAAGCACAGGTTTGGCATTCCATTCTTCTTTTCGCGCAGCCCGCGACCGATGCGCTGGCGCAGCGCGACCTCGGCCTTCCCGCCGCCGGCCAGAATCACGTAGCCGACCGCCGGCACGTCCACGCCCACGTCAAGAATGGTGGTGCCGATCAGGACGTCAATGTCGCCGCGCGCCAGGCGTCCCAACGCGCGCTTACGGCCCTCCTGGTCATCCTCACCCTGGATGAACTCCACCCGCAGACCGGCTTCGGCGATCGCCTTTTTCAGCTTGTCACCGTGCGCAGTCTGCTGCACCAGGATCATGCCGTTTAGGCCGTAGCGTGACATGCGCACGCATTCCTCGACGATCAGTCCGTTGCGGTAGTCGTTGTCCACGATCCCCAGGCGGTACGCGGCCTGCCAGCCAGTGCCGCGCATGAGCTTTTGCGGCTTGAACTTGAGTGGCACGAACTTGAAATGCGGCTGCGCCAGGATGCCGCGGTCGATCAGGGTTTCCTCGCTGACCTTGATGGCGATCGGCCCCGCGCACGCCATCAGGCGCATGTTCGATTCCTCGTTCTCCTTCATGAACGGGGTGGCGGTGAGCGCCAGGCGGTAGTGCGCGTTCTTGCAGTGGCGCAGGATCTCGTAGTAGCTGTTGCCGGACGCTTCGTGCGCTTCCTCCAGGATCACCAGCCCAAACATGGACAGCAACTGGATGGTGCGAGCGCGGTCGCGCATGTGCTCCGCGACTTTCACCGCGGCTTCCGCGCGCATCTTGCCCACTAGCGCCTTGCGTTGGGCGACCTGGCGCGCGTCAAGCGCTTCGAGCTGGCGCTTGCGCTCGGCCGGTTTGACGCCGGCGGCCAAAAGCCGATTCTCCAGCGCCCTGTGTTCCTTCAGCTCGGCCTTGACGCGGGCGTCCGTCATTTTGTCCAGCTCGCCGTCGATCGTCTTTTCCTCCAGGCGCGAGATCAAGGTCTGCACCATGCCCACGCACATTTTCTTGACCGCTTGCCGCGTGTTCCCGTGCTCGTCAACGATGGTGTGACCGAATTGGCCGTCGCCCAGCACCGATACGGGCACCCCGAGGTCTTTCTCGAACGCGTCTTTCATCTGGTACATCAGAATGCCGCGCGTGGTCAGAAACAGCGTGGGCATGTTGATCGAGGCGAAGGCCATGCGGGCGATGCGGCTCTTGCCGCCGCCGGTGGCAACCTGCGCGATGATCGCGCCGTGCTTGCGCAGCCGACGGATGACCTCCGGCTGGTAGTCGTAGCGACCCTCGTAGCCGAAGCTGTCGATCACCGGCAGCTCCGGCCCCTGCGGCTCGGGCAGCGGCTTGCGCGCCAGGCGTACTTCGTAGCCCTTGTGCCGCAGCTTGGCGGCGACGAAATGCACGAAGCCGGCGGGGAAGGTGCCAAGCTTGAAATCCAGGAAGGAGCTGCGGCCATCCCAATTGCCGCGCTTGAAGGCAATAGTGTGCTCGGCGCCATCCACCGCATACGACAGGATGGACTGGACTTCAAGCTTCACGTCTCGCGTCGGCTCATGGAGCTTGGCGACGGTGGCGTTGGAGGCGATGGTGACGACGGTCATAGGGCTTGCCAAGGTGTTTTCGTTGGAGTAAAGTATAAGTCACCAATGACTTAGACGCAACGATTCTATAAGTATGCAAACGACACAACTGCTGGAATGCGATCCGCGCACTCTTCAGCCCAATCCCTGGAACACGAATGTCGTGAGTCCGGACAACGAGGCCAAGATCGATGAATCGATCAAGCGGCTCGGCATGTTCAAGCCGATCGTGGTGCGCACACTGGACGATGGCGCGCTACAAATCCTGGGCGGCGCGCACCGCCGTGACTCTGCGATCCGGCTCGGCATGAAGAAGGTTCCGGTCATCAATCTCGGCTCCATCGACGATAAGAAGGCCAAGGAGATCGGGCTGGTGGACAACGGCCGCTACGGCGCCGACGACACGCTGCAACTGGCCGAATTGCTCGACTCCCTCGGCGCACCCGAAGACCTCGCGAAGTTCATGCCGTACACCGATGCGGATTTCGCGTCGATCTTCTCAAGTGTGAATATAGCGCTCGACGATCTTGATCTGCCCGATGACGACGGCGCAGCCCCAAGCGCGCCCGCCCCCAAACCCGCGCAGACCCACGCGGTCATGCGCTTCAAAGTGCCGCTGGGCGACGACCAGATGATTTCGGAAGCTGTCGCCAGGGTGATGAAGCAGCAAGGCTTCACCGAGGCCGACGAGCTGACCAACGCCGGCGACGCTCTCGTCCACATTTTCAAGAAGGCAGGGTACTGACATGGCACGTTGCGACGGCGGCTATCCCTTTTGCGAGGACTGCGTCCACTACGGTAATCCCACCGGCGAGTGCGACGAGTGCGAGGACGGCTCCATGTATGAGGAGGCTGACAGCGTCGAGGAGCTGTCGGTTCACGAACTCAAATTCATGATTTTGAAGGAGGCGGCATGAGTCCGGCTGTGTTTGTGACTTGGGTGCTGGCCGTCGCCTTCAGCTTCCTGATCTTTGGCACTCTTTTCGCGGGCGCCTACGTCTGCTGGAAGGACATCAAATGATCGACTGGTGGATTGTTCCGACCATCATCACGCTGCTTGGTATCGCCGGCATGGTTGGCAGCCTGTTCGGGCGTGACTGGTTCGAGGCGGGTCTGATCGGCATGGTCGGGGCCGTCATTCTCTTTTGCCTGGCGCCGATCACCTGGATCGTGTGTCTTTTGTTGAAAGTGTTCTCATGAAGATCCAGAAATGGGGCATCGAGCGCGTCATCCCCTACGAACTGAACGCGAAAATCCATGATCCCGAGCAGGTCAAGCGTATCGCCAAGTCGATCGCCGAGCTTGGATGGGATCAGCCCATCGTGGTGGACAAGAACGGCGTGATCATCAAGGGTCACGGCCGGCGCCTGGCCGCCATCTCGCTCGGTTACAAGGAAGTGCCGGTCTTGGTGCGTGACGACCTGACGCCGGATCAGGTGAAGGCCGCGCGCCTGGCGGACAACCGCGTTGCCATCGGCAACATCGACGCCGAGCTGCTTGCCAAAGACCTGGCCGATCTCGAATTCGACCTGACCGGCATTTTCGACGCCAAGGAGCTGGAGTTCGTCACGGCCGATCTGGGCGAGCTGAACCAGGATGCCTTCGTTGCCGACCTGGACGCGGAGATTGCCGCGCAGGCCGACGAGACGACCAACGCGATCGCCGCGGCGGCCGACAAGGCGGTGCCGATCCAGAAGGCGCTGGGCTTTAAGGCGATCAAGGGTTCCGACGAGCGCGCAGTTGCCATGTTCATGGCGCAGTTGGAGGCCGAGTCCGGATTGACCGGCGCAGAAGCCTTCATGGAATTCATTCGCGCTTTCGCTCCTGCGAGTAAGTCATGAGTGACTGCATTCGCGTCGCAGTTGTCGCGTTTGTGACGGCCGTGTTGCTCGCCTGCGGCGGAGGAGGCGAGGGCGGCGCATCGCCGCGCACGGTCGTTGAGCTGTACGGCGAATCGACCATGACCGGCTACGGCGCGACCACCAGTCTGCCCGCCGAGCTGCAAAAGCTGCGCCCCGACCTGGAGGTTATCGGGCGCGGCGTCAACAGCACGACAGCCAGCGACCAACTGAAGACCTGGAACCCGCAAGCGTCGCCGGCACGGCTCGTCGTCATCAACCGCGGCATCAATGAGCCGTACCGGGGCGTGCCGCCCGAACAGTTCCGCGCCGATCTCGCCCTGCTGGTGCGGCAGGCGCGCGACGCCGGCAAGCACGTCATCCTCCAGACCCCAAACCCCGTGACCGGCGAGCTGGCCGCCGGCGTGCAGACAAGCGCGCAGGTAGTGCGGGAGGTCGCGTCCGCGATGAATGTGCCGCTGTCGGACGCCAACGCCATCCCAAACGCTGCCTCCCTGCTCGTCGACCCGCTGCACCCGAGCAACGCGCTGATCGGCCTGATGGCGTCCGATCTGGCGCGACTCATTCCCACCGAAAGGAGCAAGTAATGGACAAATTTTGGATGTGGTTGGCCTGGCGCCTGCCGCGACGTGCCGCGTATTGGGCGGCGTGCCGCGTGATGGCCCACGCCACGGTCGTTTATTCGACCAAAACCGCTTGCGAGCTATCGCCGGCCGACTGCCTGAAGGCATGGAGCGAAAAAGCGAAATGACCATTTACACCGTAGACAAACGCTTCCACACGGAAGTTGAGCGCACGCCGCGCGTACTGGAGATCGCCGAAGCCTTCGGCCTGGGCCTGGACGACAAGGAGTTCGTCGTCTTCGATAACCAGCCGATCGAGATCGAGCAGGGCGACGTGGTGTATGTGACCGGCCAGTCCGGCGCCGGCAAGTCGACCGTGCTGCGCGAGCTGAAAAGCCAGATGGAAGCGGCCGGTCACCAGATCGCCGACATCGACGCTATCCCGATGGTCAATTCGCCGCTGATCGACCAGATCGGCAAGAACACCACCGAGGCGCTGAACTTCCTGTCGATCGCCGGCCTGAACGACGCCTACCTGTTCATCCGGAAGCCCCATGAGCTGTCCGACGGCCAGCGCTACCGCTTCAAGCTCGCCAAGATCATCGAATCCGGCGCGAAGGTCTGGGTCGCCGACGAGTTCCTGGCCGTCCTCGACCGCACCACGGCCAAGGTGATCGCCTTCAACTTGCAGAAGGTCGCGCGCAAGCTCGGCGCCACGCTGATGGTCGCCACCACCCATACCGACATGGTCGCCGACCTGGCGCCCACCGTCTACATCGAGAAACGCTACCGCGAGAAGATCCAGATCGTTCGCGCACCGGAAGGACTGAAGAATGCATAACACCGACGACGCCAAGTTCATGGATGACGTACTGAAGCGCTCCTACGGCGCCCCGGTGGTGGTCATGTTCCATTCGCCCACCTGCGGCCCCTGCGCCTCCATGAAGCCGATGATCGAGCGCCTGGCGACTGAGTTGGGCTTTTTGCTGGTTGGCGTGGACGCCTCGCGCAACCGCGGTCTGGTCACGTCCGAGTCCGTACGTGCGGTGCCAACCATGATGATCTACAAGAACGGCAAGCAGCACGGATCTTCCCTGGCCGGCGCCAAGACGGAGCCGGTGGTTCGCTCCTACCTGCACGCCCACGGCGTCGCTGGAGCCTAACGTGGGCGCATTCGTCCTTGACCTGCTTGGCACCTTCACGCTTCTGGGCCTGATCTGGGGCGTGTGCGCCATCTTCGACTACTTCGACAACGACAACGACGACGATCCGTGGAGCTACGCATGACACACGAACAATTTTCCTTCTGGCTGGAAGGCTACCTGGCCGCGGGCGGCACCGACATCGCGGTGATCCGCGCCAAGCTGGCTGAGATCCGCCTGCCGAACCCGCACATGCCCCACGTCGGCATTCGCACGCCACAAAAGTGGCCTGAAAAGACGCCCATCTTTGGGCCGGACAACACAATGACGCGCACCCTGGAGCTGCGGCCGAGCGGCTTCCCGACCGGGCCGGTCGTAACCAGTTACCTTGCCGGGAATGACCGCGTCCTGCTGTGCGACGCTGTCGCCAAAGGGGCGGGCGCTGACAACGCCGGCACCTGGGTGGGCGGCCACATCGATGACCAGCGCGAAGCCCTCCATGCCGCACGCTCGCGCACTGCGGCGCAAGCGTATGCCGAGCAGGAGGAGATCGACACCCAGAATGCCCTGCACACGCTGCGCCGGTCCTCGGAGGCGCACTGATGATCGTCGCCGACAACGCCGACATCCTGATCGAGCGCCGACAGGTTCCCGCCGGCCACGCGCTGTCGCTGCTGTCGCAGATTTACGTCGAGCGCGGCACCAAAGCCGATTGGGATCTGCTGCATGAACTGCACTACAAGGCGGAGAACCTGGGGATCGGGCCGAAAATCTACCGCTGCGTGCTGGACGGGCAGGTGATCGGCGTGGGCGTCATGACGGTGCCCAAGATGCTGCTGTCGGGCCGCAACGAAGCGATGCCCCACATGCGCCCGAACACCAATGGACGCGACAGCAAGCTGATCAACCGTCACCGCGCCCTGTGGTTGAACGCGCACTCCTGCACGAACTCGCGACTGGTGCTGGATACCATGTACCGCGGCGCCGGCATTGCGTACCGGATGCAGAACCTCATGATGCGCATGACGGGCTGCCGCTTCGTGGAGTTCCAGTCGAGCATGAGCAAGTTCAACCCGTTCGCGGCCAAGGCCGGCATGAAGTTCACCAAGCCGCGTCGCTCGGGCAATTACGAGAAGGGGCTGGCATTCTTTCGGCGCTGGTTCACGTCCATGCCGATGGATTACGTGGGCGTCAAGGCCGAGATCGAGGCGTTTCCGCCGGCCGTCCGCGACAAGTGCATCGCCGAGATGCGCAAGTTCTACTACACCTGCTCCAGCATGGAAAAGTCGGGCGACAACCGCGCCAACGGCACATCGCGCGTCGAGGCGATGGAGGTCGGCTACCTGCTCAAGTCCCTGCAACAGCTCGTCCTGGCGAGTCCGCTGTACGGCATTTTTGAGAATCCCGACTTCGGCCAAGCGCTGCCGGCACGTCTGCCGCTGGTGGCGTTCGACAACCAACCCCTGACCGCGCCGCTGGATGTTGCCGCGGCCAACGAACAAATGAGCCGAGTCGAATGCCGCGAGGCGATCGCGTCGGCCATGCAAGCCTTTGATGAGGATGAAGATGCACCTGACGGCCAAGCAGATTGAACTGCTGCGCGTGATCGCTGCCGGCAACGGGCCGGGCGAGCCGTGCGACCTGGACGAAATCCTGGAGCGCGTGCGCTATGAAACGACCAAGGCGAGCCTTCAGTTCTCGATCCGCGCGCTGATCCAACGCGGCCTGATCGAGAAGAAGGACGTGGAGAAGCGGCGCGGCCGGCAGCGGCGACCGATCGCCATCACGACCTTGGGACTTGGGTATGTCGGCGGGCCGAAGACAACGGCCCCCGCGAACCCCATCATTTCCACGGTCGAGGACGATGCACTGGATGCCGCCCTGGAGCTTCTGGAGCCGTAGAGGTAATGGAAGCCTTTACTTGGGACTCCCAAGCCGTTTCTATAAAGTATTTAATACTTAGAGAAAGTAAATAAGTAATGAAGAAAGTATTTGCGGAAAACGCTTGGGACTCCCAAGCCACGGAACCAGAAGTAGAGGTCTGCGGAGAGGGATTTGACGCCGGAAAGAAAAGCAACGCGGCTGCCCCGTTCCTTGCGTTAGAAGGTAAGTCACGAATGACTTGACAAAGTTGCGGAGATGGAATAAAGTTCGCCCTAGATTGTTCCTCCTACGGGCGCCCTCCCTGCGCCCATTTTTTTTGCCTGAAGGAAACATGAAGTGACAAAAGCAGCAACGAAAGCGCCGACCGCAAAACGCCTGACCCCGAAGCAGTGGGCCGAGGCGGAAGCGCTTTGGGAGTCCGGCGCCGTCACCTACGAAGACCTGCGCAAGAAGTTCGGGCTGGCTCAGTCCTCCTTCGAGCGCCATTTCAAGAAGAAGGGCATCGTCAAGGGCGCCAAGGCTGCCGCGACCAAGAAGAAGGTTGAGGAAAAGCTGGAAGCCGCGGCGATCGACGAAGCGACGGTGCTGGCCGCCCGTATCCGCGAGACGAAAGAGCAGCACTACACGATGGCGAACAACATCGGCAAGCTGATCTGGAGCGAGATCCTGGAGGCCAAGCGCAACAGCCACCCGATTGCAGTCGCCATGAACAACATCAAGACGCTGCGCGAGGCTGCGGCGTCCCTGGCGATTGTGCGCGCCGAGAAGTGGAGCGTGCTGGGCCTGGACAAGCCCGACGCCGTGGATCCGGATGAGCTGCCAGAACTGGTGATCTCGGAACTGACGGCCGAGCAGATCGAGGAGCTGCGCCGCCGCGACGAAGCCGATCTGGACGACCTGGAGAGCGCGCCGAACCAGAACGCGGTGCAGCCCGACGAGGAGGGCGCCGATCCTGACGAAGACGACGAGAACGACATCGTCGTGGAGAGCTGATCATGGCGATGAAGGCGTCGCTGAAGCTCCATCCCAAGCAGATGCTCGTCTTCCGGTCGCCCAAGCGCTTTCGCGTGGTGGTGGCCGGTCGCCGTTGGGGCAAGACCGCGCTTTCACGCGTCCTGATCATCACCCGCGCCAAGAAACGCAAGTCGAAGATTTGGTATGTGGCGCCGACCTACAAGATGGCAAAGCAGATCATGTGGAACGACCTGCTGGAAGCCATCCCAAAGCGCTGGATCAAGAAGGTCAATGAGACGCGTCTGGAAATCTCGCTGGTCAACGGCACCATCATCGAGCTGAAGGGCGCCGACAAGGGCGACTCGCTGCGCGGCGTTGGCGTGGACTTCCTCGTCCTTGACGAGTTCCAGGACATCGATCCGGAAACCTGGACGAAGGTCTTGCGCCCGACCCTGGCAGACCGCCGCGGCGACGCGATCTTCATCGGCACCCCGAAGGCGTACAACTACCTCTACACGCTCTACAAATACGGACAGCGCGGCGAAACCTATGTCGATGACAAGGGCAGGACGCGGCGCAATAACTGGGAGAGCTGGCAGTTCCCGACCATCACATCGCCGTTCATCCCGATCTCCGAGATTGAGGCTGCGCGCAACGACATGGACGAGAAGTCGTTCAAGCAGGAGTTCGAGGCGTCCTTCGAGACGATGTCCGGCCGCGTCTACTACCCGTTCGACCGCAACGATCACGTCGGCCAGTATCCGTTCAACCCGAAGCTGCCGATCTGGGTGGGCATGGACTTCAACATCGACCCGATGTCCACCGTGATCTTCCAGCCGCAGAAGAACGGCGAGTTGTGGGCGGTGGACGAGATCGTGCTGTTTTCCTCGAACACCGAGGAAATCTGCGAGGAACTGGAGAAGCGCTACTGGCGCCATCAGGTGCAGATCGTGGTCTACCCCGACCCGGCCGGCGGCCAGCGCCAGCACGCGCGCGGCGAAACCGACCTGGACATCCTGCGCGAGAAGGGCTTTAAGCGCCTGAAGTTTCGCAAGAAGCATCCTGCGGTGGCCGACCGCGTCAACGCCGTCAACCGGATGCTGCGCGCGGCCGACGGCACCATTCGCCTGCGTGTGGACGAACGCTGCACGCACTTCATCAACGCCTTGGAGCAGACCATCTACAAGCCTGGCAGCCGCGACGTGGACAAGTCCGGCGGCACCGAGCACAGCGCCGACGCAGGCGGTTACTGCATCGAGCTGGAATTCCCGGTGCGTAAGGTTGAGATTGGCGGCCTGTCTCGATAGGCTTGACATATAAGTCACCACTGAGTTACGATCCAACGCTATGAAAATCCAAAAGCCAGGCAACACCGCCGTCATCGACCCCAAGGACGCCACCGTCACGACGGCGGGCGCGCCTGCTACGGACGAGCAAAAGCGGCTCAAGCACCTGATCTCCCGCCGCCACCCGAAATACGCCGACTTCCTGGAGCACTGGAGCTTCCTGGAGCAGACCTACGAGGGTGGCCGCGAGTGGTTCAAGGATCATATCTTCCGTTACATCAAGGAAGGCGATCAGGAATTCAAGGAGCGGCGTCAGCGGGCCTACCGCTTCAACCACACCCGCGAAGTGGTCGACCTCCTGAACAAATACCTGTTCAAGCAGCACATCACCCGCAACGAGACAGACGCTCCCGAAAGCGTCAAACGCTTCTGGGCGCAGTCCACCAAGAATGGTCTGGGTATCCGCGACTTCGCGCGTCAGGCAAGCAAGAAAGCGTCGGTTGCGGGACGCATCGGCGTGGTGGTCGACAACAATGCCGCGCCTGGCGCGGTCATCTCCAAGGCTGATGAGAAGAAGGCCGGCGTGCGCACCTACGCCTACATCGTCGGCCCCAAGCAACTGCTGGACTACTCCTTCGACGAGAACGGCGAGCTGAATTGGGCGCTGATTCTGGAGTCGGCGCGCGATGACGCCGATCCGATGGAGTCCTCCGGCGACGAGCGCCCGCGCTACCGCCTGTGGACGAAGACCGACTGGCTGCTGCTGGAGGAGTCCGGCAAGGGCGGCAAGAAACAGGTCAAGATCGTCGGCCGCGGCGCACACAAGCTCGATGAAGTGCCGGTCATCCTGCACGACAACATCATCTCCGACGAGGATTACATCGTGCCGTCGCTGATCGACGACATCGCCTATCTGGATCGCGCCACCGCGAACTACCTGTCCAACCTGGACGCGATCATCCAGGATCAGACCTTCTCGCAACTGGCGATGCCGGCGCAGAACGTCATGCCTGGTGATGACAACTACAACACGTTGCTGAACATGGGCACCAAGCGCGTGTTCCTGTATGACGGTGAGAGCGGCGTGCAGCCGCACTACCTGTCGCCGGATCCGAAGCAGGCGCAGATGATCCTGGCGGTCATCAACAAGATCATCAACGAGATTTATCACACCGTCGGCCTGGCCGGCGAGCGCACCAAACAGGATAACGCGGTGGGCATCGACAACAGCTCCGGCGTCGCCAAAGCCTACGATTTCGAGCGCGTCAACGCCCTCCTGCAAGCGAAAGCGGACAGCCTGGAAGCGTTCGAGAACAAGTTGGCGCGGCTGGTTGCGAAGTGGAACGGCGAGGACGGCAAGATCACAAAGGATCTCGTTACCTATCCGGACGACTTCGACACCCGCGGCCTGTATGACGAGTTCGACATTGCCGCCCGTCTGATGCTGGTGCAGGCGCCCGACGCAGTGCGTCGTCATCAGATGGAGACGGTGATCGACAAGCTGTTCCCACAACTGGCGGAAGACCTGAAGAAGACCATGCTGGATGAACTTAAGGGCTGGCCGATCGACCCGATCGAGCAGGCCGCCGAGATGGCGAAGGCCACCGCGGTGGCGGCGCCCAAGGCGGGTGACCAACCCGCGAAGTCGCCGGCAGGGCAGGGGTCGGTAAAGAAGGACACGCCGGCCAAGAAAGATTAACCAACCCGCCCGCCCAGAGAACCGGCGGGCATTTCAACTCTGATGACCAAGAGAATGGTCGGAAAGGCAAGCGATGCATAAGTGGTGGATGTTCAAGATGAATTCCTGGGGTCTGCAAGATCAAGCCAAGGGCGATGGCGACCCCGGCGGCTCCGGCGGTGGTGGCGGTGGCGGTGATGACGACGCGGCAGCCAAGGCCAAAGCGGAAGCTGAAGCGGCGGCCGCAGCCGCGGCAGCCAAGAAGCCGACCGACGAGGAGGCCAAGCTGCTCAAGGAAGTGATGCAGAAGAAGGAGGCGCTGCAAAAGACGCAGGCCGACCTGACCGCGGCACAGGAGCGCCTGAAGGAATTCGACGGCATCGATCCGGCCGAGATCAAGAAGCTGCTCCAGGCGCAGAAGGACGCCGAAACCGCGCAGCTCGAAGCCAAGGGCGAATACGAGCGCGTCAAGCAGCGCATGGCCGAAGAACACGCCAACCAGACCAAGTCGCTCCAGGAGCAGATCGACGCCCTGAAGGCCCAGCTCGGCCAGAAGGACGGCGCCATCAATGAATTGTCCATTGGTGCGCAGTTTGCTCAATCGACCTTCATTGCCGAGGAGCTGACGCTGACCCCGTCCAAGGCGCGCGTGGTCTACGGCGAGCACTTCGATGTGGTTGACGGCAAGGTCGTTGCGTTTGACAAGCCGCGCGGCGCCACCAACCGCACCGCGCTGGTTGACCAGTACGGCAACAACGTTGGCTTCGACGAGGCGCTGCGCAAGATCGTGGACGCCGACCCCGACAAGGACGCTCTGTTGCGCAGCAAGGTCAAACCCGGCGCCGGCAGTGACAGCAAGAAGGCCGATCCGAAGCCCAAGCAGGAGATTGCGGACACGTCCACTGGCAAGATCGCCAACGGTCTGAAGTCGCTGAACCTGCTGAACACTGGCAAGATCGCTTAACGGCGTCACATAAGTCACTGGTGACTTGACAGTAGCCAAAAAATCGGTTATTGTTCCGTCATCGGTGACTTAGAGCGACTTAGGCTCCGAACAACTCTTTAACCAAGAGTGGGTATTGCCTAAGTCGACACCTGATACGCGACTAGGCGGCACCAACTCCATTCGTGCATTTTCTGAAAGGAATTGAGCAATGCCTCTGTTGCGACAAGAAGCTGAACACCTGTCGAACAACCAGCTCATTGCTGGCGTAATCGACGAAATCATCGACCGCGATGATCTCTTTGCCATCCTGCCGTTCGTGAAAACCGAAGGCAAGGCATATGTCTACAACCGTGAAGATTCCCTGGGTGGCGTCGACTGGCTGGATCCGAACGATCCGATCAACGAGTCCGCCGCTACGTTCACCGAGCATGTCGCCAAGCTGCGCATTCTCGCTGGTGACGTGGACATCGACAAGTTCCTGGCGCAGACCATGAGCGACACCAACGACCAGATGGCGATCCAGATCGCCAAGAAGGCGAAGGTGATCGGCCGTGCGTTCCACCAGGCGCTCGCGACCGGCGACTCGACTGCCAACCCCAAGCAATTCGACGGCCTGGCGAAGATCGCATCGACCCTCGGCGCGACCCAACAAGTGTCTGCCGGCACCAACGGTAACGCACTGACCCTGACCATGCTGGACGAACTCGTTGACGCTGTGCCGAACGGCGCCGACGTGATCGTGATGCGTCGTGGCACCATCCGCGCGTATCGCGCGCTCCTGCGCGCTACCTACGGCACCGACGCTGTCATGCAGCAGCTCGAAAACTTCGGTCGTCCGATGCTGACTCACAACGGCATCCCGATCATCATGAACGAGTTCCTGGCTGGCAACGAAGTCAAGGGCAGCAACGCCAACACCGCTTCGGTCTACGCTCTGCGTCTGAACGAAATGGACGGTCTGCATGGCCTGTATGGCGGCGACAACGCCGGCATCGTGGTCGAGAACATCGGCACGGTGCAAAACAAGGACGCGACCCGCATCCGTCTGAAGTGGTACTCCGGCCTCGCGCTGAAGTCCACTCGCTCGGTGGCTCGTCTGTCCGGCGTGACCAACATCTAAACCTTGCGACTCAGTCACAAGTGACTTAGAATAGAGGCGGGCTTCGGCCCGCCTTTTTCATATCTGAAAGGAAAACATGAAGCTCAAGATTGTGCAGGCCGGCTATGAAAACTTCACCGGCGAAATGGGCCATATCGAGTTCAAGGACGGCGTGTCGGTGCTGGACGTGCATCCCGATTTTGCCCGCGCCATCGGCACCATCGTCCAGGTGGAGCAGGTCGTCGAGGCAGTCGAGGCGGTCGAGCAAACCGAAGAAGCCGACGAGGAGTAATCCATGCGCTTGAAGCTGACTCAACCAGGCTTTGAAACCTACTCCGGACAGATGGGCGTGATTAACTTCACCGACGGCCTGTCCGACAACCATGTGCGCCCGCAGGATGCGATCCGCATGGCGGCCACCATGCTGTGCGAGTGGGAAGACGGTACGCCGGCCAATGTCGCGCAGGCCATCATCGACAACGCGCACACCGCGGCCACCGTCGAGGTTTTCAACGAGCTGACCGCCGACGCCGCGATCCGCGCGCAGCAGGCTGAAGCCAACGGCCAGAGCGACGCGCCGGCCACGCCGACGCCGGAGTGGGGCACGCTCGGGCAGACCGTCGTCTACACGCAGGCGGAACTCGAAGCGATCGCCGACAAGGATGGCATCAAGGGCCTGCGCGCAATCGCGACGCCGCTGAACGTGCGCGGCAACTCGATCAACGAGCTGATCCGCGGCATTGTCGCGGCCAACGCCGTGACCAAGGAGTAAGCAATGGACGTTTTTCTCGCAGGCACCAATGTCACGCTCGTTGTGCCGCTGACCGACCGCAACGGCAACCCGTTGACGGTGTCGGCGATCGAATATCGCGTGATTGACCAGGACGGCGCGGAAGTGCTGCCTCGGGCATCCTTGACTGGCTTTGCATCGGGCGACGCATCGGCGTCGGTCGCGGTGCCTGCCGAGAAAAACACCCTGGCTGAAGGCGTCCTGCGTGCGATGCGCACCGTGGAGCTGTATTGCACCGTGGCCGGCAATCAGATGATGCTGCACGGCCATTACGTAATCGAGACGGCAAACGTGCTGGTGGCGGGCGTCAACTCGTTCCAGAACTACGCGCAGGCCGAGTTCACCGCACTGTCGATCCCCGGCATCCCTGGCTGGACGACAGCGCCCGAGGCTGACCGCATTGTTGCGCTGATCGAGGCCAGGCGCCGGATCCTGAAGCTGTCGTTCACCGCGCTCGCCGATACGCGCGATCAGTCCAGCCTGTTCTATGTGGCCGAGGGCAGCTACAAGACCAGCGTACCCGGCGGCATCATGGGGCTGGCCGGCGACATGGAGGAGTTAAGCGAGGCGCAGTTCAACGCGCTGCCGCCGCGCTTTCTCGAAGCGCTACGCCTGGCGCAAGTGGCCGAGGCGGACGCGATCCTCAACGGCGACCCCATCGAGCAGCGGCGCCAGAAGGGCTTGATCCTGGACGCCATCGGCGAATCCCGCCAGATGTTTCGAGACGGAAAGCCGCTGGAGCTGCCGGTGTCCAAGCGCGCACTCGGCTACCTGGCGAAATACACGACCTTCAACAAGCGGATCGGGCGGGGCTGATGGACTTTGAACTGTATGCCTCGGAAACGGCAGTCGACTACGCGGGCTTTGCGGCCGGTTTGACTGCGCGCTACTTGACGGTGCGCGCCGGCCGCGAGATCACCCCGAGCGCAGTGCATGAGTTGCGCATGAGTGGGCTGGCCGCGGTCGTATCGTTCGTCAGCCGTGCCAGCGAGCGCGCAGACCGATACCTGTATAACCTCACCAATGGCGACGCCCTGATTGCGCGTGAGCGTCACGTCAACGAGTTGCGCAGCATCGCAGTCGGGAACGCGAACGATCTCGCGACCCGGCTCATGGCCGGCACCCCGCGGCTGGCGTCGTTGCTCAACCGTGAGGCTGGCGCCATCGGGCAACTGCTGGCGGCCAAGGTTGAGACGGTCGAGCTGACCGCGACCGACCGCTCCGGACGCCGCTGGCCGGCGGACAAGCTGGTCGCGCTGGTGGCGCGCGAGTTCGCCTATAACGCATTCATCGATCAACAGCTCGCCACCATCGGCACGGACATGGTCGAGGTCATCCATCCGGATCCCAGCCACGCCCACAACGGTGTGAAGCTTTACAAGCATGAGTTGGGCGCCTACCGGCGCGCTATCTTCCATCCGAATTCCCAGGCACAAGTGAGGGCGTATGTTCCTGCCTAACAAAACCTGTCGCATCCAGCTCTCGGCCGGCAAGGATGTCTACGGCCAGCCCAAGCCGGGGCGCTACGTCACCGAGCGCTGCGCCATCGTCAAGCTTGTCATCACGTCCGACAAGACATCTGTGCGCGCTGACAGCAGTGCCTCGCGCGGCAACTCCAAGGAGACGGAGGCCAACTCGGTGATTCTGTTGGCGCCGACCACCGAGGCCAAGATCGACGACATCATCGACGTCGCTGGCGCCCGCCTGCAAATCGTGGGCAAGTCGCCGCAGCATGACGTGACCGGCCGCCTGGATCACTACGAGGTCATCGCGCAAATCTGGAGCAAGAAATGAATTTGATGCCACTTGCTGACCGCCTGGAGGCCGCCGGCCTTGGCACCAAGGGCGTAGACCTGTTTCTAAACATGATGCCGGCCGACGTGACCACGGCCATCATGATGCGCCCGCCGCTGCGCGGCACGCCGATCGATTGGGAGCTTCCCGGCTTCTACAAGGCCGAGTTCCAGTTGATCGTGCGCAGTCCGTCCTACGAGGACGGCCTGGCGTTGACCAATCAGGTGGTCGACGCGCTGACGATCATCCAGGAGGAGGTTGTCGGCCCGCTCGCCTTCAACTACTGCCGCCCGCGCACCGAGCCGGTCGCGTTTCCGATCTCCGAGGGCAACCTCTTGGAGTTCAATGTCTATTTCGACGCCTGCTACGTGAAGGGCTGATATGCCGATGGTCGTCAACGGCGTCCTGTCCGTGCAGGAGATGCTGCTCAACCTGGATCACGAAGGCGCGCGCCGCGTGGTGCGCGAGCTATACAAGCAGGCGCTCAAGACGCGCGACCTGGCGCGCAAGTTTGCGCCGGTGGACGAGGGCAATCTGGAGGAGGCCATCAAGGTGCATCCGGACGAACTCGGCGTCAAGCGCGACGCCTTCGGTCGCTTCGCGCGCACCGAGGTCGAGGTCTACATCGACATGGACATGCCGATCGACGGCCGCGACGGCAAGACCGTGGGCGACTATGCCTACATCCAGCATGAATGGCTGACTCCGTACGGGCCGTGGAAGCTCGGCGAGAAGTCGGTCAGGAAGCAGAATGGGCAATCCGAGCAGGTCGGCGGCGGTTTTCTGGAGCGCGCCGCGCAGGCGATCGAAGATGAAATTGAAGACGCCCTACTGGACATCCTGAACGATTTGTAGTAGTGGAAATAAAAGGCGTTTTGTGCTATAGTCGCCGCTCAGTCACAAGTGACTTAACAACCTCTTTGCAAAGGAGTTTTTGAATGAGTGATACCAAAAACGTCAAGCTGGGCGTTTGCAAGGCATTCTTCGACGGGAATGACCTTGGCTACACCAAGGGCGGCGTGGAAGTGACGGTTACGACCGAAACCCACAAAGTCGAAATCGACCAGTTCGGCAAGACCCCGATCAACGAATACATCATGGGCCGCAGCGTCCAGGCGAAGGTTCCGCTGGCCGAAACCACGCTGGACAACATGGTGCGCATCATGCCTGGCGCGACCCTGACCGAAACCGGCGGCAGCAAGGCGACCGGTACGATCACCATCGCCACCAATCCGGCCGACGGCGAAACCATCCTGGTCAACGGCGCCACCTTCACCTTCAAGACCGTTGCGGCCGGCGCCAATGACGTCGCCATCGGCGGCACATCGAACGTCACCGCTACCAACCTGGCGGCCAAGTTGAATTCGTCCGTCATCGCCTCCGTCGCGAAGGCCGATTACACCGCGGCGACCAACGTCGTGACCGTCACCTACGGCAGCAAGTCCGTCGCCGGTAACGGCTTTACCCTGGCAACCGGCACCGCCGGCGTCAAGGTCACGATGTCGGGCGCAACCCTGGCCGGCGGCGCCGACGTGACCGAGGCGTATGTCGAAGTGACCTCCGGCGTTGGCACTGACCTGCTTTCGATCGCCAAGGAGCTGCGCCTGCACCCGGTCGCGCTGCCGGACAACGACTACTCGGAAGACTTCGTCATTCCGCTGACCGCGACTGCCGGCGCGCTGAACTTCGCCTACAAGCTGGAAGATGAGCGCGTCTACAACGTGGAGTTCAACGGCTACCCGGATCCGGTGACGAACAAGCTGTTCTACGTCGGCAAGGCTCCCGTGTAACTTGCGACTCAGTCACAAGTGACTTAGAATAGAACTTCCGAAACCTAGACCAAGGCCGGCTGCCATTAAGCCGGCCTGTTTTACAAGAAGGAGCTGTGAAATGGCAAAGATTCTGAACGTCGACAAGCTGTCCGCCAAGTCCGACAAGGCGCGCGAACTGCGCATGAACGGCGTGGCGTACCCGGTCGTGGAAATGACCGTCGACAACTTCCTCGCCACCACCAAGACCGCCATCGCTCTGACCAAGGATGCCGAGGCGACGATGGACATGGCCGTTGAAGCCACCATCGACGCCATTCTGCGCAGCGTCCCGAGCCTGCCGCGTGCCGAACTCGGCGGCCTGTCGCTGGCGCAGTTGAACGTCATTGCCGCCTTCGTGCGCGGCGACGAAATCGACGAAGCCGAAGATGCGCCGGAAGGCGAGGGCGAAGCGGGAAAGTAAGTCGCCCGAAGATTGAGGAGATCGACTTCGGTTTCTTCTTCTGTCGGGTGATGCACTTCTACGGACAGACCTACGAGGCGATGCTCGCGTTGCCTCTCAAAACCTTCTGGCTCCTGAACGAAAACATCGATCGGATCCAGGCGCAGAAGGACGCACGCTCGCTTGACCTGGCGCGGATTTCCCAAGCCGTCGGCGACGCACCACAGCAATTCCGGCAGCAGCTCGTCATCGAGGCCGGAACGATCGTCAAGGTGGCCGAGGAAAGCCCTCTGGCGGCCAGGCGTGACGAGGCGGGATTTGCGGAGCTGAAACGGATGGCAAAGTTGATGTAAACGCCTAAGTCACCAGTGACTTTGGCACCAAGCATGAGGTCTTGAGCATGGCAATTGGTAAGGAAATCAAGGTTGTTCTGAGTCTGGACAAGGACGGGTTCTCCGTCGGACTGCGGGACGCCAACGGCCAGCTCAAGACGATCGCCAAGCAGATGGAGCAGACATCCGGCTCCGTCAAACGCATGGAAGACCACATGCACTCGTTCGGGCAGAAGATGCACCGGACGGTCATGACGCTCGGCATGGCGCGTTTTGCGCTCATGGACGTGCATGACATTTTCCTGGCCTTCCCGAAGGCGGTCTTGAAGACCGGCGGGGAGGTCGAGCGCCTGACCAAGCTGATGGAGGGGTTGTCCTCCGAAACTGACAAGGTCAAGAAAAAGGCCGAGGCGCTGGCAAACACCAAGTTCCTGTTCAACATGGCGCAGAACGCGCCGTTCGAGGTCAAGGCCATCGGCGACGCGTTCGTGAAGCTGAAGACTGGCGGCCTCGATCCGACCAACGGCTCGCTGCAAGCGCTCATTGACGGCGTCTCCCGATTCGGCGGAACGTCCGATCACCTGCACCGCGCTTCCATTGCGATTCAGCAGATGGGCGGCAAGGGCAAGATTTCGATGGAAGAACTGCGCCAGCAGATCGGTGAAGCTGTGCCGAACGCGATGGAGGCGATGGCGCAGGGTTTCGACATGACCGTTGCCGAGCTGGACAAGGCGGTGTCGAAGGGCACCGTGTCGGCCGCGCAGGGCTTGAAGAAGATGCTGACCGTCATGGGAATCCAGAATGCCGGCGCCGCCGCCGAAATGATGGGCACCTGGACGGGTATGCTGGAGCAGTTGAAGACCAAGTGGGAACTGTTCAAGCTCGACATCGGCGGTTCGGGCATGTTCGACACGTCCAAGGCTGCGCTGCAAGAGCTGCTTGACGCCTTCAACGGTGAGCAGTCGGGCGACTTTGCGCGGTCGATTGGCCGCACTATGAACGACATTGCGCTGTCGATCATCAACGCGACCAAGACGGTCGTCGAATTCCGCGAAGAAATCGGGTCGGCTGCCAAAATGTTCGTGATCTATTGGGGCGCGGCTAAGGCTGCCGGCGCCCTGGCGGCAATCAAAGGGCAGTTTGACAGCCTGCGCGCAACGCAGGCGATGTCGGCCGCCTGGACGCAGGCGTATGCGGAGAATCAGGCGCGCAGCAAGGCCGCCTGGGCGGCCGCCAATGCCGCCGGCGTCAACAAGGTCATTGTTGAGAACCAGCGCGAGATCGCTGCCGAGAAGGCGAAGACCGCCGCGCTGCACACCGAGCAACTGCGCCAGTTGCGCAACCAGATCGCGACCAACGAGGCGATTCTGGCCGCCAACCGCAAGCGCATTCTCGAAGCGCAACTGCTGGAGCAGGAAGTCGCGCGTAGTGCCGCGGTGCGCGCGGTCGCCGCCGGCACCGCCAATGCCGCACAGGACTTGGAGGCGCAGGTATTGATGCGCAAGGCCGAGCAGGCGCGCAACGCCGCCGACCAGGCGGGTGAATACAGCAAGAGGCTGGCGGAGCAGACCGTGGCGCTCCAGAACCAGAGGGCGGCACTGGAAAACTCCAAGCGCGCCATCTCCGACAAGGCCCGCGCACTGATGGGCCTGAACGGCCACCTGCGGATGGCCGTCGAGGCGCACAAGGAGCAGGCCGCCGCCATCACCAAGGCCAACACTGCAATGGGGCTGATGGGCAGCGCTGCGCAGACCGTCATTGGCGGCATTCGCAACATGCTGTCCGGTATGAACGGGCTGATCATTGCCATCATGGCGGTCGCCTACGCCTGGGACTTCTTCAGTAGCAAGGCGAAGAAGGCTGCGGAGGATGCGCAGTACGCCCTGAACATCAAGGACATGGCCGAGCGCCAGCAGACCAACAAGGAATCGATCGAGGGTACCGAGCGCCAGATCGCCAAGGATCGCTCGAAGGTCGACGCCAACAACGTCGAGATCGCGCTGGAAAAATCCAATCCGCTCTACCATCACAAGAAAGAGGGCGCGGCCATGCGCGCGCGTGTGGAGGCGCTGGAGGCGGACAACAAGAAGCTGCTGAAGGCGATCAGTGACGCGGAGCAGGGGCTGGCTGCCGGCAAGAAGGACTTTGAGGAGCGCACCGTACAGTCGCGCGCCTACGAGTTGCAGACGGCTGCCGACACCAAGGCGCTCAAGGCGATCGACAAGCTGCAAGGCGACCGCAGCAAGATCGTCGAGGAATTCAAGAAGAAGACCGCGCCAAGCACGGCAGAAACCGAAGCCTACAAGAAATCGCTGCGTGCCAAGGATGTGGAGATCCTGGAGGCGCAGCGCACGTCGCTGCTGGCATCGGCCGAGGAATATCGCAAGCTGGCCCAGGATGCCGAGAAGACTGAGATTCAGAAGCAGTCCTACCTGGCGGCGGCCGCCGGCCTGGACAAGCGCCGCGCCGACCTGGCGGAAAACATCAAGTCCCGCACGGAAGATTTCAACCCGATGGCGGGCAAGGACGATAAGGACAAGGGCAAGGGGCTGACCCCTACTGACGACCTGCTGTCGGCGATCGCGCGCGACAAGCGCAAGCTAACCGACGCGACGCAGGAGATGGACAAGCTCAACGGCGAGATCGTCGACGTGGCGGCACTGCGCAAGCAGGCTAACGAGCAGGTCGCGCAGATCGTCGAGCTGGATCGGCACCGTAAGATCGTTCACAAGCCGGAAGACGTGGCGCTGGCCGAGAAGCTGCGTTTTGAAAACCTGATGATCGAGGACGCTCTCAAGCTGCAAAGCGCCATCGTGCCGAAGGTGGAGGAGCAGCGTGAGCGTCTGCGCCAGTTGCAGGAGCGGATCGCTTCGGGCGATTACCGCGAGCGCCCGGTCAGTGAGGACGAAAAGATGCTCGCGATGCTGGAGCGGCGCAAGGCGTCGCTCGCGGACGCCGCCGCGGCGATGGATCCGGTCATCGCCAAGCAACGCGAGCTGCTGGAAGTGGGGCGTTCGGTCGACGTTGCCGTGGGCATCATCGGCAATGAGCGAAACCTCCAAGACCTGCGCATCGCCACAATTCGCAATGCCCGCGAGAGGATCGGCGCCGAACATCAGCGCGAGATTGCTGACGTACAGGCGAAATACAGCTTCTTGATCAGCAAGGCAAAGGAGAATTCGGCCGAGCGCGTCCGCCTTGAGCAGCAGATGGCCGAGGAGATTCGCCTTACCAATGAGCGTCTGGTGATTGCGTTGGAGTCGCCGCTGGACAGAATGTCGCGCGATTGGGAGGACACCTACGAGGCGATCTCCCAGGCGCAGGCAAATTGGGGCGAGGGCTTCGTCGACATGCTGACCGCCAATCTCGGCAAGGGCCGAATGGAGGTCGGCGCGTTCGTACGCGGCGTGCTGCAAGACATCGTCAACGCCAAGCTGAAAGAGCAATTGGCGCTTCCGTTGAACAACATCCTGTCGAGCGCCGGCGGCGCGCTGATGGGCGGACTGTTTGCGCCGCCTGTCAAGGCGGCTACCGACGAGACGGTTGCCGAGTCGGCCCGTTTGCTGGCGATGAACGCCGCCGCGGAGAAGGCGACCGAAGGGCTGGCTGACGTTGCCAGCAAGGGCGCGGCCGAGGCGGTCAAGGGCGCGGTGATGTCGGGCATGTCTGACGCTAAGGCGGCCGGCACTGCGGAAGTGCTGTCGATGTCCTTCATGAAGACGACCTCGGCGGCCGAAATGCTGGCACTGGCGCTGCAACAGGCGGCATCGGCCGCGGGCGGCAACGCGGGCGGCAGCCTGGTCAGCGGCCTGCTAGGCGGCATGGGCGCGGCCGACTATGTTAGCGGCGGCACCGCCGGCGCAAGCTGGACGTCCGGCTTTGACCTGACCGGCTTTGCCAATGGCGGGATCATGACCGGCCTGGGGCCGGTGCAGTTGCGCAAGTACGCCAATGGCGGCATCGCCAACTCCCCGCAACTGGCACTGTATGGCGAAGGCTCGATGCATGAAGCGTATGTGCCGCTGCCGGACGGCCGCTCGATTCCCGTGACCATGCGGGGCGGGCAGCAAGCGCCCGAGGCACCCTCTGTAACGGTCAACGTGATCAACCAGAGCGGCCAACAGGTCAACGCGCAGCAGGGCAACCTGCGCTTCGATGGCAAGGGCTATATTCTCGACGTGGTGATGACCGCGGCCAACGCCCCCGGCCCGTTTCGCGACAACCTGAAGAATGCTGTGAAAGGATAACTGATGCCGAACCCCGTTTTCCCGACCCTGGCCCTGACCAACGGCGGCCAGGACTCGAAGGTCTACAACGTCGAGCAGGAGGATCCCGCGCTCAAGTCCGACCTGGAGGGTGGCTACGTGGTGTCGCGGGCAAAACATACCCGCAAGCCGCGCAAGACCTTCACCACCGGCTACCGCGCCGTCTCGGACGCAGACCGCAAGATGCTCCAAAACTTCTACGATACCGTGCGCGGCGGCGCCGTCATCTTCGATTGGACGGATCCGGTGGACGGCATCGTCTATCAAGTGCGCTTCGTGGAAAAGTTGCAATGGAAATATGTCGGCATTGGCGAGGCGAAGCTGTGGGACGTGCAATTCCGCGTCCAGCAGGCGTGATCGGTTGATAAGTCATAAGTGACTTAGTATAATCCACAGTCACTATGAGCAAATCCCTATCCGTCGCAAGCGTCATCGAGAAGAACCGGCTGTCCTCGGACACGCCCTGGCTGATCACGCTCGACATCGACGTAATTGATCCCGCCACCGGCGACAAGGTCGAGACGATCTACTTGGTGCGCAACACCGAGCCGATTACCTTCAACGGCCACGCCTACCAGCCCGCATCCTTCGACATCGAACTGAAGGAGGAGAGCGGCAGCCAGCAGACCGTCAAGCTGTCCATCAAGGATTACAGCAAGGCGGTGCAGGCCAAGATGCAGCAGTACGCCGGCGGCGTCGGGTTTCATGTCGCGGTCATGGTGGTCAACGCCGGCAACCTCGACGCGCCGCCGGAGATCGTCGAGAACTTCGAGGTCATCGGCGCCTCGTCGGCCAATTACGTCTGCTCGTTCTCCCTCGGCGCGGAGAACGCGCTGACCAAGACCTTTCCGCGCCGCCGGCAGACCCGCGACTTTTGTCAGTGGCGCTACAAGGGCGAGCAGTGCGGCTATAGCGGCCCGATGCAGTCCTGCGACCTGACGCTGGCTGGCCCGAACGGCTGCAAGGCGCACAACAACACGATTCGCTTTGGCGCCTTCCCCGGTATCAATACGCGGGATGTCAACTATGGCTGATTTTGCCGATTTGATCGGTGTGCCGTTTGAGTACGGGGGCCGCGGCCCCGACACGTTCGATTGCTATGGGCTGGTGCTGGAGATGGCGCGGCGCGACGGCAAGGCGCTGCCGGACTTCGGTGACGGCGCTGACTGGATGCTGCCCGGTAAGCAGAACCGGGTGGCGGCCATGATGGGCGCCTCGATGCCGCAATGGAAACAGATTGAAAGCCGACCTGGCGCCGTGGTGCTGATTCGCATCGGGCGCTTCGTGTCGCATGTGGCCTATCAGATCGACCACTACCGCATGATCCACGCGTGGGATCAGAGCAACGGCGTGTCGATCGTGAAGATTGATGAATGGCGGCACCGGATTGTGGGGTTCTACGAGTATGTCGGAAACTAAGAAGCGGCGCAGCAAGCGCAACACGATGGATGGCACGTCGCGCAGTCTCGCGCAGCGTCACATGATTCCGGTCATCCGTGTTACCAATCCGTTCGATCCGCGTCAATTCGTGCGCGAGGAGCTGGCCTGGTCGCCGACCAAGACGCTGGCGGAATACTTCCCGCTGTCGCCGACTTCGCTGGTGATTTCGGTCAACGGAAAAATCATTCCGAAAGAGCGGCAGGCTGTCACCTATCTGGACAAGACCGACAATGTGGTCGCTTGTCCGGTGCCGGCCGGCGGCGATGACGACGGCAAGGGTATTTTGTCGATGGTGGCGATGATCGCGGTAGCGGTGTTCGCTCCGTACGCGGCCGGCTCGATCGCCAGCACAATGGGCGTCTCATCCACGATTGGCGTCGGCTTGATCAAGGCTGGCGTCATCATGGCGGGCAGCCTGCTGGTGCATTCGATCTTTGCCCCCTCCAAGAAGTCCGACACCAAGGATTCGCAGACCTACGGCATCGACGGCGCCAAGAACACTGCGCTGGAGGGCATTCCGGTGCCACTGTGCTACGGCCGGTTCCGCATGGCCGGCAACATCGTCGGTTTGTACATCGAAAACGATGGCGATACCCAACACGCCTACATGCTGATCAATGCTGGCGAGGGGCCGATCGCGTCCATTTCCGACATCGAGATCAACGACAATCCGCTATCCGACTACAAGGACGTCGAGATCGAGACGCGCCTTGGTACGGCAAACCAGACGCCGATCCCTTGGTTTGCCGACACTGTCGTTCCGAACAACCTGAACCTGAAGCTGACGACCGACTGGATCCATTACACGACGGCGGGCAGCGTGGACAAGGTGCGCATTGACATTGTCGCCCCGATGGGACTGGCCTCGATCGACAAGAAGAAGGGCGGCACGCGCGAGCGTCACGTCGATCTGGAGATGGAGTACCGCGCAGCCGGCAGCAACGCCACCTGGGCGCCGATCCCCAAAGTGTCGGAAGTGATCAATTCGCGGACGGTGCGGGTGCTAGGTGTCGCCGATGAGTTTGCGGACACCCATATCTTCTCCGAGGGGCGCGTTTATCGCCTGGTCAACAACGGCGCCGGCGAGACATCCTGGCTGCCGGAAACCGCGCCGATCAAACTCAAGTACGCCTACGACGACACTGGCGTTGTGGTGTCGGATACCTCGGAGCTGGAGTATCTGCGGGAGCATGTCAGCTCGCTGACGACTGCCTGGACAGGCGGGGCGGACGCCGGACAGTCCACGACTTACGGCACGATTCCGGTGTACGGCGCCGTGACACGCATCTCCGGCAATAGTCGCAATCCTGTGCGTAAGTCCTTTTCGTCCGGGGTTTTGGCGAAGGGCAAGTACGAGTTCCGGATCCGCCGGCCGCAGCCGCCCGAAAGCAAGACCGATCCGAACGTGCTTGACGAGCTGGCGGTGACGGACATCAACGAGATCACGCTGGATGATGTCGCCTACGCCAACACGGCGCTCGTCGGCGTCAAGATTCGGCTCACCGACCAGCTCAACGGCATCCCCAAGGTCACGTTTATCAACGGCGGCAAGATCGTCAAGATTTACGGCAAGCCGACGCCGGCCGCTGCGGAGCAGTGGTACGAGGGGCCGAGCGACAGTCCCGCCTGGGTGACGTGGGACATGCTCACGCACTCCCGCTACGGTGGCGGTATGGCCGAAGCCCGCATGGATTTCCGCGCCTGGAAGAATTGGGCGCAGCATTGCGTGGACAAGAACCTGACCTTCAACGGCGTGCTCGATACCGAGCAGACGGTATGGGACGCCACGCAGCCGGTCTTGCGCTGCGGTCATGCGCAGATCGTCAACGTCGGAACCCGCTTTTCGGTGGTCGTGGAAAAGGCGACCGATCCGGTGATGATGTTCTCGGTCGCCAACATGATCGAGGGCAGCTATAAGGAAACCTGGCTTGGCACCGCCGATCGCGCCAACGAGGTCGATGTCACCTTCTACGACAAGACCGACAAGTACAAGGCGCGCACCATCAAGGTCTACGACCCGGCCGTGATCGCCTCGGGCGCCAAGCAGCGCACGTCTGCTGTCACGCTGCTTGGCGTGGACAATCACGAAACGGCGCTGAAGGAAGGGCAGTTCCTACTTAACCTGAACCGCAAGATCCTCAAGACGGTCGAGTTCTCGGCGCCGCTCGAAGCGGTCGCCTGCACCGTGGGCGATGTCGTGCTGGTGCAGAACGACATGACCGATTGGGCGGTCGCAGGACGCTTCGAGGCCGGCTCCACTAGCTCGCAGGTCAAGCTCGACCGCGATGTGACGATGGAAGCGGGCAAGCAGTACAAGCTGCTGGCGATGATGGATGCGGTACAGCGCTTCTCTGGCGTGGTGTCACAGGTCATTGGCACGTCCGTATTTCTGCCTGGCTTCACCGGCCAGCAAACGGTCAAGCGCCTGCAAGCGAACGGACGCGACGTGCGCGTCACGGACACGTTCCAGGGCGGCGTGATCGTCGAGGATGCTACCGGCCTCGCTGCCGGCACGGCGGTGAGTCTGTGGGATACCGACGTGATCGAGGAGCGCGGGGTGGTCAACGCCGGCGGGACTTCGTCCGTCCTCACGCTTCAGTCGCCGCTGACTTATGCGCCGGAGCAGTTTGCGAATTGGATGTTCGGCGAGACGACTAAGGTCAAGTCGCCATTCCGCATTAAATCGATCACCGGCAGTCACGAATATAAGCGCGACATCACGGCCCTGCAATACGACCCCGAGGTCTATGACTTCGACCGCTACGGCAGCGGCGCGCTGCCTATCTTCACGCCGACGACCGCGGCCATCGGTCATGTCGGCAATCTGAGCGCCTACGAGGAGACGTACGTCGCCGGCGAGCAGATCGTGTCGAAGGTGTCGGTCGGCTGGATGGCTCCGCTGGTGGGCAACTACGGCGGGGCGGACGTACTGGTCAGGCGCACGGAGGCTGATGGTTTCGAGAAGGTCGCCAGCGTCTCGTTCCGTACGTCGACCACCATTGCCGCGCAGCGCGACGAGACACTGGCGATCAAGGTGGTCGCCTTCGATGTGTACGGCAAGCGGGCCAGCGCGGAAACGGCGCCGGTGGTTTCTATTACGGTCAAGGGTGAAGTGCCCGACCTGGACGTGGGCGATGTTACCGGCGCTGATTTGTACTGGAGCGGCCGTGACTGCAAGATTTCCTGGCGCTACAACGCGACCACGCACGCCTACGAGTTCGGCTCCGAACCGACCGGCGGTGATGCTGGCGCCCTGGATCCGCACTTCAAAGACTACGAAATCCGCGTCTACAATCAGGACAAAACGGTGCTGCGCCGTACCGAATACACCACGGACAGCAGCTACACCTATACCTACGACAAGAACCACGCCGACGGCCTGGCGCGCTACCTGACGTTTGAAGTCCGGATGCGCGACAAATTTAACAACCTCGGCAAGCCGGCCGAGCTGGACGCCTACAATCCGCCGCCGCAGGTGACGGCCGTTCTCGCTCAGTCCTCGTTCGACTCGGTCAATGTCGCATACTCGCACGATAATGCGGCCGACTTTGCCGGCGCGATCATCTGGATCTCCGACCTGGCGTCGGATCTGGCGAACGCGAACAGTATCGACGCGGCATTCAAGCGCTATGAGGGGCCGGACACATCGGTGCCGATTGGCGGCCTGGCCGCCAACAAGGATTACTTCTACCGCATCGCCGCCTACGACGCCTTCGGCCCGACCGAGCTGCTGCCGACGCCGGTACAAACCTTCAAGACGACCTTCCTCGACATCGAGGCTATCGCCGACGGCGTGCTTGGCGACTCCAAGCTGATTCCGGCGCTGAAGGAGCGCATTGACCTGATCGATGCCGACGAGTTCGTCGCCGACAGCGTCAACGCCCGCATCAACCATCTGCGCGAAGACGTGTTTGAGGGCGAGAACGGACTGCCGGCGGCAATGGCGAAGATCATCGCGATCGACGACGTGTCGGCAACCAGTACATCTGCCAACGCCAAGTCCCTGTATGAGCTGAAGGCGCAGGTGAACGATCCTGAGACGGGTCTGCCGGTGGCGCTCGCGCAGATCGACGAACTGAACAACACCAGCGCCAGCAGCACGTCCGCCCTGGCCCAATATGCGCGCCAGTTGCGCTCGCGCATGGATAACGTGGGCGGCGTCACGCTTGAGCAGGCAATGGAGACGCAGGCCGACATCAACGGCACGCTGGGCGGGCAGTACACGGTCAAGATGGAAACCGACGCCGGCGGCACCACTTACGCCGCGGGCTTTGGCCTTGCCATGAACTCGGACGGCACACCGGGCGGCACGTCCTCCGAATTCATCGTGCGGGTGGACAAATTTGCCGTCATTCACCCGCTGCACCAAAACCTGCGCCCGTTCACCATCGGCACGGTCAACGGCCAGCCTGGCAAGGTGATCATCGACAGCGCCATCATCGGCGACGCCAATATCGGCACGCTCAAGATCAACGGCGACGCCGTCACGGTGCCGATCACCGCGACGCAGTCGTGGCTGCCCAACCGCCTGGGCGGCACTGGCGTGAACAACTGGCAGCAGATCAACAAGGTCAAGATTGTGCTGGATCAGCCAGGCATCGTGTATGCGATGGCGACGATTTCCCAAAACTTTGGCACTGGCGTGCGCCATTGGGAGGCGCAATTGCTGATCGACGGCGTGCTCGGGCCACACATCGGCGGCGAAGTGGTTGAAACCGGCCCCGCGCTATCGATGTCGCGCATGTGCGCGGCCGGCACGCACGAAGTAACGGTGAAGTGGTTTGGCAAAGACGAAGGGGTGGGTGTGTATTCCTGTGAACTGTTTGTGATGGGGGCGAAGCGATGATTCAGTGGACGCTTTATAACACGGCAACCGGCGCGGTAATTCGCACCGGCAGCGCGATGACGGTCGAGCAGGCGAACGCGCAGGTCGAGCCAGGAACGAACATCGTAATGCAGAACCTCAACCCTGCCACGCAGGTTGTGACGGGCACCACCCCGACGCCACGACAGACGCAGTCGTGCGTGGCGAACAAGACGACCTTTACGGCCAACGGCACCGATTTCGTGTCGATTTCGCCGGTTGAGGCGGGCGCACTGGTGACGATCACGCCGCCGACGGGTGTCGGCATTGAGCCGATTCCGACACAGGCGATCAATGATGGCGTGCTGGAAATCACGACGACGGTGGCCGGCACCTACAAGGTGGTGATTTCCAAATTCCCGAAACAAGACTTTGTGGTGAACCTGAATGCGAATTAACATCCGCCCCGTATCAGCTCCTGACATCACTGGGGTAACAGCTTCGTCCGGCATTCGCCTGGTCACCTTGCGCTGGACGGTGCCGGCGACGAACGTGGATCATGCGAAAACCGAAATCTGGTGGTCGAACGTCAACAATCGCGCTGGCGCTACCAAGATCGGCGAGGCGGCAGCTAACGTCTTCGTCCATAACAATGCCGACCCTGCGCAGGTTCATTACTACTGGCTGCGTTCGGTCAACGGCTACGGTCGGGCCGATGGCAACTGGACGGCGGCGGTCAGCGCCACGCCCTTGCAGGCGGGGCAGTATGACATCCAGGCCGGGGCGATCAAGACCAGCCACATGAGCGCCGACTATGTGTACGCCGGCCGCATCAGCGTTGAGCAACTTGATGCCGGGGTAATCACGGCGACCGTCTCAATCAACAGCAATGGCTACATCAGGGCGTCCGGCTCCAATACCACGGGTAACTCCGAGGCGGGTGCGGCGTCCGTCTTCGGCAACGCCAACGGCACTGCGACGGGAGTGTTCGGTCATAGCGGCACCGGCATGGGGGTGTTCGGCCTGACCGCGGGCGGCAGCTCCCCTGGCACCAAACCGATCGGCGTGCGCGGCGTGGCGACAGGAGGAATCTACGGGGTAGGGGTGCAGGGCGAATCGGTCACCGGCTATGGCGTGATCGGCATTACCTCCAATGGCCGCGGCGTGTACGGCGAATCGCTCTCTACCGGCTATGCAATCTACAGTAACGGCCCCGCGTATGTGTCCGGCCCCTTGACGGTCACAGGTACCATCAACGGCACCGTGTCGTACGCGTCTTCCGCGGGATCTGCAAGCACGGCGGGGACGGCCACCAATGCGAGCTACGCAACCACGGCAGGTAACTCCATCTCCACATCGAGTCTTTCGGGTGGTCGTTGCCTGGCTGCTACGAGTAATTCCGGAGAGACGGCGGGCACCTTCACCAACTATGGTTCTGGCAAGGAGCTTCTGTGCGCAGGCGGCAGCCATGCAGCCTATGCGTTCGCCGGCAAGGGCAAGATTTATGCCGCTGACGGATTCACGGCCTTCACCGGCGCCCACGAATCGCTCATCGACAAAAATAGCGCCTGGGAACCGGGCGACATCGTCATCGACAAGGCGATCATCCACGCGCCCGATGTCAATAACGCCACGTCGGAGATCGAGCTGTCTTTTGTACCGTGCCAGAAAGGCGCCTTCGGCGTGATCACTGAGTCGCGCCCGCTTGACCAGTATGTCCTCGTTGGCTACGCCGACTGGTGGCACTATGAGCCGACGCATCTGGTAGCGACCGTCAACGGGGTAGGCGAGGGCAAGATCAACGTCTGCGGCGAGGCCGGAGCAATAGAAAAGGGCGACCTGATCGTGACATCGTCCATGCCTGGCAAGGGCATGAGGCAGTCTGACGATCTGGTGCGCTCCTACACGGTCGCCAGGGCGCGGGAATCCGTACAGTTTGACGACCCAACTCAGGTGCGGCAGATCGCCTGCGTATATCTTTGCGGCTAGTTGTAAGTCACAGATGACTTATGTTAAGATGCGGCCAATATTTCGATAGGTGGCGTACATGGCGCAGCTCAAGCAAGTCGTATCGGTTACACAAGGCAGTCAGCAGGTCGTCATCTCCGGTGTCGACCTGGCTTCCCGCATCAAGAAGAACCATATCTTCATGGTGGAGGGGGCGCTCGTACCTTATACCGTGGCCGATGACGCGACCTACAACGGCGCCAACACGCTAGTGACGCTGACCGGCGCATACGCGCAGTTGACGAACGCAAGCGCCTCGGGCGTCTTCGTGACCGACTACACCTATCCGGATCTGATTCCGACGATCTCGCAAGGGGATGTAGGTACCGCCGCGATCTTCACGAAGGCGATGTACCGGATCCAGGACATGATCAAGGTCGTCAGTCCCACAGGATTGCAGGAGTACGTCGACTTGGCGAACCAAGTGGCCGCAGATCGCACGGCAGTGGCGACACTTAAGACGCAGGTGGAGACGGATCGGGCGGCAGTTGAAGTGGCCGCGTCGGTTGTTGAGGCTGCACAGGCAGCGGCGACGACCGCCAAGAATGACGCACAGGCGGCAAACACTGCTGCGCAGGCTGCCAAGACCGCTGCCGAGGCGGCGTCGTCCAGCGCCCAATCCGCAAAGACAGACACCGAGGCGGCCGCAGCCGGCGTCATCAACAGCGCCACCCTCGCGACAAGCGCCAAGACGGCGGCGGAGACAGCTCGCGACGCGGCTGTGGTGGCGAAAACGGCCGCCGAGACTGCCCGCGACGAGACGCAAACCTATCGGGGCGATGCGCAGGCGGCAGTCGCGCAGGTGCAGACCGACAAGGAAACCGTGACGTCCGCGGCATCCCAGGCGCTCGCGTCGGCAAATAACGCGTGGACGTATCGCGGCGAGGCGCTTGCGGCGCGCGCAGATGCGGTCGGCGCAGCGGAAGACGCTGTGGATGCGAGTGCGGAAGCGCTCACGTATCGCAACGACGCTCAGGCGGCGAAGACCGCCGCAGAAGCGGCGAACACAAATGCGCAGACGGCCAAGGGGGCAACGGAAGCTGCCCGCGACACTGCTGTGGCGGCAAAGACGGCCGCAGAGACGGCGAAGACCGATCTGGAGGCGGCGCGCGATGCCGCTGTGGCAGCAAAGACAGCGTCGGAGACGGCGAAGTCGGCGGCGGAAATCGCAAAGACTGCCGCCGAGACGGCAAAGACGGGCGCCGAAACCGCAGCAAGCAACGCCGCCAACAGCGCAAGTGCAACACAGACGATTGTTGCCGCCCTCGACGCGGCGCTGATCTCAATCCGCGCCCGCTCGCTTGGCGCATTTTCGACCGCGACCGAGCCGGTGGTAGACGGCAACGGCAACGCGCTCACGGAAGGCGATGAATACTTCAACACCGACACGAACAAGTGGCGTGTGTGGATTGATCCGACGGGATGGGAAGATCAGGACGCAGACGCCCAGGCGGCAATGCAGAACGCGCAGGCGTCTGCCGCCAACGCTGCCGCTTCCGAGGCGTCTGCGCTAACTTACAAGAACAACGCGCAGTCCTTCGCGGCGACGGCAGAAGGGCATAAGAATGCCGCGGCCGAAAGCGCGACGAGCGCAGGGACGGCCGCGAATGCGGCGGGCGGCCACGCGGACGCTGCCTCGGCCAAGGCTGGCGAGGCGTCCGCCTCCGCAACGCTCGCCCAGGATTGGGCAACCAAGACGACCGGCCCCGTCTCGGGCGCCGAGTATAGTGCGAAGAAGCACGCCCTGGATGCTGCGGCCAGTGCCGCAGCAGCAGCGGCTTCCGCAGGACAGGCGGCGTCGGGCCAGGTGAATGCAGATTGGACTGAGGCCAATCCGGCCTCGAAAGCCTACATTCAGAACAAGCCTGCCCTTGCGGCGGTCGCTACGAGCGGAGCGATGGCTGATGTGACTGGACTGGCTGATGCCCTTGCAGGGAAAGCAGATGATGCCCATGCCCACACCATCTCTGATGTGACTGGACTGGTTGACGCCCTTGGTCTGAAGGCTGACAAGTCGAACACCTACACCAAGGATGAGACGGATGCGGCTATTGCCGGTGTACTTGATGCCGCTCCTGAAACGCTCAACACGTTGAATGAGTTGGCGGCTGCTCTTGGTGATGATCCGAACTTCGCTACCACTGTAGCGAATCAAATCGGCACCAAGATGGACAAGTCGGGTGGCACCTTCACCGGCCCCGTCACCCTGGCTAATGGAAGGCTGCGGTCGACGGGTACGTTCAATGTGGACGGAAGCGCCCCGAACGCATCCGGACACGATGACGGATTGTATGTTGCTGACCTTGGCACCACTTCGGGTACAACTGGCAACCCCACTTATGTGCCTGCTATTGTCGGTCGGCTTAGCAGCACTCGCAACATCGCTCTTTCCTTCGATGACCAGGGTTACTTGTGGGGGTTCCGCAGCCACACCACTGGCACAGAATGGAAGTGGCAATCCAAGGCGAAGTATGCCGACCGATTGACATCGGCTCGCACAATCAATGGCGTAACCTTCGACGGCAGCGCCAATATCACGCTTTCCAAAGCAAACATTGGACTTGGCAATGTCGATAACACCAGCGATGCGGACAAGCCAGTATCGACTGCGATGCAAACAGCCTTGAACGGCAAAGCTGATAAGTCAGAATCCGCTACATTCCTTGCTTTGTCGTTGGCTACTACTAGTGGGCAGACGTACACTGTGACCGGCAGCGACGAGACACTTGAGCAGTACCGCAACAAGTTCATTGTTATTGGCAACAACACGCTCAATCTCAACGGGGTAGGTTTCCCTGACGGGTGGAAGTGCCGCGTCTTCCTTAACACTAATTCGGCCAACTCCAAGCTGCAAATTGCTGGAGTCGATCAACTTGCCACGCGCACACAACCTGCACATGTGGAGGTCGTATCACGGAATGGAACTTTGACGCTGTACCGTCTTATGCATGACAGTACGTTGTTTGGTACCTCTAATCCCGCCGCCCTCGGCGCGGCTGCACCTGGAACTTCGATCTATGCCGCCAGGGCAGACCATGTACATGCGATGCCGACTGCGGCAGACCTGGGAACCTATACGGCTTCCGAGGTTGACGGGGTGCTTGGCGCAATCTCTGGCCCTCTCACCGAGACTCAGTTGCAGAACCTCTCTGCGATTTCTTCGGCCATCAATGATGACCCGAACTTCGCCGCCAACATTACGGCACAACTCGGTGACATCGAAGCCGCACTCGCAGCTATTCTCGCCTAAAGGAATTACACATGACCATCGCTGATCAACTGCTCGCACTGAACACTGTCAAGCAGAACATCAAGACTGCTATCGAAGCAAAGGGAGTGACTGTTGGCGCTGCTCCCTTCACTGACTATCCGACGAAAATCTCCGAGATCCCCGTTGGCGATCCGGCAGAAGCTATACCGACAGTTACCCCTTGGGCAAGACCAGCGGATTGGCTGGCTTTGCCTGCCATAACGCAAGCGGAGAGCAAGTTCGTTGGACTCCATGCTGTTTTTCCGGATGCTAACTATCTATCCCTTTCCGCTTCGGGAGCCTACACAGTTAATTGGGGAGACGGAGTAGTTGAGAACTTTGCTTCCGGAGCAGTAGCCTCCCACGTCTATGACTTTAACAACGCTGCCCTGAATGGGACTCTTACTTCCAGGGGTTATAAGCAAGCCATTGTGACTGTTACCCCGCAAGCGGGTCAGACATTTACAATGCTGAATCTAGACCAGAGACATCCTACGGTTCATGCAGTTGCGGCTGTCAAATACTCTAGTCAGTGGCTTGATATTGCCATAGCAGGCCCAAGCCTTAACTCACTGACCATTGCTCTCGCTAACCCCAATGTCCGGCCTGCGATGCTGGAACAGGTGAAGCTTTATCAGACGGCGATAACTAATTTTGGATCGCTGTTCGCTGGATGCCGCGCTCTCGCATCATTGCCAGTCTTTCAAACGGCAGGCGCAACCAGTTTCAGTTCGACGTTCTCAGGATGCTACTGCTTGAAAGAGCTAACCGAGATAAATGCGTCTTCCTGCACCAATTTCTCCAGCATGTTCAATTCCTGCTATAACCTTGTGAAAGCTCCGGTTATGGACACCTCCGCTGGAACCAACTTTGCCAATTGCTTCGACACCTGTTACTCGCTTGTTTACGTCCCGAACTACAACCTTGCTTCCGCAACGTCCCTGATGGCGATGTTCAATGCCTGCCGAGCATTGAGGGAGAATCCTGTCTTTATCAATACCGGCAATGTAACCTCGTTTGCACAATTGTTTAACGGGTGCTATAGCTTGAAGAAGTTTAAGTCTTTTGACACTTCTAAAGGCACGGACTTTTCTAGCATGTTCAATGGCTGTGCTTCGCTTGAGGAAGTGGAGTTGTTTGACACCTCTAAAGCTACTAGCCTTGCCAGCACGTTCCGTTCATGTTGGCGTCTTAAGGAAATACCTGCCATTAACACTGGCTTATGCACAAATTTCAGTGCAATGTTCCAAGATAGTCCCTCGTTCAAGACAATCCCATTGCTCAACACCGCAGCGGGCATCACTTTTACGAGTATGTTCAACGGATGCAGTGCCTTGGCCGAGGTGCCCCTTCTTAATTTTGGCAACGCGACAGCTATAAACAACATGTTTGCTAACTGTCGCGCGCTGGAAACCGTACCGTTGTTTAACACGGCCAACGTCACCGATATATCGGGGATGTTTTCCAACTGTACTTCGTTGAGGGAAGTGCCGTTGTTTAACACAGCCAAAGTCACCACAATGGCTAGTATGTTTAATAACTGCACCGTGTTGAGGGCTTCGCCCTCCTTCAACACCCCGGTATGCCTGAATTTCAATAGCATGTTCTTTAACTGCTCCAATCTACAATCGGTCGGTGCGATGGATCTGTCTAAAGTAACTTCCTCGTCAGGCTACACCTCGATGTTTAACGGATGCGAACAGTTGGCTAATATCGACTGCACTGGTATCAAGTTCACCATTAGCGTTTCTAGCTGTAAGTTGTCGGCAGACAGGCTCAACGAGATTTATACCAATCTCGCTACGGTAACAGGCCAAATCCTTACGGTAACTGGAAACGTCGGAACCACTGGCGACAACCCTGCGATTGCTACCGCAAAGGGCTGGACAGTCACCGGCTAAATGAAAGGAGAGAAAATGACGACTGAAACCAAAGACACTAGCGGCTTTTACAAACTCGACGGCGACTTGTTATACGGCCCCAACTTTGTGTGTTCGCCAACCTTCACCCTGTTGCGCGAGCAGCACGACACCTACACCTACCCGCAAGACGGCTGGTACTGGTTCGACAGTGAGGCGGCGGCACGCGAGCATTTCAACCTCCAGGTGCGTGATGAGGCGGGCCATCACGCCGCGTCGTAAAAATGGCGGCGCGCATAAGTCACAAATGACTTCCATGTCCGACATTTCTTTGCTAGAATGCCTGGCAAACCTTTGCGAGCGAATGACGAAGGCATCGACATGACACTGACAAAATTGAAGGATTTGAAATGCCGACAAACGTCTTCGAGCAGCAAATGGAAGAACTGAAGATCGACATGCGCGAAATGCGCGGGGCCATCACTAAGATGGCCGAGGCTCTCACCAAGCTTTCAGTTCTGGAAGAACGCAACCTGGCGGCTAACGTGGCAATCGAGAAGATTGCCGAGCGCCTGGACAAGACCGACGAGAAGGTCAACCGGGTCGAGCTGGAGCAGGTCAAGTTTGAGGCAACCGTGGGCGGCATCTCCAAGACGATGAAGGCGATGTGGGCAGCCTTCGGCGGCGGCGTAATCTACCTCGGTAGCCAACTGATCAAGACGTTCGCATGATCTCCCTCGCGCAGTTTTTCATGGGGCGCGACGTGACCTACAAGTCTGCGCTGACGCCCGCTGTCACAGCCAATGCAACCGACCTGTTGCAGCGTGTGAACTTTCTGCTGGAAGTCTTCTACGCTGCGAACCCGAAAGCGCACGCCCGCGGCGTGAACTCGGGCTGGCGGCCGCCGGCGCTGAACGCGAGCGTCAAGGGCGCCGCGCCTCGCTCCAAGCACATGACGGGGCAGGCGATCGATGTCGGTGACGACGACGGCGCACTGGACGCTTGGCTCATGACCCCGCTGGGTCAGAAGGCGCTGGTGGAAGCGAAGCTGTGGATGGAGCACCCGTCCGCAACGCCCCGCTGGTGTCACCTGCAAAGTGTTCCGCCTGGCTCCGGTCGGCGTGTCTTTTACCCCTAAGGATAAGTCACGAATGAATAAGCTATCTGCAATCTGGAGTCTGTTTCGCAAGGGACAGGCGGTCGCCAATCCCGAAGCGTGGAAGGACGCCGGCAATGCCGCCTTTCTGGTCGGGGGCGTCATTCTCGCGCTGGTGCAGTTGGCCGCGTCGTTCGGCTACACGCTGCCGTTCGACATCACGACCGAGCAGGCTAACAACATTGGTCTTGGCATTGCTACTGTGGTCGGTTTCTTCGTCCACAACGTCAGCTCCGAACATGCCGGACTCCTGCCTGCCAGGCGAGACGCTGTGTCAGGCGATGCTGCGCCAGGTGCCGCGGCACCCGTGCAGTCTGTCGGCCAGACCCATCCTGGAATCGACGACGCCACCCGCGAGCGCGCCCGCAAGTTCCTCGAAGCCAACAAGGATCTCTACCTCGGTTAGCGCGTATGCACTCGATTATTTCCGCCGTCTTGACGGCATTTTTGTTGCGGTTCGCTGTACTTACTAAAGAAGGAGTCTCCTATGAGCGTGGCAAATTTCATCCAGGTCGTGCAGGTTACTGCGCAATTGCTGCCGGTGGTCATCGACGCCATCAAGGCAGTTGAGGCGGCAATCCCCGGCCAAGGCAAGGGTGAGCAGAAACTTGCGCTGGTGCGCGGGATGCTCGAAACGGCGTTCGTCACTGTGCAGGACGTGACGGTCAAGTTCGAGCAGGTGTGGCCGGTGATCTCGGCGACGATCTCGAATTTGGTCGCGATCTACAACAAGATCGGCGCGTTCAAGAAGTAATTCGCCGCACAGGCGTGGAGGCCGCGATTGCGGCCTTTTTCTTCAACTTAACATTTTCCTCTCATGGCGAAAGAAGTCGATCTGAACCAGTTCATCAAGATTTGGAATGACCTGGAGAATTACCCGACTGTGGCCGATGTCGCTGAAGCCTGCGGCATTTCGATCAAGACGGCGCGCAACAAGGCCGGCTTTTTGCGCGGCCTGTCCAAGAACGACCCGAATGGTGTGAAGGTTGCGCACCGCAATCCCACGTCGGAAGTACCGCTGTCGGAAGACGCGGGTCGCTTCATGGCCGATTGGGGGCCGGACGAGTGCGTTGCCGAGCTGCGCCGCATCGCCGAGAAGGATACGGAAATGGTGGTCACGCGGAACTACTTCCGCAACCACAGCGCGATCTCGGAATCGACCTGGAACCGCTACTTCGGCACCTTCGAGGAATTCAAGCGCCAGGCCGGCATCATGCTCTCGCGCCAGCAGCACCAGCTTGAGAAGCAGATCGCCAAGCACGCCTCCGTCGACCATTACCGCAACCTGAACATCGACCGCGCCAACTACGAGACGAAATACGTGCGCGACAAGGAAGGCCGCTTCAAGACGATGCTGATCTGCTCCGATCTGCACGACATCGAAATCGACCCGTTCTTCCTGCGCGTGCTGATCGATACGGCCGCTCGCGTGCAGCCGGACATCATCGTCCTGAACGGCGACATTTTCGACTTGCCGGAGTTCGGCAAATACGGCGTCGATCCGCGCGAGTGGGACGTGGTCGGGCGCATCAAGTTTGCGCATGAGAAGATCCTCAAGCCGCTGCGCGAAACCTGCCCCAACGCCCAGATCGACTTCATCGAAGGCAACCATGAAGCCCGCTTGCTGCGGCACCTGGCCGATCAGTCGCCGGCGCTGCGCGCGGTGCTGTCCGACCTGCACGGCTGGACGACCTCGAAAATCCTGGGCCTGGATGAGTTCGAGATCAACTACATCGCCAAGGCGGATCTGGCCGCTTTCACGAAGAAGGACTTCGAGAAGGAGCTGGCCGCCAACTACAAGATTTACTTCGACACCTTCGTATGCCACCACTTCCCGTATGCACGCGACTGGAAGATGCCTGGCGTGAACGGCCACCATCACCGGCATGTGGTGTGGCCCGCTTTCAACCCGGTCTACGGCGCGTTCGAGTGGCACCAGCTCGGCTGCGGCCACAAGCGCGCGGCGTCCTACTGCGAAGGGGAAAAGTGGCACATGGGCTTTGACATCGCCCACATCGACACGCATACGCGCGCCACCGTCCACGACTACGTGACCGTGACCGACTTTGCCGTCGCCGGCGGCAAGTTCTACTACCGCACGCCGGCCGAGGTCGATGCACACGTTGTCAAGCCGGTCATGCAGCCGGCATAAAATTTCAACCTTTCATATTGTTTGATCAGTCAGCGCTGAGTTATAGTGGTGACTCGATCAACCACCTTTGGAAGCGGATTCACATGGCGCGCAAGCAGCACTCCCAAAAACAGTCGTCCCGAGCCGAACGTCGCCAAGCCAAGCGAAACGGCGCCCACCCCGACCAGGAATATTGCCAAATTCTCCCGCCTCCCAAGCCCAAGAAAGCCGAACCTTTCGAGCCGAAAACGCCGAACCAGAGAAAATATGCCGCGGCCATGCGCCAGCCTGGCGCGCTGGTGTTCGGCATGGGGCCTGCCGGCACCGGCAAGACCTATGTCGCGGCCACCGTCGCGGCCGAGGCGCTGATGGACAAGCAGGTCGAGCGCATCATTCTGACGCGCCCGGCCATCGAGGCGGGCGGTGAGCAGTTGGGCTTTCTGCCTGGCGAAAAGGAAGAAAAGTTCGACCCGTACTTCGACCCGTTCCGCGATGCGCTGATCGACCGGCTCGGCGAATCCTTTGTCGAGCTGCTGGTCAAGGATGGCCGTATCAAATGCGAGCCGTTCGCCTACATGCGCGGCAAGACCTTCAAGAACGCCTTCGTGATCCTGGACGAAGCGCAGAACGCCAGTGCGGAAAAGATGAAGCTGTTCCTGACCCGCATCGGCGAGAACGCGACCGTGGTGGTCAACGGCGACGAAACGCAGGTGGACATCAGGGAGCCGAGCGGCTTCATTGATGCCGCCAACCGGCTCATGCACATCACTGCCGTGAAGGTGGTCATGTTCACCAAGAAGGACATCGTGCGCTCGGGCATGGTGCAGGAGATCGTGGAAGCCTACGAGCGGCCGGCGCCGGACAAGGTCAATCCGCTGCTGCAACGGTAGGACAGGCGGGCAGGCAGGGAAGTGGGGCCGCTGGCTCCGCTTCCACTTGGGGATCGACTTGGGGCCGCCAGTTCACTTCTATAAGTCTTCTCTATATTCAAAGCGTCACGTAAGAAGTATTTCGGGAAAACAGAGGAACACCCAATGATTGAACACACGCACGGCGCCTTCTTCGGCTCGGCACTCGATTTCCACCAGTGCGAGATCCTGGCGATCGCAAACATCGACCGGCGGCTCCTGGCGCACGAAACGGCCCTCTACGGCCAGAAATGGTTCGACTACCGACCACTCCACCCGACGCTGGCAACCTACCTGTTCGCGCATCACTACAATCGCGCATACGGCGCCTTCATGGGGCAGTATTTTGACCACAAGAAGCGCTTTATGGCTGCCTTCAAGGGCAAGGATGTGATGGCCGCGCGCGAGAGGAAATCATTCTGGAAGCTGCGTCAGAAGTGTGACGAACTCGGCGTCCGGTACGATTTTTTCTGCCGCGTCACGATGGAGTGGTGCGCAATCAACGGCTGGAAGCAGCCGCCCCGGCCGGCACACGCGGCGACCAATGCCGAGCTGCTGGTCTACGTGGCAAACCGCTGGGCGCAGGAATGCCGCGGGAGGATCCAGTGGGCGCACGACCCGCGCTACACGACGCGCAACTGGTGCGGCGCACCCGACCAGGCCGCATACGAGGCGCACGTCTTGGACGCGATCAAATCCAAACCGCTGCCGCAGTACGCGCTGCACACTGCTCTATATGTATTTGACGCCCTTCGCATCGAAGCGGCGATCGAAAAGCTGCCGGAGTCGGCAGTCGACCAGGCGGTCGATTTTGCAGCGAAAGAAGTAAGTAAGCAGTGAGCTATAATGGTTTCGTCAGCGCGACATTTTTGCGCGGAAAACCCCAAGTTTTAGGAGAAACGAAACATGACATTCCCCCACGGTGCCCGTATTGATGACCCGATTCGCCGCGAGCAGATCGAGGAAGCCCGCCGCATGGCTGAATCGGAAGGCATTGCGCCGCGCCGCACCCTGAGCGTCAAGGCGGGCTACGAGAGCCGCATGGACAACCGCAACGCGCCGCCTGCGCGTAAGCCGGCCGGCAAGACCCAATTGAAGGGCCACGAAGCCTTTCTAAAGGCGCTGGAGCTGTCCGGCGCCGATGTGGAAATCGAGAAAACCGACGGCACCATTTACCGCGGCAAGGTTAAGCATGCGGACAAGTACACGATCACGATCAATGTCGCCGCCGCCGGCCACTACGAGGAGGATGGGCATGAATTCATGCCACATTACTGCGTGGCGCGTGACCGTGTCGTTTTCAAGCATGACATCAGCGAATTCTCGGCCCTCACGCCGCGCGTTGAGCGTACGGCTGAAGAAGGGGTGCCGGCATGACCGACGCCACATTGCAGGCTGCCGAAGACTCGGTTGTCGCAATGATCGGCGACCGGATGACTGCCGGTCTGAGCGCGACCGCTTCGGCGCCTGAAATCACGACCGGCACGGACACCAAGTTCGAGTTCGACGCCGACTTCCAGACCAAGGTCGCCACCCTTGCAGTGCGCAGCATGGATTTCATGCGCAAGACCGCGCACCTGATGAAGCCGGACTACTTCGAGAACGCCGGCGAGGCCGCAATGGTCAACCTGGCCCTGCGTTTCTACAAGCAGTACGGCACGGTGCCCACCGCGGCGGCCGCGGCTCAACTGTTCAAGGACGACATCAGCGCCAAGATCATCCGCAAGGACATGGTGCCGGTCGCGAAAGAGGCGTTCTACAAGGTATTCGACAAGCACGCCGACCTGTCCGACAGCCAGTTCTTCGCTGAGAAGGTCGCGGAGTTCGCCCGCCACCAAGCACTCTCGGCGTCGATCCTGGAGTCGGTGGAGCTGCTGGAGAAGAAGCAGTTCGACAAGATCAAGCAGATGGTCAAGGCCGCGTGCGAGGTCGGCCTGAACGAGCATGGCGAGGAGTACGACTACTACGCCAAGATCGACGAGCGTACCGCCGAGCGGGCCGACCGCATGGCCGGCAAGCTGCCGCCCACCGGCATCACGACCGGCCACAAAATGATCGATGAACTGCTGTATCACCGCGGCTGGGGCCGTAAGGAGCTTTCGGTGATCCTGGGCGGCGCAAAGGCGGGCAAGACGACCGCGTTGATCAACTTCGCCAAAGCGGCGTCGCTGGTCGGCCACAACGTCTTGTACGTGACCTGCGAAGTGGCGGCCAAGATCATCTCCGAACGTCTCGATGCCACGATGACGGACACCGAGATCAAGAACCTGATGGCAAAGATGAAGGACGTGCAGGGCAAGGTTAAAGCCCTCATGCCCCGCGCCGGCTGCCTGAAGATCGCGGAGTTCCCGTCCGGCACGCTGACCCCGACGCAGTTGCGCGCCTTGATTGAGCGCTATAAGTCGCCAGCGTTGATGCCTGACGGCAGCGTGCGCGACCCGATCCAGTTCGACCTGATCGTGGTGGACTACGCCGACATCATGGCGCCGGACTTTCGGACGAGCGACAACATCGAGAACTCCAAGCAGATTTACCTGGCCCTGCGCGCCATCGCCCACGACGAGAACGTGGCAATGTTGACAGCGACGCAGACCAACCGCGAAGGCTTCAAATCGACGGTGGCGAAGGCCGAGCACGTCGCGGACGACTTCAACAAGGTGCGCACGGTGGACATCATGATTTCCATCAACATCACCGACGAGGAGCGCGCCAACGGCGAGGCGCGTCTGTATTTCGCAGCGTCGCGTAACCAGCAAGGCGGCTTCACCATCTTCGTGAAACAGGAGTTGGAGAAGATGAAATTTATCGCAAGCATTTTGAGGATCGAATAATGGAAAAGGCACCCGACATCATTCTTGGCGTGGGCAATGGCTGCGGCACGCTGTTCGTGCGGGGCGACTACGACAGCATCAAGGCCGCCCAGGCGATCATCGTCGAGCGCGACGAACTGCGGCGGGAGAATAACCTCCTGGCGCCGAAGGTTGCCAACCTGGAGGAGCACCTGGCAACCGCGCTGCGCCAGTTGGAGCGCATGACATGCGAGCGCAATGCATGGTTCGAGAGTGCAGGCTTCATGGGGCGCGCCACCGACTTCTATCGCAGCCTGATTGTGGAAATGGGTAAGGTGATCGGGCCGCTGGCCTATACCAGCGAGGACGGCAGCGTGCAAAGCGAGCCGTTGGCGCTGGCCGTGCGCGACATCGTGGTGGCGCGCTTTTCGCTGCCGAACAATGTCGCGGAAACGCAGTTGCCGAAACCATCTTTCCTGAAGCGTATCCGGTATGCGCTGCGTATTATCTTCACAGGTAAATAACGGGAGCGGGACATGAGCACTATCGACAAAGAGGACTGGACGCGGCGCTACGCAAATCGGCTGATCAATCGCGCGGCGTTTCCGGAGGAGACGGCGCACATGATGGCGGGCGACGCCTACGACGTGGCGATGGAAGAAGCCGATGAGGATATGTCGCCGGAAGATTGGGCTGACGAGGACATCAGCGCGATGGTGAACTGACATGACCGAACAGGAACTCATTCAAAAGCGCACAAAGGAACAGCGCATCGCGGAGCTGCCGCGCTACAAGCTGCTTACACAACAGGGCGACTACCAAGATGAAACGTATTTCCTCCAGCAAGAGGACGGCGAGTATGTGGTGCTTGCTGATGTCCTCGCTGCACAGGCTCCGCTGATCGAGCGCATCGCAGAACTGGAGCGGCAGAACGCGGAGGCATTGGGCCTGTTGAAGCGCCTGAAATTGAACTTGATGCACGCACGACGTTTTGCGCCAGAGACGTTAAATACTTACCGTCATGCCTGCACGAATACAGAGGGCGACATTGAAGAGTTTCTTGCAGCCGCTCTCGCAGCGTCCAACGGACAATCCAAGGGAGGGGTGTGATGATGGCCTGTGACATTTGCGGCAAAACTGGCACTCGATTGGCCGACCTTCTGGACGCTTACAAGACGCCAGACATACAGCAAATTTGCCCCGACTGCGAAACGATCGTGAACCGCAAGAACAGCAAGTTGTTGACCATGGTGCTGAACATTAAAACCGATCTGCTAAAGCGATTCATCCGCGAGCGCAAGGCCGCAACCAATCAGGAAGGACAACAGCAATGAACAAGAACAAAACAGTAGTGGTGTCGGTGGAATTGCTCGAATGGGCGCAGCAAAATATTGACTGCATCGAAGACGAAGCCGAGCGTCAAAAGGTGAGTGCAGAACTTGGCAAGTACATCGCCGCCGCACCAGCAGCGACAGCGCAGCCTGACGAGCGGGAGGATGCCGAAAGCATCATCAAGGACATTCGGGAACTCACCGACTTGGCAGACAAGATGGGGCGTTCGCGTGGGCAGAACAATTACTGCATGAACCGCACCGCACTGGACAAGTTCGTTGATCTAAAGATTGCACTTGAGGCTCGGATTCGCGCCGCCCTCACCGCCCCGCAGGATGCGCAGGAGCGGGATGTGATCAAGGAGCTTGCAGATCGCTTTGCCGCTATCCCGCATGAAATGTGGCAAGCCATCGAGGTCGCAAACCTGCTTCGGGAGTACATCACCACCGCACAGCCATCGGACAAGCCGGAAGGCAAGGCCGAGCAGCAGGCGGAGCCGGTAGCATTCACGGCGCAAGACCGCCTTGATCGGCTCAAGCAGTATCCCTACCGTGCTGAAACGATGTGGTCGAAAGACCTCTGCGATGGTGGAGACATTCCGCTCTACACCCACCCACCCGCGCAGCAGCAACTGACGGACGAGGCGGCGGACAAGGCCCGAAACGCTCTGCTGTGGTTCTACCGCCGTGCAAAACCGAAGTATGGTCGACTGCCGTTTGCCGAAGAAGCGATAGCCTTGTTGACCAATCGGCCCACCGACAAGGATGCGGGAGATCGGTCGTGAGAAAAGGCGGCAACGCTGAATTGCAGGAAGCGATCGAGTCCATCGACATCGAGTCGTGGCTCGATCGCGAGGGCGTTCGCTACAAGCACACGCGCGGATCCTCCGGCGCCCAACTGAACGTCAAGGAATGCCCCTGCTGCGGCAATTCCAACTACAAGGTCTATCTGAACGCCGATACCGGACTTGGCAACTGCTTTCACGGCGACTGCGAAACCAAATTCAACAAGTGGAAGTTCATTTCCGCTTCGCTCGGCGTGCCGACCAGGCAGGTGATCGAGCATATCAAGGAGGTCGCGCGCGAGCAGGGCTGGCGCCCGCCGCGCAAGAAGGCACTGGCGGTCGATACGGCAAAGGCCGAGCTGGTACTGCCGGAGTCCATTGCCTTGCCGCATCAGGGCCGCAACCTGCGGTATCTGGACAGCCGTAACATTTCCGGCGACGTGGCGGCATATTTCGAGCTGCGCTTCTCCCACCGCGGCCACTTCGATTACATCGACGAGGAGGGCCGGCCGCGCCGTCAGGACTACAGCAACCGGATCATCATCCCGATCTACGACCTGGAGGGCGAGCTGGTGTCCTTTCAGGGGCGCGACATCACTGGCGAGGCCGACAAGAAATACTTGTTCCCGCCTGGCTTTGCGTCCACTGGCGCACACCTTTACAACGGCTATAACGCCATCGGGGTCGAGTCGATTGTGATCAACGAAGGCGTCTTCGATGTTGCAGCAACCAAGGTCGCCCTCGACGGCGAAATGACGCTGCGCGACGTGGTGCCGGTCGGCTCTTTCGGCAAGCACCTGTCGCACGGATCGGATGACAGCCAGCTCGGCAAGCTGATGCACCTGAAGCGGCATGGCTTGAAGACGGTCACGTTCCTGTGGGACGGTGAGAAAAAGGCGATCCAGGATGCAGTCGCGGCCGCCCAACTGGTCAGGAGCGTCGGTTTGATGGCGCGCGTGGGCCTGCTGCCGCCCGACAAAGATCCGAACGAGGCGACGGCAGAGCAGGTGCGCGCGGCTTACTGGAAGGCGACCGTGATCAACAACGTGACGGCCACCAAGCTGTTGATGATTGCAGAACGCGACTACGCTTAGGAAAGCTGCGCGAATAAGTCACAAGTGACTACGAAATCCGCAGCGCGAGCGGTATTATCAGCTTATTGAAAGATTGCGCGAAAGCGTGCGCAGGGAGGCAACAGTGATCAAGATTTCGACCAACTATCTGGAGCATAGCGGCGGCACCAAATTCTATGAAGTGGTGAAGCTGTCCGACATGGCGGCCGGCGCGCACATGGTCATCAAGCGGTGGGGCAAGATCGCCGAAAAGATGGGCGCTGGACAGACCAAGGTCGAGCGCTACGGCGACGAGAGCGAAGCGGCCGACTCCGTGAACGAGATTTTGCGCGACAAGCGCAAGGACAAGGGCGCCAAGGGCCGCTACACCGATGCGGTGCTGAATCTGGGCCTGCACGCCTACAACGGCGCGTCTGCGCAGGACAACGACGTAATGGGGATCGTGCGCGGCCACTATCAGCAGCGCGATGTCCACGAAAGCGCAAATTACTTTTTCGATCTGGAAAAAGCCGCTGCGCCTGGCGACGAGGTTATTGACGAGCCGGCGCCGGAACCCGCGCGCCCGGTCGAACGCGGCGACACATGGGGGAGTTGGTAATGGCGATGCTGCCCGACCAAATGCTCCAGGCCGTTGCGCGCGAAGGCGGGGAAGTGGCGATCGACGAGTTGATGAGTCACGTCCATCCGAGCGTGGAGAAGATTGTGCGCGTTTCGCTGATTCAAACCCTGACGATGCAGATCGCCGCACACCGGAACCACCAGCACGAACTGGAAGAAATCAACAACTTCGCCACACACGAAGTCAACATCGGCCCGATGTGGGCCACATGGTAAGGAGCCATCATGACTGAGGAAATTAAGTTCTACCCGCCATCGGCCTCTGCCGGCGGCGACAACGCCCACTACCTGTCCGGCTGCGAAACGGTCGGCCGCAGCCCCGCGTATGCGAGCTGCCTGTTCAAGATCAGCGAGCTGAAGGCAGGTCGGCGCCCCGAGATTTACCGCGACTGCCACAACGCCATCGAGGCGCGCCAGTGCAGGGCGGTCGATATGCGCGAGGAGGAAGAACTGAAGGGCCAGGCGATCTACTTTTTCCCGCGCCGCCCGCCGCAACTGCTGACCCTGCCGCTGTCGGTCGCCGGTGATTTTGGCGTGCGTATCTCGAACCTGACGCCGCCGCACATGATCCCGAAAGACCCGAAGCCGACCTCGTCGCGCTTTAAGCCATCGGTCGAGCGCACTAAGCCACTGACGCCGCCGAAGATGGACGCGCTGGACAAGGAGCTGCTGAACGCAACGTCGAATGGCTTTGCCGATGCGATTACGTCAGCCGTGAATGAATTGCCGAAGATGGAAGCGATTACGGAAGTGACGCTGCCGGCAAAAGAACCGGCGAAACCGGCACCCGTAATTGAACCGAAGCTCGCGCCGGTAGCGGCCGCACAACCTGTCGCAAGACCGGCAATGCTGCCTGGCGAAACCCCTTTGCAGTATGCCCGCCGCCTCGCGGCATCCCGATAACCCTTAACTGGAGAACACATGGAACTCATCATGAATAGCGATCAGGTATTGGATCTGATCGATAGCGTCGCAGCCACCAGCGGCAAGAACGACAAGATTTCGATGCTGAAGGCGGTGTCCGGCAGCAACCTGCTGCGCGCCGTGCTGGAGGCAACTTACAACCCGATCGTCAGCTATGGCATTCGCCAGTTCCCCGACCGTGCTGTCGACGCTACTGGCGATGCCCACTTTTCGGCGCCGACATGGGGCGTGATCGCGGCGCTGCGCGAACGCCAAGTTACCGGCAACGCCGCACAAGCGGCGATTCAGCACGAAATGAACACGCTGTCCGTTAAGTCGGCCGAACTGTTCAAGCGCATCATCCTGAAGGACATGCGCGCTGGCTTCTCCGAAGAAACCGTCAACAAGGTGTGGGGCGGCCTGCTCCCGGAGTTCCCGTATCAGCGCTGCTGCCTGCCCAAAGACGCCAAGCTCGACACCTGGAATTGGGCCGAAGGCCACATCAGCCAGCAGAAGGCGGACGGCATGTTCGCCAACGTCAATCACGAAGAAGGCGGCCAGGTCTTCATCTTCAGCCGGCAAGGCTCGATGTTCCCGATGGAGAAATTCGAGGAGCTGGCAACCGTGGTCAAGTTGTCGCTGGCGGCCGGCACGCAGAATCACGGCGAACTCCTGGTCATGCGCGATGGAGCGATCCTGGCGCGCGAGATCGGCAACGGCGTGCTGAATAGCGTGCTGAAGGGCGGCGACTTCGCCGAGAACGAGCGTCCGATCTTCATGGTGTGGGATCAAATTCCGCTCGATGCCGTGAAGCCGAAAGGCAAGTATGCGGTGCCATATGTGCAGCGCCTCAAGGGGCTGATCGAGCAGTTGCGTGGTGGCGCCAACATCAACGTCGTCCAGTTGATCCCGACCAAGATCGTCAAGAGCCTGACCGAAGCGTATCAACACGCGGCAGAGGTCATGCTGGCCGGCGGCGAAGGCACCATCCTGAAGAACCGCAACGCGCACTGGAAGGACGGCACCAGCAAGGAGCAAGTCAAACTCAAGCTGGAGTTCACGGTCGATCTGGAAGTGCAGGGCGTTGTCCTCGGTCGCGACAACACCAAGAACGCCGGCCGCGCCGGCAGCCTGAAGTGCGCGACGTCCGACGGCAAGCTCGAAGTCGATGTGGCGATCAAGGGCGAGAAGATGCGCGACGCAGTCGATGCCAATCCGGACGACTGGATCGGTCGCATCATGCCGGTGACTGCGAACCTTGTGCTGAAACCGTCGGAGAGCAACGAATTGCATTCCCTGTTCTTGCCTCGTTTCGCTGAAAGCGAATACCGCACCGACAAGACCGTGGCGGACTCGTTGCAGCGCGTGTTCGACCAGGAGGAGGCGGCCAAATTGGGCGTCGCCATCAAGGACGGCACTGCACTGAAGGCGGCAGCATGAGTGTGATCTGGATCAGTACAAAGGAACGGACGCCCGAAGTCGGCGAGCTGATCGCGAAGCGCTGGAAGAACGGCGCGGTGTGGGCCGGCAAATACGCCGGCTCCGCAAAGGATTCCAGCTTCGACGAGTGGGTTTCGCTCGAAGCTGCTGAAACCTGCCAGGCGATCGGTATCAAGCATGACGGCACGATGGAAGTGATCGGGGCCATTCCTCTGCCGCATGGCATGAAGATTCGTGAAATCGCGCGTAGCTACTTCGGTGGCGATCCGGACGATGACATGAGCGAAGCCTACCTGGCGGTGGGCGCAATGGAAGAATTTGTCAACTGGCTCAAGGAGCAGGGGAGGTTGAAATGAAGCATATCGTCCTTGTTGAAATCGACACCGATGACGCCGAGAAGGCAGGCATCATTCGTGACGAGATCGCCGGCGCGGTGGAAGACTTCACCGAAAGCCACCGTCCCGCCTTCAACGTGTCCGTTGGCGACCTGGAGACGATCGAAACCGATCGCCACGCCGCGCTGGTCGAGCTGGCGAAAGAGCGTCACTGCTCTGGCAGTAGCGACGAAATCGAGTGCGACAGCAATGCCCGCCTGTCCGAAGGCTGCGACGGTATTTTCGTGCAGGGCTGGCTGTTCGTCCCGAACCGCGTGCTGCATGAGGCCGGCATCGACAACCCGCACGCGGAGGATGAAGACGGTGACTGACTTTCCCATCGCAAAGGCACGCTTGGAGCGCAACTTGTCGCATGGCGGCTTCGATGTGCATGTGATGTCGCGCCGCACGCCGGCAGGCGTCGACATCATCGGCCCGCTGTCACCGCCGACCTACACGCATGTGCCGACCGGCATGTATCACCCGCCGGAGCCGGCGTTCACGCTGCAATACGAGTCGGCGCAAGCCATGCTCGATGCACTGTGGGAGGCGGGGATTCGGCCGTCTTCCGGCATGGAGAAGAAAGACGATGCCAAAGTCGACCTTGCAGTCAAGCTCATGCAAAACCATCTGGCAGACCTGCGTCGCATGGCATTCGGTCAGGAAGTCATCAAGACTGCTGACCAACCGGCGACCGGCCCCGCAATTCAATTTTGAAAGGAGTAGTAAATGAATTTCCTGTTTGAGTTGGCAACCCTCGGCGTTGTCGCCTTCGTGCAAAACATGGCCTTCACATGGGTTTCCCGCAGCCGTAACAGCGGTGATCCGAACTACCACCGTTGGGCGGCACTCTGCTCCAATGGCGTGTGGTTCGTCACCAATATCCTGATCACGATGCAGGTGTGGCAGGCCGTCAAGACCGGCAACTGGTGGACGATCGCCGCGGTCGCCGCCGTCTACATCGTCGCCACCACGGAAGGCTCGGTGCTGATGATGAAGATCCTGCTGAAGAAGGAAACTGGCAAGCGGAAGGTAGGCGCAGCATGACCGAAGCGGAATTCAAGGAGATCAAGGCGACGATGCCCTGGATGGAGCGCACCATTGCAACCGGACGCGGCGGCATCATCCAGATCATCGACAACCAAGGGCGTGAAGTGCCGCTGTTCACGATCGTCAGGTTCCTCATGATGATCACCAACAAGCTGGCGCGACCGATCGCCGAATCCCAATCCACAACTACCGAAGGAGAAGCAACTTGAAAATCCTCACCACCCTGACCGGCCCGTCCTGTGCGGGCAAGTCCACCCTGGAAGCCATGCTCGTCGAGCGCGGCTGCCTCAAAGCGGTATCCACGACCACCCGCACGCCGCGCGCCGGCGAGAAGGAGGGGGTGGACTACTACTTCGTCGACAAGTCCGAGTTCAAGCGGTTGCAAGTGCAGGGCGCCTTCATCGAGAGCGTCCAGTTCGGCGAGCATTACTACGGCGTGTCAGTCATGGAGCTGAAGCGGCTGTGGGCCAAGGGCGACCATGTGATCCTGGTGTGCGAGCCGATCGGCGCCAAGCAGATTCGCGCATGGGCGGCCAATCGTCCGGACGTGTATCTGCGGCAGGTTTTCGTCGACAATCCTACCTCAGTCATCCGTGACCGATTCTTGCGCCGCTTCTACGAAGACATGCGTGACGCCGCGGCGCTCGGCACGCGCGGCGCGACGGCCAAGGTGTTGGACAGCTACAGCAAGCGACTGACCATCATGCAGACGACCGAGAAGGGCTGGATCGCCGAAGCCTACGGCACCCCGATCGGCACGCTGTACGACATCATCATCGAGCGCTTCGATGAGTCCAACGCCACGGTCATCGCACACGACATAGCCCACTGTATCCCCGCCTGACACTCTGCTATCCTTCAGTGCAGGAGGAAAAACATGCCTGCACTGAAGGACATCGGGACGCTCGCCAACCGCATCGGCGTCTCCTGCCTATCCCAATCCCCGCTCTGGCACCAGGACATCAGCACGATCGTCCCGGCGCAAATCTATGCCTTCGTCACCAAGATGAAGATGAACGGCCGCCTGGACGAAGGCGAATCCGCCATCGAGATCGCACTTCGTGAAGTCCATCAGGCCGTCGCCCGCAACGAGATCGCCGTGCCGCCCATGTTGTCCTACTACCGGCCGACGCGCATCTACCTGACCGCCGGCGAGCTAAAGAATGGCTTGATCTACCTCGGCGGCGCCCGCGCCACGGCGACGCTGTTTGCGCTGGAGACGGGAATGGACGCGCTCGATGTCACACGCTTGACGCACAAGCGTCTCGCGGGATTTCGTCGTGTCCACCCCATGTCGGCACTGGCGGAGGAATGTCTGCGCATCACCCCGCGCCACCTGAGCTGCCCGTATGTGTTTTGGCGGGAAACCGATGACGGAATGACATTGCCCTTGTTCGGTATGGATGCGGCGATCTTTGACGCGTTCGGGCTGGTGTGGGCCGAACTGGCGCAGGGCTACGCTGACCTGATCCTGATCGACGAGGACGCGGATCGCGAATCGATCGAGTGCTGGCTAAACCGCTAAGTCGGCCCGTTGTGTTTTCGTCACAGTCGAAAATGGTTGGGTGGATAAAGGGGTGGATATATGCCGTAATGCTTTGATTTCATGATGATTTGGGCGGCCTGCAAAGCCGTCTACGCCGGTTCAATTCCGACCCCCGCCTCCAAATTCTTCCTTGTAATTCAAGGACTTAAACGCCGCCGCAAGGTGGCGTTTTTCATTCCAGACCCGCCTAGACCGGCCAAAACGGGTGGTGATCCACCCGAAAAAAGTGGCAAACCACCCGTATAATGTGCGTGTTGGACGTTGACGCGAGTCGGCGACCTTGTTCGGCAGCATTGCGGGGAATCAAAATGGCAACAAAAAGACAAACGCCAGGCGGCAAGTGGGAATACATCATCAAGCGCTCCAAGCTCCTGGAGAAGCCGATCTACCTGACCTTCGATGACGAGGCCGAGGGTGACGCCTACGTCGCCAAGCTCGAAGCGCTCCTAGACCGCGGCGTGGTGCCGCACGAATACCAAAAGCAAGGCGAGAAGTACGTGCTGCTGGCCGAGCTGATTGCGGACTACTTGGTGCAGGTGCATGTGTCCGATCCGGACAGGAAAATTCTCAACGTGATCTATGCCCGCATCGGCAAGACCAGTCTGCGGCTCGTCAATTACGCTTGGGTGGAAGGCTGGATCGGCGACATGAAGACGCAGTTGAATTTGAAGCCAGGTACGATTCGTCACCACGTCGGCGCGCTCGGGCGCTGCTTCGATTGGGCAAGCCGGCGCAACGTCGTGCCGCTGGTGATCAACCCGATCAGGCAACTGCCAAAGAGCTACGCGCAGTACAGCGAGCGCGACGCGCAACTGGCGCGCGCCGTCGACGACGACCATGTGCGCCAGGAGGACGAGGAACGTGACAGGCGTCTCGAAGAAGGGGAGGAGCAGCGGATCCGGCAGATCCTCGACGGCCACAAGCCTGAAGGCCGGCAGCGGGCAATGGCGCTGCGCTATCAGGGCGCCATCGAGCTGCTGTTCGACCTGGCGCTGGAGACGGCGATGCGAATGCGGGAAATGTTCACGCTGACCCTGGATCAAGTCGACCTGGCGCGAAAGACGGTCTTTCTCGACAAGACCAAGAATGGCGACAAGCGGCAGGTGCCGCTGTCGTCGGTGGCGCTGTCGCGCATTCAGCGCTACATGGAGCAGGTGAGGGCCGCAGAGCGCGGCATGGAGGGGTTCAGCTTCGAGGGCAAGCAGCTCTTTCCTTGGTGGGATGGCTCGCTTGAGCGGGACGAATTGCGGCGCATTACGGCGCTGTTATCGCGCCAGTACGCGCGTGTTTTTGAGGCGGCCGGCTGTCACGATCTGCGCTTTCACGACTTGCGCCACGAAGCCACCAGTCGCTTCTTCGAGCGCACGCAGTTGCAGGACTTCGAGATCATGAAGATCACCGGCCACAGTTCCACACGGATGCTGCGGCGCTATTCCAACCTACGCGGCAGCGTGCTGGCCGACAAGCTCTGGTAGCTCGTAGGCGGACAAATCGGCGCGCGGGGTCTTTTCCCTGCCGCGCTTCTTGGGCGATACCATAGACGGCACGCGCGCCGCCGTTTGCTGCAATTCTTCCTCCACGCCCGCTTTCGCCAGGCGCTCGCGCATCTGGCGCCTGGCTTCCGCGCGCAGGTATTCCGTCAAGTCATCCAGCAGAAATACCCAGGCGCGGCCAATGCGCGCACCCGGCAATGCGCCGGAGGCGGCCAGCTTCAAAGCGGTCGATTTATCGACCTTCAAGAATTCGGCGCATTCGTCGATGTCCAGCGTTTTCATGTGACTCCCTGTTCCAGTGACGGAGTGGATCTTATACGTGGTTGGCGCTGAAAGCAAGTCAGCAATGACTGATCCGCAAGCGCGCGAACGTACCTGCTGAATTGTGGGATGACCTAATAGCTAGTTTGTAAGCCACTGTTACAGATAGATAATTTGTCAGTTCGGGAATATATGCCGCAACTGAAAAACGACAGCAAAAGGAAATGTTTGCACGCGGCAAAGGACGCATTTATAATCGGCTACTGATCCATTCGATACTGTATAAACGTACAGTAATGTTAGAAAGGATACTGGAAAAATCAATTGATGTGGGAAAACAAAAACGGCGCCTGGAGGCGCCGTCGGGAGGGGAAAATGGGTGGATCAAAAGTTCTCGGGCTTCAGGGTGTCAATCACGGCCAAGAGCGCGGCACGCTCGGTATCGTTGCGCAACCGCGGATTGGGCACCTTCGACTGACGGATGCACTCGATGATCTCCACTTCATTTTGCGTCAGCGTGAGCGACGGCGTAAAGATGATGTCTTGAAGCGCTTCCCAAGTGTCCGGCTCGTATTCTTGCATGACCAGGCGGTACAGGTGCTTCGGATCGACGCCGAGAGCGCGCGCCATCGGCCCAACCTTCGACATCGGCAGTTTGGTCTTGCCCTGCTTGATCATCGTGATGATGTTGGGCTTGTTAAAGCCTGCTTCGCGAGCAATCTCCAATTGAGATTTGCCGCTAAGATCGATTTGCTGGCTGATGTAGTCAGCCACAGTGATGTTGTTGCTGCGTGATTTTCTCGACTTCACGCTCCGTTCTTCGGTAGTGGATTCCATAAGCATCTGCTCCCATTTTTGTTGGACTTACAGCAAGTCAAAAGTGAATTATTCGTTACGTTGTGATTATAGTCACTTAAAAGTTTTTCGTGACTTATTCATGTTGATAATGATCAAAGGATTCTACAGCAATCCCCAATGAGGGAACACCGTTTTACCCTATATGTAGTAGGTGGCTCCATTGGATAACCCGAATCTTTGCCGGGTTGTCGGTCTGCAATAGTAAGTAATAAGTGAGCTATAATCGTTTTGTGCTATCGCAAGCACTTGAATAAAATCAATGTCAAAGGAGTGTTCCGTCCCATGCAAACCGCCACCGCAGTATCGTCTGCCGCACTGACCCAAGCCATCAGCGCCGACCAGCTCGCCGACCTGATCGAAGAATCCAAGATCACTGAAACGCTTGATCTCGGATTCTCGTTCGTTCACAGGGCAACCCACCCCGAACATGGTCGCATCATCCTGGTTAGCACCGCTGGCGAACAACACGCCGTCCTTACCGTTTAACATCCTCCCACGCCCGTCAGTCCTCGGTGAGTTATGTCGCCGATATGATGCGGTAGGAAAGCTAAAAATCCTACTTGCGTCGCCTGACGGGCTTTTTTACAATTCACGTATCAGTCAACAGTGACTTAACAAGGGAGAATGCAGATGGCAATGACCGACCGAATTTTCATCATGCGTGAGGCAATTGGGAAGCTCACGCAAATGCTCGCAGGCAAAAGTGTGCAAGTTACGCAACGCGGCATCTCTGCTTACGTGCGTGCTGACGCCAAGGGTCGTCCCATCCTGGTCAACTTGCCCTATATCCCCGACAACGCCACCGACGAACTGCTGGACGCGATCCAGGGCTTCCTCGACCACGAAGTTGCGCACATTCTCTTTACCGACTTCAATGCGATGGACGAGGCGCAGCGTCACAACGCCGGCGGGATGCTGAACTTGATCGAAGACAGCCGCATCGAGCGCGCAATGGCCGATCGCTTCCAGGGTTCTGCTGAAAACATGGCCCGCATGGGCAAATTCTTCCTCGACAAGTACACCACGCCGAAGATGAACGAGGCGATCAAGAAAGGCGACAAGCACACGCTGACCGGCGTGCTGATGGTGCCGCTGATTCGCGCAATGGCCGGCCAGCAAGTCTTCGCCGAGTTCATGAAGGACAAGATGGAGCACGTCGAGGAGGAATACAACCGCATCAAAGACCTGGCGCCGCAGATTGCTGCCGCCTCCAGCACGAAAGACTGCCTGGAGTTGGCGAAGACGATTACGACGCGCTTGCGCGACGGCGTGCCGAAGCCCGCACCGAAGGACGAGGAAGAAGATCCGGCCGCAGCACCGATGCCGATCCCGATGCCTGGTGGTGGCAGCGGCAAGCCCGCGAACAAGAGCAAGGGCGCCGGCAAGAACAAGAGCAAGCCCGCACCGAAGGACGAGGAGGAAGAAAAAGACCCGACCGCCGGTGACGAGGAAGATGAGAAGGATCCGGCCGACCCGAGCGAGGAAGAAAAAGACCCCACTGCCAGCGGCGACGAGAGCGAGGAAGAAAAAGACCCGAGCGCCCCCTCCGACGAGGATGAAGACGAGGATGTCGGCGCACCTGGCGACGAGGATGACGAAGGCGACATGTCTAAGGGCACCGCAAGCGACGGCGATGACGGCGAGGGCGGCGACGCGACTGGTAGTGCGCCTTCGCCCCCGACTGGCGAAGAAACCGAATTGCCTGAAGGCGGCAGCGCGTCGTGGGATGCCATCGACCGTGAAACGGCGAAGGACTACGACGACCTGGCATCGAACATCATCACCAACACGACTGCCCACGTCGCCTCGCACGCCGATTACCTCGTCTACTCAAAGGATCAGGACATCATCGAGCCGCTGCGTGTCGGTCGCGAGTACAAGGACTCGATGCTGACCGCCTTGCAGGACAAGGTCGATCACATGGTCGGCCCGCTCCAGAAAGACCTGGAGCGCGCGATCGCCGCGCGCAGCCTGTCGCAGTGGAATCCGGGCCACCGTTCGGGCCGCCTGAACGCATCGGCGCTGTCGCGCTTGGCGGTCAACGACGATCGCGTGTTCCGACGCAAGACCGAAGTCACCAGCAAGGATGTGGCGGTCGAACTGCTGATCGATATGTCCGGCTCGATGGACGGCTCCAAGATTCACACCGCGGCGCAGACTGCGTATGCCTTGTGCAACGTGCTGGAGCGCATCGGCATCCAATGCGAAGCGGTCTGCTTTACCACCGGCATGGGTAATTGCGGCGACCACGCGGCGATGCAGGCGGAGGAGGCAAAGATCGGGCGCAAGTATTCGCGCTCCGAGCAGCTTTACATGCCGATCCTCAAGAGCTTCAATGAGCGGCTGTCCACTGACGTGAAGAAGCGTTTCGGTTGGCTGCCCTACACGCAATCCATGCGTAACAACGTCGACGGCGAGTGCGTCGAGATCGCCGGTATGCGGCTGATGGGCCGCAAGGAGAAGGGCAAGATCCTGATGGTGCTGTCTGACGGCGCACCGAACTGCTACGGCAATACCAGGACGCTCGGTCCGCATCTGAAGAAGGTGGTGGAGAACCTGACGCGCGCCGGTTTGAACGTGATCGGCATCGGCATCGAGTCCAACGACGTGGAACGCTTCTATCCGAAGCACATGGTTCTGAACAAGGTCGAGGAGCTGCCGCTTGCTGTGATGAAGGAGCTGCGCCAGCTCATCCTGAAGTAACACCGGATCGCGTGCAGGATAAGTCACAACTGACTTGCGTTTCCTGCCCGCTGACCGTATCATTCTTTCTGTCGCAGTAACAAAAACAGTTTTAGTTCATCGGGCAAATGCCCCTTTGTGGAGGATAGAAATGACCGTTTCCAACGACAAGATCACCTGCAAAATCTGCGGTGCCAAAGAACACATCATCAAGACCCATCTCCAGAAGGATCATCCGGACTGGACGGTCGAGCGCTACCAGGAGCAGTTTCCCGAAGCGCCGCTGATGTCGGAGTTCGCCAAAGACCTGCTGAAGAAAAAGCAGGCTGAAAAGGCTGCTGCCGAAGGCGGCACGACGATGGCGATGGCTGGCACTGCCGCTGCCGCAGCGCCCGCCAATGTGGCGACGCTGATCCCGAAAGGCACCGTCATGAAGAAGGCGCTGCACGAAATCTTCGAGCTTGGCAAGGTGAAGGCCGCCATGAGCGCCAAGGGCGACCCGATCCCGATCTCCGTGATGTCGGCGCATGAGCATCAGGGCATGGTGCCGCCCGTCTCGGACAACTACGTCTACGAGATCGACGAGCTGAAGAACGTGATCCTGTCGCTCGAACTGAATATCCCTTGCTTGGTTTGGGGCCACAAGGGCGCGGGCAAGTCTGAGTTGCTTGAGCAGGTGGCCGCGCGCACGAACCGCCCGATGATTCGCGTCCAGCACACGGTCAACACCGAAGAAAGCCACATCGTCGGTCAGTGGACGGTCAAGGCCGGCGCCACCGAGTTCGAGCTGGGGCCGCTGCCGCTGGCGATGCTCAATGGCTGGATCTACTGCGCCGACGAATACGACTTCGGTATGCCGTCTGTCCTGGCGGTCTATCAGGCCGTCCTTGAAGGTAAGTCACTGGTGATTAAAGAGGCTCCGGCGCACCTGCGCGTCATCAAGCCGCACAAGGACTTCCGTTTCGTCGCCACTGGCAATACCAACGGATCGGGCGACGAGTCGGGCCTCTATCAAGGCACGCTGATCCAGAACAGTGCCAACTACGACCGCTTCGGCATGGTGATCAACAAGAAGTACATGGATAAGCGCGCCGAGAGCCAGATTCTCCAGAACCACTGCAAGCTGGTACCGGCCGACGCGGACAAGATGGTCGAGTTCGCCAACCTTGTGCGCCAGTCCTACGACGCGGCGAAGATTTCCGACACGATCTCGCCGCGCACCCTGATCTACGCCAGCAAGATCGGCGTGATGCGCGGCTCCTTCCGCCAGGGCTTGCAACTGTCGTTCATCAACAAGCTGTCCAAGATCGACCGCGAAGTCGCGGACGGCCTCGCACAACGCATCTTCGGGTAAGGACTATGCAGCCGGCAATCAGCTTTCAAGAGAATGTCGGCCTCGTCCACTTGCAGGCGAAGAAAGCCTTCAAGTGGGCGTCAGGCGCGAACACAGGGATGACCTACGAGGACTGTTTTCAGGAAGCCTCACTGGCATTCGTGCTGGCGGCGCAGGGTTACGACCCTGACGCCGGCGTCAAATTCAGTGCCTACTACACGCAGGTCGCGTTCAGCCAGTTTCACAAGGCGATCGGTCGCATGACCGGCGTCAAGCGCTTGAGTCCGGACATGCGCGAGGAGATTGAGGCGCGCAAGGCTGAGAACGAGCGCCGCGCCGCGCAGGCATTGCCACCGCTGCCGGACATTAACTATTCACTGCCGACCGAGAACTTCTCGACGATGTCGGCGATGGGTGAGGAGGGCGGCGATCCCTTCGAGGCGAGCCTGGCATCGGAGACGCAGTCGCCCGAGGACATTGTCGCGTTCAACCAGCTATGGCAGCAAGCGACAGCAAACCTGTCGCCCTTGGCAAAGCTGATGGTGGAGTGGCTGCGCGACCCGCCGCCCGAACTGCTGAAAGAGCTGGACTGCCAGATCGCGTATGCGGAAGAAGCGGCGGCGTGCGGTCGACGAGCCTACGGGATGCGTGACGGCATCTCCATCAACAACGTATCGAAGTTCATCGGCATGATCGGCGATGTCAGCAAGCGCGAATTGACGCTGGCTGAAGCCGAGCTGATGGAGGTCGTGAAAAGGATCGAGGGGGCGTGATGACCACAGCAGAGCAGAAGGCGCCAGGATGCTTCGGCGCCGCTTCGGTATTCAGCATGGACAGCGCGGTGTGCCAGGCGTGCGTCGCGTTCAAGGAGTGCAGCGATGCATCCATCGCCACGCTCCAACAGATCAAGGCAACCATCGACGTGCGCGACCTGCTGGCAAAGCACACGTCGGCGCGTATGAAGCATGAGGCTCGCCTGGCGCCCAAGCAGACGCCCGCGCCGACCGCCGTCAGCCCGCTGCCGGTGGTGCAGCCCGCGCCTGTCACGCAGCCGGTCGAGCGCAAGACCACGATGGCGAAGGTCATCTTCGAGGTCAGCGCCGACCAACAGAACGCCATTGCGCGCATAAGCCAGGCGAACAAGAAGGCCGGCGATCAGGCGACCGTCTTGTGCAAGATGAATCGCATCAATGAAATGCGCTCCATGCTCCCGCAAGGGCAGAACCCCTTCGCTACGACAGGGCCAGGTTTCTTGCGCGTCGCTTGTGACCACCTGATCAATGGCGGCTTCACGAAAGCGTCGCTGCGCAAATCCCTCATGGAGACGTTCGGCTGGACGGAGGCGACCGCTGCGTCGCACGTATCCATCGCCGTCGCAATTCTCGGCGGGTTCAAGATTGCCGCGGGCGCCGACGGGAAGATCGTTTTGCATCCTGACTTGGTTTGAAACAATCAACTATCGACACAACAAGAGAGGCAGCAATGAAAGGTGGCACTTACGCAGAAGCCCTGAAGGCAGGCTTCACCGAGCAGCAAGCGGCTTTCTTCAGCCGCTTGGGCGGCGAAACGCGCGACGAGGCAGTCGACGAGATCAAGCGCCAGGAAAGACTGGCCGCGCGCGACCGCGCCTTCAAGCGCAAGCAGGCAATCAGCAAGGCGGTCAATGACGCAAGTTGGCTCATTTTCGGTGCGCTGGTCGTCGCCACTGGCTACATGGTGTTCGCATGAGCATCAACCACGCATTGTCCGTTCGCTCGGACTTCTCCATCGGACAATCGCTGCTCCAGGTGGATCACATCATCGACGAAGCCAAGAAGCACGGCTACGAGTCGGTGGCACTGGTCGATGATATGTCCATCCACAACATGGTCGACTTCTCCAACCGCTGCAAGAAGGCGGGCATCAAGCCCATTATCGGCTGTCGTCTGCGCGTGGTCGATGACCCGACCTACCGCAAGCCGGCAAAAGCGTCCGGCGAGAAGGAAAAGCCGAACCCGCTCGTCATGATCAAGGCGTATGCCGTTGACGAACGCGGCATCTCCAGCCTGCTCAAGCTCTTGTCCAAAGCCAACAGCAAGGACTACTTCTATTACCACAGTCGCGTTGGCTGGGCCGACGTGATGGAGTTGAAGGGTGTGACCCTCACCACCGGCGACTTCTACGGCCTGTTTAGCCACCCGAGCTACGTCGATCGTCTCATGGCACTCAAGGGCTGGCATGGCGACAACCTATATGTGGAACTGACGCCGATCGACACGCCGCTGTTCGATACGCTGAATGCCAAAGCGCTGGCCGCCATCGAGAAGTTTGACATTCCGCCTGTCGTGTCCTACCCGTTCATGTACCGCGACAACGCCGATGCATCGACGCTCGAAGTGCTGAACGCGATCGCCAACCAGATGAAGATGTCCACGCCGTACCGGCCCAAGCAGTTCATCAAGGACTTCGGCTTCAAGCCGCCGGTGGCGCTGGCGCAGAAGGTGGTGCAGGCGGCCGGTCGCGTTGCCAAATGGAACGGGGTCAAGAACCCCGACGCCTGGAAGCAGGGCGTGCTGAACATCGAAAAGCTGGCCGCGGCTTGCGCCTACGAGTTCAAGAAGCAGCCGGTGTCGCTGCCGCAGATGGCAGCGAACGAGTTCGAGGCGCTCGGCAAGAAGTGCATTGAGGGCTGGAAGCGGCGCTTCAGCCAGCCCGTATTGGGCCACAAGCCGACCACCGCGGAGATTGCGGTCTACCAGGAGCGCCTGAAGTATGAATTGGGCGTGCTGAAGAAGATGGGCTTTGCCGGCTACTTCCTGCTGGTCGAGGATCTGGTGATGTGGGCCAAGACCAACGGCATCATCGTCGGCCCCGGCCGCGGTTCCGTCGGCGGCTCGCTGGTGGCGTACCTGATCGGCATCACCGACGTGGACCCGATCCGGTTCAATCTGCTGTTTGAGCGCTTCATCAACCCCGAGCGCCTGGACTTGCCCGATGCCGATCTGGACTTCATGTCCACCCGCCGCCACGAAGTCATCCAGTACCTCGCGCAGAAATACGGTGCCGACCGCGTCGCAGGCATTTCCAACTTCGCCACGCTGGCGTCGGCGTCTGCCCTGCGTGATACCGGCCGCGTGTACGAGCTGGACAATCTGACGCTGTCGGCGACCAAGCTGGTGCCGAAAGAGCACGGCCAGTCCTTTACGCTGACCGATGCCGCCAAAGCGGTGCCGGAGCTGGAGAAGTTCCGCGACGAGCATGAGGAAGTCTGGAATCACGCCCTGAAGCTCGAAGGCGTCATGCGCAGCTTCGGTAAGCACGCTGCCGGCGTGGTCGTGGGCGGTGAGCCGCTGGTCAATCGCGCCGTCATTGAGTCGCGTGCCAGCGACGAAGAATCCGGCGTGCCGGTGGTCAATTGGGACAAGCGCGTGGTCGAGGATTGGGGCCTGGTCAAGATGGACATTCTGGGCCTGTCCACGCTCGACGTGCTGGAGATCGCCCGACAATACATCAAGGCGCGTCATGGCAAGGATGTCAATTACACGCTCTTGCCGCTCGAAGAACCGGACATCATGGACGCGTTCGCCCGCGGCGACACCACCGGCGTGTTCCAGTTCGAGTCGCCTGGCATGAAAAAGCTGCTGCGCGATCTCGCCAAGGGCGGCAGGCTGACCTTCGAGGACATCACCGCGGCGACCGCGCTGTACCGACCTGGCCCGATGGACTCCGGCCTGATGGATGACTTCGTGCAAATCAAGCAGGGCGCCAAGAATCCGGAATACGAGCATCCCAACATGGAAGCGGCCCTGAAGGACACCTACAGCGTCATCGTCTATCAGGAGCAGGTCATGCAGCTTGCCGTCGACCTGGCCGGCTTTACTCGCGCCGAAGCGGATCATCTGCGCAAAGCGATGGGTAAGAAGGACAAGGACAAGATGGCGGAGATGCGCGACAAGTGGGTCAAGGGCTGCCAGTCGCACTCCGGCATGAGTGAGAGCGCCGCCGGTGACCTGTTCGACAAGATCGAAGCCTTCGCCGGCTATGGTTTCAACCGCAGCCACGCCGTCGAGTATTCGGTCATCTCCTACTGGACGATGTGGGTGCGCGTGCGCTACCCCGCCGAATACTTCGCCGCCTGTCTGTCGATCGTGGACGATGACGAGAAGATGCTCGGCTTGGTCAACGACGCCAGGGAATGTGGTATCGAAGTGCTGCCGCCCGACATCAACCTGTCCACCGACCGATTCACCATTCCGGACGACAAGCATCTGCTGGCGCCGTTCTCCAAGGTCAAGGGCATTTCCGAGAACACCGCCCGCCGCATCGTCGAGCTACGCGAGAACAACCGCTCCTGGAAGGTCGGCAAGGTCAAGAAGAAGCGCGACGGCACGACCGAGGACGTGTGGGTGCTGGATGACACGTCGCCAGTCAAGGGCCGCTTCGACACGGACGAGGAGTTCGTGATGGCGGCGGCGCAGCCTGGCTCGAAGGTCAACAGCCGCGTGGTCGAGAACCTGCGTCTGGTCGGGGCACTGGCGTCGGTCGAGAAGGGCGCCAAGCCGGCGCGCGACCTGTCGCGGCGCAAGGATCAGGTGGAACTGCTCCCTGGCCTGATCCTGGACAGCGTGAAGGCGGATCGCACCACCGATGTCACCGAGCCGTTCGTCAAAGCTAAGATCATTCACATCGTCCAGGACTACCGCTCCTGCGATGCGTGCGACCTGGCAGGGCAGCCGCATCCGGCGATCCGGATGAAATCGACCGTCAAGTTCATGGTCGTCCACGACTGCCCGAACTGGCAGGAGGAGAAGACAAACAAGCTGATCGAGGGCGACTCGGCGGATTACCTGAAAGCTGCGATCAAAGGCGCTGGCCTGTCGCCCGCTGACGGGTATTACACGACGCTGGTGAAAGCCAAAAAAGACGGGAAGTTCTTGAGCAACGGGCAGATCAATGGCTGCGCGCAGTTCTTGAACCGCGAGCTGGAAGTGATCAAGCCGGCAGTGATCGTGGCGCTGGGCAGTTCGTCAATCAAGCGCTTCCTGCCTGGTCACAAGGGCGGCACTGCCGAGCTGGTGGGCAAAGCGATCTATGACGCCAAGCTCGACGCAACCATCGTCTGCGGCATCAATCCGCAGCAGATTTACCACGACGCAGCAAAGGCAGAGATCCTGCAAGCCGTGTTCGAGAAGGTCGCCGAGATTTTGTCGTAGGAATCAGTCACGGGTGACTATGTTATCCGTGCTGCGAAACGTAGTATGAGCATTCAACCGAGAAACACTCTTTGAAGGAGAAAAACATGGCAGCACAAAAGGAAATTCCCGTCGAGGACGCCGAACTGGACGCCCTGATGGCGGAGCTGGAGGAGGCAACCGCGGACGTGGTGGAAGTGCCGACCGCTCAAGCGGCAGCAGCGTCCGGCGGTGACGAGCTGGAAGCCCTGGAGCTGGAAGACGTGAGCGACGCGCCGGCGCCCGCACCCGAGCAGGTGTCCGCCTCGCTGGACGAGTCGGTCGCTGAACCCGAGCCGCAGTTCATCATTCCTGGCGCAAACAAGGAGAAGGGCGAATCGGTCGACGCCGACCTGGCTGCGCTCGAAGCCGAGCTGGCGGAAACCACCGCTACGCCCGAGCCGGTGCCGATGAAGATCAGCAAGCCGGCAGAGGCGACGCGCCGCGTGGTTGAAGGTCAGCCGACCCTGGCCGAGACTGTCGCGGCGAAGAAAGATCCCGAACCCGCCAGAACAACCCTGACCGGCGCCGCCGCCCTGAAGGCTGCCGCTGACGCAGTCGCCGCTGAACTGCCCGAGCCGGTGCCGAACCCGATGCCGAAGAAGCAGGCGGCTTCGCTGAACTACTACCTCGACATGGACAAGTTCCGTGACGAAATCCGCATCTCCAGCACCAACATCGACGACGCCATGATGCAGCAGTCGGGTCTGCGCGCCTTTTACCAGGAGCAGGCGGCCCAGGCTGAAGCGCAACACGCCCGCCTGAAGCTGCGTGCCGAGATCGTCGAGGCGGCGCTCTACAAGAAGCACCGCAAGGCGCTGCTGGACGCCGGCGAGAAGGCGACGGAGAAGATGGTCGAGGCGGAAGTGCTGCTTGATCCGGAATACGTCGCCGCCAAGAACCGCGTGATCGAAGCTGAAACCATTGCGGCGACCCGCCGCGCGGCCGTCGATGCCCTGAAGGATCGCAAGGACATGCTGGTGCAGATCGGCGCCGACCGTCGCGAAGAAGGCAAGGGCGCGCTGCGCGTGCTGGAGAACCAAAGCCTGCGTGATCGCGCTATGGCGGCTGCGGGTAAGGCCGCCTGATACCCACATTTTGCCTCATGCTAGCAAGCTGAGATAAGTCAGCGGTGAGGTATAATGTAAGAGCTGAAACGATGTAACGCACCGGAAGGGCGCCAAGTCTAAAAGGCAACTTTTTAACCTGACCTACGAAAGAACGAACTATGGACAAAAACAAACTGATGGAACTGATGGCCGCCAAAAAGCAGTCGATGAAAAAGACTGAAAAGACGACCAAGATCGAGCCTGGTGAAAACCGCGTCGTCATCCTCCCCGGCTGGCGCGCCATCAACAAGGATGGCGAGCTGGACGCCAACGGTGATCCGACATGGTTCCACGACTTCGGCCAGCACTTCATCAAGGATGCTGCCGACCAGATCCAGGCCGTGTATCTCTGCACTCATGCCACCTTCGAGAAGGAGTGCGCAGTCTGTTCCGCCCTGGCTGCCGCCACCCGCTCGGCCGCTGACGATGCAACGACGGAAGTCCTGGCGAAAGCCAAAGCCTCCCGTACTGTCCTCGTCAACGCGCTCATGCTGGACAGCAAGGACAACCCGAACACTCCGGTGATCCTGGAGCTGAAGCGTGGTGTGTTCGAGCAGATCGTGGACATCTGCCTCGAATACGAGGGCGCACCGCTCGACCCGAACGGCGCGATCATCCTCAAGATCAGCCGCGATGGCAAGGGCTTGAACACCAAGTACACCGCGATGCCGACCGCAAAGAAGGTGAAAGTGCCGTCCTCCGTGCTGGCGAAGGTTCACAACCTGGACGACTACGTCAAGCAGGAATCCGAAGAACAGCAGCGTCGTGCGATCGGCGCCATCAACAGCGTTGCAGGCGTTCTGCCGGCACCTGGCACTGGCGGCGACCGTCCGGCAACTTCTGCCGCGCGTCTTGCCGGCCCGAGCAAGGGCGATGAGTTCGAGGACATTCCTGACTTCGACGCAGCGCCGGCGAAGGCTGCTGCGGCCGATCCGGCTCTCGATTCCGAGCTGGATGACCTCCTGGGCAACCTGCCGGAATAATCCGCCGGCAGTTTGAAGGGCCAGCCAGTGCGCTGGCCCTTTTTCCCTCAAGGAGAAAATTTCATGTCCACGAACAAAGTATTGCTGATCGACGCAAACAGCATCGGATACGCGTCGCAATCGGCAACCAAGCTGTCGGCTGGCGGGATGGAAACCCAGGCCGCTTACGGCTTCATCAAGACCATGCGCGAGCTGCGCATCCAATTCCCCAAATTCACCCCGTTCGTCCTTTGGGATGGCCGCGCGGAATGGCGCTTCAAGCTGTTTCCGGACTACAAGAGCAACCGCAAGGACTCGCCGGAAAAGATCGCGATGAAAGAGTCGTACGCCAAGCAGAAGCCTTACATCGAATCCATGCTGCGCCATCTGGGTGTGCGCCAGTTGACCTGCTTCTCCGCTGAAGCGGACGACATGGGCGGTTACTTCGCCGCCAAGCTATCGACCGCGCCTGATGCCGAGGTCGGTCTGATCACCGGCGACCGCGACTGGATCCAACTGGTGCGCAAAAACGTGTGGTGGAAAGATCCGCGTGACGATGCCCGGTACGTCGACGCCGCCAACTTCTACAAGAAGACTGGCTGCAAATCCCCGTTCGCCTTTCTGGAGACGAAGATCCTCATGGGAGACAGCTCGGACTGCATCTCCGGCGTCGGCGGGATCGGTGAAAAGGGGGCGCCAGAGTTCATCGCTGAGTTCGGGAGCGTGCGCAAGTTCTGGCAGCTCTGTGACAGCGGTGCATTCGAGCCTCGCTTGAAAAAGCACAAGAACCTTGCATCACCCGAGGGCCGCGCACTCTACAAGCGCAACTTCCAACTGATGCAACTCCTGAAGGTCGAGCCGCCGGCGAGGGCAGACCTGAAAGTCGACACCGGAAGGTTCGACAAGGAAGCATTCGCCAACGCCTGCGAGGAGCTGGCGTTCGTCTCGATCCTGCGCAACCTGGACGAGTTCACCCTTCGATTCAAACCCTAACGGAGTATCCACCATGACATCATCTGCACTGATCGCCGATTTCGACAAAGCCTTCGGCGGCAACGACGACAACGCCACACCGTCGCAATACGTCAACACCGGCTTTGCGCCGCTGAACTACATCATCTCGGGTCGCCACGACGGCGGCCTGGCCTACGGGCGCATGTATGAGGTCTTCGGCGAATCTTCGACGGGCAAGACCGCACTGGCAACCGACTGGATGGCGGAGGCGCAGCGCATGGGCGGCGCCGCGGCCTTCATGGATTGGGAGCGCAGCTTCAACGAAGACCTGGCCGTGCATGGCTATGGGTTGAAGGCTGAGAAGCCGATCTGGCTCTACAAGAAGCCGAACACATGGGAAGAAGGCAACACGGTCGCGGCGAAATACTGTCAGTGGCTTCGCGAGAAAAAGGTCATCAAGGATGACGCGCCGATCCTGATTGTGCTGGACTCGATTGCCTCTGCCATCCCGAACTCGATGGCAGAGAAGGACTTCTCCGAGTACAGCATGAACGACACCACGGCGCTGGCACGCGTGACCTCGACCACGCTGAAGTCGATGGCGCTGTTTGCCGAGCGCTTCAACGCCATCTTCGTCTACCTGAATCAGATGCGCCTGAAACCCGGCGTGGTCTACGGCGATCCGCGCACCACTCCTGGCGGCAAGGCGATGGAATTCTACGCGACGGCACGCCTGGCGCTCGGCCGCGAGAAGATCATGCAGCAGCAGGCGGGCGGCAAGGAATTCGTCGGTCAGAAGATCAATATCCAGTGCGTCAAGTCGAAGCTGACCAAGCCGTTCAAGGAAACCGCGATGCGCCTGACCTTCGATGAGTCCGGTATCGCCTACTTCGACAAGGAATTCAGCCTGGTCGAAACGCTGGTGGATCTGAAGAAGATCGCGACGCCGCGCAACGGCTATGTGGAATATGAAGGCACGCAGTATTCCAAGAAGCAGATGGCGGAGAAGATTCGCACTGAAGGACTTGGCCCGAAGATGGTTGCCATGCTGATGGCCTAAAGCCCAACAGGCTTGCGTTTCTATAATCAGTCGGGGGCGTTCCCCGACTGATTAGGAGATGCAAATGGAAGTGCCGGTCATTGGTTTTATCCCGCCAGTCGAAGGTGTCGAAGGCGAATTCAACACCTTCCGACTTGGCAGCACGTTCGTCAAGCGGCTGAAGGAGGGCGACGAAGTCTTCCTGATGGACGAGAAGAACAAGGTGGTGTTTGGACGCGCGCAGGTGATGCGCGTGGAAGGCGGGTTGCTCGGTGAACTTTGCCTGCTGCACGCCGAAAAGAATCATAGAGAATTGAAGCACGACGCAGAGGGCGCGTCGGAACGGTTGTTCAAGTATTTGCAGAAGATTTACGGGCCGCACATCGCCACCCCGACGAAGAAGGCATGTGTGATTTATATGCGGAGGTTGGAATGAGCAAAGTCTACAAAAACATGGGCCTCGACGACATTATGCCCTTCGGCAAAAAGCACAAGGGCAAGTCGTTGGAGCAGATTTACAAGGAGGATGTCGGCTACTTGGTGTGGCTGCGTCACACCAGGAAGTCTGAGAACGGCGACACCGAATGGTTCAGCCGCGAGATGCACATCCTCCTGGACGACGCCATCAAGAAGGATCCGCAGCTTCGTAAGAAGTATGAAGTGTGGAATGTTGCGTCACTGTCCGATACCGATCCCGTTCGGGCGGCCATTGCCAGTGCAGAGCCGCCGATGGAGCTGAATGAGGTCGGCGCCGTGATCGAGAAGGAGAAAGAGGCGGAGTTCGCCTACGCTGAAAATTGGGGGAGCTACTGATGAACCTGATCGAACGCATCCAAAACGCCGTGATTTGCGACGACGCCGATCCCGCAAAAGAAAGCGAGTGCATCATTGCCACCTACGAGGAGGGCGACATTGAGGTTAAGCGGGCGCTGGACGACGTGTTCATCAGCCTGACTGGCTGGTCGCTGGCGACGATGATCAAGGAGCTGAAGAATGGATAAATACCTGGCACTGGAGAAGCGGCTGGCCGAGTTGTTGGGCTACAGGGACATCTTCCGCCTGAAAGTCGATGGCGTCGAGCACGGCGGTCTGCATTACAACAAGAGCACCTTCACCGGCGGCGAGAAGGTGCCGCGCTGGACGCGCGACTGGAGCGCCTGCGGCCCGTTGATGGCGGAGCATGGGCTGGCTACGCAAGTGCAAAACGAACTACACACGGCGCAAGTATCTACGGTTGATGGGCCAATAGTTCTTCGGATTGAACGATTTGCCGACCACCCCGACAAGGATACCGCCGTGCGTTACGCCATCGTGCAGGCGGTGATCGCCAAGCTGGAGTCCGAACGTGGTAAGGCGTGAGAGGCACACCGTCAACGGCAGGTTTTATGGCGTCTACTACACCCTGGAGGACGGCCGCGAACTCTACCTGGCGCACCGCCGGCAGGATCAGATTTACCGCGACAAGAACGCCTGGTGTATCGACGTGCAACTGCTGGATCGCTGCAAGCGCCGCGGCATCAAGGTGATTGGCGTCGTGGCTCGCTTGGGCGGGCAGAAGATGGTCTGGCTGACGCTCCTGGACGACTTCTTCGATTCGCCGCAGAGCTTCAAGGTGTTCGCCACTAGCAGTCAGCGTGGATTGCCGCTGTCGCAGTTCCGCATCGATCCACTTAAGCGCGCGGAGACAATTGCTAAGTCTGTGAAGATTCGTTGATTTCCTCGCGCAAATCACTCACTCCTGACTAAATTGTCTATAATGATGCTTTAGACAAGCAAGTGAGGTCGCGATGATTCTATCAACTGCGGCGCTGTGCTTGGCATTGAATGTCTACCATGAGGCAAGAGGGGAACCCACCGCAGGACAGTATGCAATTGCCCATGTAACGATGAATCGTGCCAACAACGACAAGCGCCAGGTATGCAAAGTGGTGTTGCAGCCACGTCAGTTTAGCTGGACGGCGGAGAAGGTGCTGGACAGGCGTTTGCTGGACGCGGGCAAGCCCACTGAGGCGCAAGCGTGGGAGACGGCAAAGATGGTCGCAAACACGGTCTTGGCAGGCAAGATGCCGGACTTTACCTGGGGCGCAACGCACTTCCACAGCAAGACAGTGCGTCCCAAATGGAAATACAGGATGGTGCTGACGAAAGCCATCGGCGGGCACTATTTTTATCGCGCAGTATAATCAGTCATAAATGACTTAGGAGGATAGCATGGAGAAGCCCTTTGGCTTGATCAGTGATAGCCATCACCACAACTGGTCTGCCTTTTCGACAACCCTGGCGACCGGCGTCAACAGCCGGCTTCAGGAGATCCTGGACGAGACGACGCGCTGCGCCGTCGAGGTCAAGAAGGCGGGTGGCGACACGATGTATCACGGTGGCGACCTGTTCCACGTTCGCGGGAGCATCGCGCCGTCGGTCTTGGTGCCGACCCTGGACTGCTACCGTCACATCATCGACGACCTTGGCATTCGCGTGGTCATCAACGCCGGCAACCATGACCTCGAAGGCAAGGAGGCGTCGCGCGTGTCGTCGGCAATCACCGCGCTCGAAGGCATCGGCTGCTACGTGGTCAACAAGCCGAACTACGGCTCCTTCGACCGCATGGTCGTAATCCCCTGGATCCCCAACATCGAGGACTTGAAGAAGGCGATCGAGCACATCGATCCGATCGACCGCAAGGACTGCGACCTGCTGCTGCACGCGCCGATCGACGGCGTGATTCCTGGCCTGCCCGACCACGGTCTGACCGACGCGTACCTGGCCGGTCTGGGCTACCGCCGCGTGTTCGCCGGTCACTACCACCATCACAAGGACTTCGGCAACGGCGTCTACAGCATCGGCAACCTGACCCCGCAGACCTGGAGCGACATCGGAACGAAGGCGGGCTTTTTGATCTGCACGCCGACCGAAGTCAGGTGGCACAAGTCGCACGCACCCGGCTTCGTGGAAATCGACGGCGCGACTGATCCGGACGAAATCCCGCTGATCGTCGATGGCAACTATGCGCGCGTGAAGATCAACAGCGCCAAAGCGGCTGACGTGGAAGCGATGCGTCAATTCCTGATGGATAGCGGCGCCAAGGGCGTGACCGTGTTGCAAATCAAGGATCCGACTGCCGCGGTGTCGATGCGCGTCGGTGGCGCGCTGCTCAAGGCCGGCGCCACCCTGGAGCAGTCGATCAACGACTTCATCAAGGCGAAGGGTTTCGCCCGCGAGCCTGACCTGGCGAAAGTGTGCCAGGAGATTCTGACCAACGTGAGGGCTGTCGTATGACTTGGGCATTGATCGCGCAAAGCGCCATTGACGGGCCGTGCGGCGGGATTCTCGCCGCTTCTGCCGACATCGAGACTCACATCATCGCCGAAGACAGCACGATGGGCCTGTTCATCTTTCCGGATAGCTGGATCGACCCTGGCTTCTACCTGTGGGAAGGCACGATGGAGGCGGCCCTGACCGGCGAGGGCGGCAAGCATACTGTGGTCGCACCCGAGGACGTGCAGCGCTGGATTGACCGCAGCGGGGAGGAAGCATGAGCGACTTCATCGTCAAGGCGATCGTCGACCAGCTTGCCGACGCCGGCTGCCCGTTGACCGCGCAACAGGTCAACGCGCTTGTTGATGTGCGCAAGAAGTCGATGGCAAAGGCACGCGAGGAGATCAAGAACGCCGTGCGGGCGTCGCTTCTCAAGGACGGCATCGATACCTCTGACATCAAGCGAGCGGCGCGTGAAATGACTCAGGATACGGTCAATAACACGCTTAAGGAGCGCAACATCGAGCAGATGGTGGACGCACAAATCCAGAAAGCAATCGCTGCCGCTTTCTCGCCGGCGACAGACATCAAACTCATGGTGAAAAGCGCCATCGAGCGTGAGGCGGCGAAGGTAGCGCACGAATACATCAAGACCAACATGAAGGTGGATGTTTCGATCAACGAAACGGGCCACTACGTACAAGGGGGAACCTTCTAATGGACATCACCAACCTTTCCATCCGTAATTTCCTGACCATCGGCGCGGCCGAGCTGGAGCTGGACAGCCGCGGGCTGCTTCTGATCCAGGGCGAAAACGCCGACGACACGTCCGCGTCCTCCAACGGCGCCGGCAAGTCATCCATCGTTGACTCGATCTGCTGGTGCCTGTACGGGACGACGGCGCGCGACGTGACCGGCGACGACGTGGTCAACGCGATCGCCAAGAAGGACTGCATGGTGCAGGTTCTCCTGGACGACAACGGCACCGTCTACAAGATCACCCGCTACCGCAAGGACAAAGTCCACAAAAACCAGTTGTTCGTGGAGCAACAGGACGGCGCCAACTGGCTCGACCTTTCCAAAGGCACTGACAAGGAAACGCAGGAGGTCGTGCGCAAGATCATGGGTTGCAGCCTGGACGTATTCATCGGCGCGATCTACGCGGGGCAGGAGAAGATGCCCGACCTGCCTGGCATGACCGACAAGCAACTCAAGCTCTTGATCGAGGAGGCGGCCGGCGTCGAAGAACTCGCCGACGCCTACACCGAAGCATCGCGCCTGTCCCTGATCGCCGAAAAGGACTTCAGTGCGGCGGCGGCCGCGGTCAAGACGACGCAGCAGCGCCTCGCCGGCATCGAAGCTGAACTGGCCGACGCCGAAGTGCAGCACAAGCTGTTCGAGGACGGCCGCAAGGATCGCGCTCGGGCGGAGCTGGCGAAGGTCAAGCCGCTGGAGGAGGGAATTGCGCAGTGCAAGGCGGAGATTGCCACCTATGACGTGACCAGCATGTCGGCGCGTAAAGCTGCCATCGAAACCGATCTCGGCGCTCATCAGACGCAGGTGGACGAGCTAAACAGCCTGATCACAGAAGAACGCAAGCTGGCAACCCGCGTCGCCTCGCTGCGCACGACCGCGGAAACCGAGAAGAAGCGCCTGGACGCGCAGATCGCGGCCCTGGCTGACATTGATAGCCAGGTCGGCAAGCCCTGCGGCGAGTGTGGCAAGGCTTACTGTGAACACGACCTGGAAGACGCCAAGAAGACCCGCCAGGCGTCGATCGCTGCCGCCAAAGCGAACCTGCAAACCAACGTCGCCGCACTCCGCGAGGCGATCGACGCGCAGAAGAAGGCGGCAACCGACATTGACACGTTCAAGTCCGGCATGACCGACGTATCGGCGGTTTCGACGGAACTCAAGCAAATCGAAACCAAGCTCGCCGAAGTCGCCGCCCTGTCCCGCAAGGTGCAGAGCTACGAGGCAGGCATCGAAGCGGTCAAGGTGGCAGCCAAAGCGAAGCTGACCGAAACGAACCCCTGGACGAAGGCGGTCGAGTCAAAGCGCGAAGACCGCCAGCGCACCGAGAACGCCATCGGGCAAGCTGAGATCGAGCTGAAGGCGCTGGAAGAAAAAGCTGAACTCTACGGGAACGCAAAGAAGGTGTTCGGGCCTGCGGGCGTCCGCGCACATATTCTCGATACGGTGACGCCATTTCTGAACGAGAAGACCACCGACTATCTGGGCGCACTGGCGGACGGGAATATTCACGCGCAATGGTCGACGCTGGCACCAACGGCGAAGGGCGACCTGAAGGAGAAGTTCAACATCGATGTGACCAACGACAAGGGCGGCAAGTCATTCAAGGCGCTGTCCGGCGGTGAAAAGCGCAAGGTGCGCATCGCCTCCAACATGGCCCTGCAAGACATGGTTGCCTCGCGCGCGGAGAAGCCCATCAACCTGTGGATCGGTGACGAAATCGATCACGCGCTGGACGAGCCGGGGCTGGAGCGCCTGATGACCGTCCTCGACCGTAAGGCGAAGGAGCGCGGCACGGTGATCGTGATCAGCCACAACTCGCTTTCTGATTGGATCGACAACGTCATCCACATCAAGAAGTCGGGCGGCATCTCCACCGTGTCGGGCGCAACCCATCGTGGCTTCTGACGAGAAGGATTGGCCGAGCAGGGAGGATTGGGCGGAGGTCATGAAGACAATCATCACGTCCAACCCTTCCGGCCCCCGTTCTTTCTTCGAGGAGCAATTCCTGACCAACCCCTGCGCCGAGATTCCGCTGACGACTATCCGACCGCGCGGCACGACAAGCATCCTGTCGGGCGCGTCGTCAGGCGTACATCTCGACGGCACCAAGCCTTACCTGCGCGACATCAAGATTCGCGGCCAGGAGATCACCGGCATCTGGCTCGATGAACTTGCAGAGATTGAGGATTATGAGGATTTTGATATGGCAAAAGACAACCCGATCCACCCCGAAGTGCATGAGGCGCTGACCAAGCTCGCCGAGCGCATGACGGCATGGTTTGTGGAGCAAAAAATCAATGGCTCTTATGACGACACGAAACTGAGCCTGCTGGCGCCTAGCATGTTGACCGTGAATACGCCAGGTAAAGGCTACAAGAAGCACAACCACATCGGCGGCGAGGAGTTCTATCCGCAGAGTGTGTACGTCGGCAAGACCAATCGGCTGATCTTCGTATTCAAGCCGGTTGACGCGCAGCCTTACAGTGAAATGGAGATGACCGAGAACGAGGCGCAGACGCAACTCGACAAGTTTCGCAGCGTCGCCAACATGGCCGCTGGCGGCAACTTCCTCGGTGAGCTGAAGGCGATCCGAGAGCTGGAGAGTAAGGCGCGCGAGCAAGAGGCGATGAAGGACAAGTTCAACGAATACGCGGAGTTCGGATCATGGTGACGGTCATGACGGCACCGACGATTGCCAATCCGTTGGACCTTGCCCACGTCGAAAGTGTGATCGATAGCATCTCCAATGCCGTCAATCACAATTCGATTGAGCTGCACGCTGCCGTTACCAAATTGGGGACGGAAATTGCTGACAACCCTACAGGCGGCCAGCGCACGGAAAAGCGCCTGTTGGAATTGGAGCTGACGGTCAAGGCAATAAAGGAGCAGGTTGATGGACTGAAGAAGCAACTGGCCGACAGACCTCAGACGGAGGCGACATGGTAGACCTGACACTACGCGGCGACTTCACCTGCTTGGAACGCGCGCGCATCTACGCCACCGCGGCACACGCGGCTGTCCAGCAAAAGCGCAAATACACCAACGAGCCTTACATCGTCCACCCGACCGAGGTCGCCGAGATTGTCATGGCGGTGCCGCACACGACTGAAATGGTGATGGCGGCTTTCCTACATGACGTGGTCGAGGACACTGGCGTGACCATCAAGGACATCGTCCTGGAGTTCGGGCCGACTGTGGCGCTCTACGTCGATGGACTGACCAACGTCGCCAAGCCGGCCGACGGCAACCGCGCCAAGCGCTTCCAGATGAACCTCGACCATCTGGCGATCCAATGCGCGGAAGTGCAGACGATCAAGGTCGCCGACCTCATTTCCAACACATCCACCATCGTCGCGTATGACCCGAAGTTTGCCAAGGTCTACCTGGAGGAGAAGCGTCAAGTCTTGCTGGCGCTGACTCAGGCAGACCCCACGCTGTTGAAGCGGGCATGGAACATCCTCAACGAATCACTGGCAACCCTCAACCAACTGGAGAAAGCATGAGCAGCAAAGTAAAAGTCGTCGGCCTCGATCCGAGTCTGAGCAATTTCGGTATCGCCTTCGCAACGCTTGACCTCGACACCATGAAGTTCACGGTGGACGACTTGACGGTCGCGCAGACCGAACCCGAGAAAGACAAGAAAGTCCGCAAGCAGGTGCGCAAGAACAGCGAAGACCTGGAGCGCGCCCGCCTGCTGCACCGTGCGGCAATGGAAGCGGTGCAGGGCGAGGGCGTGCTGATGGCCTTTGTCGAAGTGCCGGTGGGCAGCCAGTCGGCGCGCGCGATGGCGTCCTATGGGGTCTGCCTGGGCGTGCTGGCGGCGGTCGCTGAAACTCTGCCGATCATTCAGGTCACGCCGACCGAAGTCAAGCTTGCCGGCTGCGGCATCAAGACCGCGACCAAGGATGAAATGATCGAAGCGATGGTGGCGAAGTATCCCGGCGCACCGTGGCCCATGAAGACGGTCAAGGGCGTGTCCACCCCGATTTCTTCCAAGTGCGAGCACCTGGCTGACGCGGTGGCCGCCATCGAGGCTGGCATTGCGTCCGACGAATTCCGGCAGACCATTGCCGTCTTCAAATCTAGCCCGATCTTCAAGCGCTTTGCCGCTGCGACCTAGCCGGCGTATGCCTGAATAGTTCAGTCAGTCGTGACTATAATAAGTTCACGACTGACTGAGTTTCGGAGGGCAAAATGGCAGTATATGAGCCGCACTGGCTCACCGGGGAGTTTCCAGAGGTAGGTTACGAGCGACACGTCGATACTGGCCCACGCCTGGACAACTCTTGCGTTGGCGCAAAGGTGAACTTGCCCGAGCGCGTCGAGGCGGGCCTGCGGGCACAGCTCCACCAGCGCGGCATGGAAGCGCTGGCATTGGAGATCAAGAAAGCGACGCCGGCCTGCGTCGAGTGCGAGGCGGTTACGGTTGAGGCGAGTCGCGAGCACAGCGTCATGAACTTCGACGAAGTTGTGATCCTGCGCGCCAAATGCAGGCATGGACGCTGCAATAAGCGCGAGACATTCAAGGTGAAAGGTGAGCCGCTTCTGCCGGCCGCGAGCGAGTGGCGATCTGCCCCGCAGCCTAAACCCGATCCCCAACCCATTGAACGCAAGCCCGACGTGCCGGCGACGGCAACGGACGCTTGGTAGGAGAAACACATGGCAAGTTTGCTTTCTGACATCCTCACGCCTGGCTGGTCGACATCCACGCCTGGCGACATGAAGAACCCATCGGGTCTGAAGCAGTTCGGGCAGGCGAGCGCCGCCGCGGCAGCCGCAGCAGCGTCCAGCGCCAGCGCGATGGCGTCCCTGAGCGCGGCAATCGCCGATGTCGGGCCGCATACGATCAAGGTTGACAGCAACGGCACGATCACCGGCTTTGGCCTGCATTTCAACAGCGCGTCTGCCCCGAAGCAAGCCGATCCCGACGCCGACAAGCCGAAGACTTCGGAAGACGCCTGGTAATTTTCAACCCTTATAGTAAGTCATAAGTGACTCACCTATAATTCCACCCCCACCAACGAAAGATACAAAGGAAGAAGCATGAGTAGTTATGCAACACCCGCCCGCACCTACGCCAAGGGCATTGGCGACGCGGTCGCGGATCGCACCATCAACCGCAAGATCACCCGTCCGGTGCCGGCATATAAGAAGCCGATGGTGATCCCGCGCCGCGACGACATGGCGCTCGACGCCGAAGTGGCGGCATGGGCGAAGTCGAACAACCTTGCCATCGACGGCTATGACGTGACCTCTGGCGACGGCGAGTTCGTCGAGATCCTGTTGAACGTGGTCGGCGAGATCGATGTGGAGAAGTGGGAAGACGTAGCTTATCGCGTCGCCCTTGGCAGCTCCCTGCTGCACCCCCAGGCGAAAGACTTCTCCGCCGCCGACGTGCCGGCTACTTCCGAGCTGGCTGCGCTGGCAAACCGCCGCGCCCGCGAATTCGAGTCCATGCACCACCATCTGCGCCAGGCGTCCATTCTGATGTCCGGCCGCCACCTGCAACATGGTGACGAGACACAGCCGACCCGCAACATGGAAGTCTTCACGAACTGCTCCACCGCGGCGATGAACGCGCTGAACTTCTACCTGCTCCTCAATGGCTCGGGTGTCGGTCGCAGCTACGACGACGCCATGATGCTGGTGGACTTTGCAGACCTGCCGATCATCGTGCCGGTCATCGACTTCACCCATAAGGACGTGCAGACCGGCGAGATCGTCGGCGTGATGGATCGCCGCAGCGCCGAACACCTGTATGCCAACCGCACCATCCACTACTTTGAAGTGCCGGACTCCCGCGAAGGATGGGCAAAGGCCAAAGAGAAGATGGAAGTCATGGCGTTCAAGAAGAAGCACCGCAAGGACGTGCTGATTTTGGACTTCACCAAGGTGCGTCCGCGCGGCAGCCCGATCGGTGGAATGCAGAACCGTCCGGCGTCCGGCCCTGGCCCGCTGATCTCGGCAATCCGCTGCATCGCCCAACTGCGTGACGCCGGCATGGCACCGTGGCGCAGCACCATGTATGCCGACCACTACAGCGCCGAGTGCGTGCTGGTTGGTGGCGCCCGCCGTGCTGCACGCATGGCAACAAAGACCTGGCGCGACGAAACCGTCCTCGACTTCATTCAACTCAAGCGCGGCGGGTTCCTGTGGTCGTCCAATAACAGCGTGACGGTGGATCAGGAGTTCTGGGATTACGTGCGCGGCGTGCGCCAGCCGGTGACGGAATACGAGCGCAAGATGTGCAAGCACGCCCATGCCGTGTTTGACGCCTTGTGCGAAGCCGCCTACCACGACGGCACCGGCGAGCCTGGCATCATCACGGTGGACAAGTTGACCTGGAATGAAGAAGGCACCGACGTTCTGATGGACGGCAACTTCGCCGAGTCGGCCCGCTACAAGCTCGACGCCGACACGCTGGAGCTGACTGCCGCCCTGGCCCGCGCCTGGAAGAACTGCGCCTACAAGGTCATCACCAACCCCTGCGGCGAGATTGTGCTGTCGGCCCTTGGCGGCTACTGCGTGATCGCGGACGTGGTGCCGTTCCACGCCGGCCCGCCGGCGCCTTACCGGAAAGAAAATCTGACGGTGTCGTGGGATGACGACGCTGAAGATGCCTTCCGCACCGCCACGCGCGCGCTGATTCGCACCAACCTGATGGACAGCCTCTACAGCAAGGAGGTCAAGCGCACTAACCGCATCGGCGTGGGCATCACGGGCCTGCACGAATACGCCTGGGCGCGCTTTGGCTACGGCTTCCGGGACATCATCGACGAGGACAAGTCCAAGGACTTCTGGCTGACGCTCTCGCGCTTCAAGCGTGCAGTGCAGGATGAGGCGGCAAGCTACTCTGCGGAATTGGGCGTCGTGGCGCCGCACACCGACACAACTATCAAGCCGGCCGGCACCACGTCCAAGCTGTTCGGGCTGACCGAAGGCGCACACCTGGCGTCCATGCGCGAATACCTGCGTTGGGTGCAGTTCCGCAATGACGACCCGCTGATCGAGGAATACCGCGCGAAAGGCTATCCGGTCAAGAAGCTCCAGACCTACAGCGGAACGACCATTGTGGGCTTCCCGACCAAGCCGACCATCTGCACGCTTGGCATGGGCGACAAGCTGGTGACGGCGGCCGAAGCCACTCCCGAGGAGCAATACCAGTATCTCCGCCTGCTGGAGAAATACTGGATCACCGGCGTGGCCGAAGACGGCGTGACGCCGCTGCGTGAGACGGGCAATCAGGTGTCCTACACCTTGAAATACCTGCCCGCATCGGTGAGCTTCGAGGAGTTCAAGCGCACGCTGCTGGAAGGGCAAAGCACGATCCGTTGCTGCTCTGTTATGCCGCAGGGCGACACGTCGGCATACGAGTATCAGCCCGAGCAGCCGGTCACGAAGGCGGAGTTCGAGCTGATCGCCGCTGCCATCCAGGCGGACGTGAAGGAAGACATCGGCTTCGAGCATGTGGACTGCTCGACTGGCGCCTGCCCGACCTCGTTCAACGAGAACGAGGCCGCCACCGCGTAAGAGAGGGGAGGGGCGCAAGCCCCTCCTTGTGGAGAGCCGACATGATTGAATGGCCGGAGTTGAAGTTGCCGCCGATTAACTTGTGGAACGCACCGCGGACGAATCCGCCTCCTGCGCCTCAAAAGTAAGTAAGCGGTGAGCTATAATCATTTTGTCAGCGGGTAACACCGCATGGATTGGAGAAGCAAATGGGTCAAGTTTTGGAATTCAAGCCGCGCAAGGTAGAGGACAAGCGTCCCACAGCCGACGTTCGCCCGATGCCACAGCCGCTAAGGAGCAAGCTGCGTAGCGCAGAGGACATGCGTCCGCGCGGCGAGGGCGAAGCCAAAGCGATGGCGACCGTGGCGCAGTTCATCGACCTCAAGGCGATGGGTGTCGAGGAGATGATCAAGCAGTCCGCCGTCATGCAGGTCGTCTCCACCCTGGCGTTCTACGCCAGGCAGGGCTACGACGGCGGCGAGAAAGCCCGTCGCGCACTGGTCGCCATGCGCGAAATCATGGGCGCTGAGGCATCGGAAGCTGCACCGGCGGTTTAACCAGGACGCCCGTTGCGCCTGCTTCGGGCTTGTATTGTTTCATCACACGTAGAAAGGGAAACACATGAAGAAAAGCCTTCTTGCACTGGCGATTGTTGGTGCGCTCATGGCGGGTTGCAGCGATAGCAGCAGCGACATCGCACGCACGCCGCAATACGCCGCGCCGGCTGTACCGCAGCCGCAAGTGGCGGCACCCGCGGCCGCAGCGCCCGTGGTCGTGCAGCAGTCCTCCGGCGGCAGCAGCACTGGCGACCTGCTGACCGGCGCTGCATTGGGCTACATGGCGGGAAACCTGCTCAACGGTGGCGGTTCGCGACAGCAAGCTGCACCGGAGACGCGCGTCATCGAGCGCCGCACTGTGGTCAACAACTATATCGAGCGCCCCTCGCCTGCAAAGGCAACCCCGCCGGCCGCATCGACCCCGACGCCTGCCGCGCCCGCAAAGCCAAGCTACGCCGCAGCGTACGCACAAGCTAAACCAACACCTGCGCCGGCACCATCCAAGCCGAGCTATGCGTCGAGCTACAGCGCCAGCCGCAGCACGTCGTCCTTCAGCAGTCCGTCGCGTTCGTCGTTCTCGTCCGGCCGCCGCTGATATGACGATTCTTTTCAATGGCAGCACCGTGTTCTGGATTGCGCTGATCTGTTTGGCGGTCGGCGGAATCCTCGGTGCGGCTGCCGGCATCGAAGTCAATCAAAAAGCCAACAACCTCCTGAAGAAAAAGAAGACATGACCTTTCCTGTAAAAGTGATCGAGGACAGCATCGCCAGCAATGGCAAGCGCCTCACCACGCTGCAACTGAGCTACCCGCGTTTCATCCACGCCGAGTTCATGACGCACCGTGTTTTCAGCCGCAACGCCTCGTCGTCCCGCGCCATTCCGGTCGCCAAGATGATCGAGCAGGTGCGCAACAACCCCGCCATGCCGATCCATTGGGGCAAGAACCAGCCTGGCATGCAGGCGAACGAGCAACTGACCGGCGACGAACTGCGCCAGGCGAAAGAGGCATGGATGACGGCCGCGCAACTTGCGGCAACCCAGGCATCCATCCTCAACAGCATTGGCGCCCATAAACAGGTTGCCAACCGCATCCTGGAGCCGTTCCAGTTCATCCATGTGATCGTGACGGCGTCCGAGTGGGACAACTTCTTCAGCCTGCGTGCGCATCCCGACGCGCAGCCGGAGATCCAGGCGCTCGCCGTCGAAATGCGTCGCCAGATGCTCATGTCGTGTCCTGTCAAGCGCGCGTGTGACCGGCAGAACGCTTACGGCTGGCACCTGCCGTATGTGACCCGCGACGAGCGTGTTGCCTACAACGACACGCCCGAATTCCTGGCGAAGCTGTCGGCAGCCCGTTGCGCTCGGGTGTCCTACCTGAACCACGACGGCACCACGCCTTCGATAGAGAAGGACTTGGAGCTGTATGACCGCCTGGTCGGGATGCGTCCGCTGCACGCTTCGCCGATCGAGCATCAGGCTTACCCGCTGCCGAAGGCGGATCAGCGCAGCAACAACTTCGTCGGCTGGCGGCAGTATCGCGAGCTGGTCGAGCATTCCTTCAACTAACCGGAGATCCAGACATGAAATACATCCTCGCAATCCTGTTCGGCAAAGACTACGTCAACAAGGCTATCGTCCCGTTCGTCGGCGGCAAGAAGACGGTCAACACCGCGCTGATCCACTTCAACAAGGCGCTGGCTGACCTCGAAGCGGTTGAGAAGGCCGAAGCCGCTGAAGCCGAGCGCAAGAAGCAGGAAATCGCCGAAGCGCAAGCGGCCCTGGCCGCGTCGACCGCCGAAGCCACCCGCGCCCGCAACGTCGCCGGCCGCATTCGCAGCCTGCTTGGCGAAGACCTCGACGATGCGCCCGTCAATCTGCGCGTGGCCCAGTTCGACGCTCGCTGATTCGCCTAAGTCACTGGTGATGCAATCTCGCATCACCAGCCGCCCAACACCTACAACCTGGAGAAACACATGGATTCCAAGACCTACATTGCCAACGCCATTCGCACCGAGAGCGTGCCGGAGAAGCTGACCGTTCATGAAACGGCCTTCCACGCGCTCCTGGAGATGGCGACGGCAACCGCGCTGATCGCCGATCAGTTCAAGCGTCGCCTCTACTACGGCAAGCCGATGGACAAGCAAAAGCTGCTCGCCAACATCAGTCTCGTCTACCACATGGCCGGCTACCTCGGCGCCGGCATCGAAGGGGGCGTGGACTTCGACAGCCGCATTTCCGACGAGGTAATGGCGAAGACGCGCGCTGACATGCCGGAAGAAATCCGCAACATGAATCTGGACAACCTGAACATTCGCCTGCTGCACGCGGCCCTCGGCGTGTTCACCGAAGCCGGCGAGGCGCTGGAAGCGCTGCGCACGCAGTATGAAACCGGCGCGCTGGACGTGGTCAATGTCGGTGAAGAACTGGCCGGCGACGTGTCCTGGTATCAGGCGATCGGCATCGATGCCGCGGGCCTCGATCTCGACAATGAGCGCGCGAAGAATATCGCCAAGTTGAAGCTGCGCTATCCCAACAAGTTCGACGCAGAGGCGGCGGTCAACCGTGACGTGGCGGCCGAGCGGGCAGTCCTCGAAGGCCAGGTCGCGTAATGATCAGCTTGACCGGCGCACACCGCACCGGCAAGACCTCGCTGGCGAAGGCGTATGCCGAGAAGCACGGCATTACCTTCGTCGCGACAACGGCCTCCGCGGTATTCAAGCGGCTGGGCCTGGATCCCGCCAAGACCTACGACTTCGGCACGCGCCTGATGGTGCAGTCCGAGATCCTGAAGGAATTTGACGTGATTTGGGGCCAGCACAGTCTGGAGCAGGCCATCACCGACCGCTGTCCGATCGACCTGCTTGGTTACACGATGGCAGAGGCGGTCGGGACTGCCGTCAAAAAGAAGGAGATCGACCGCTTCGAGCGGTATGTGCAGGAGTGCTTCGATGTCCTCAACAAGCGCTTCTCCGTGATTGTGCTGGTGCAGCCTGGCATCCCGATCGTCAAGGAGAAGGGCAAGGCGGCGTTGAACAAAGCCTACATCGAGCACCTGAACAGCACGATGTTTGGCTTGATGATGGACGAGCGTACCCGCGTGGCGCATTACTACATCCGTCGCAACATGACGGACATGGATGATCGCCTCTCGGCGCTCGAAAACGCGGTCGGCAAGGTGGACTACGCATTCAAGCAGGACGCGCTGGCGTATCGCGCCAGTGGTGGCGTGTTTCACTAGGATGGGCGTCAGGCTAAGTCATCACTGACTTGTAAGTCCTGACGAACATCAGTAATATGTGACTTATCGACATGCGCACGGTTGCGCACATTTAGGGAGAGCCAAATGGCAAACACACGCCTGACACAGACCATCCGTAAGGAAATTCTGGATGCCGCCATGAAGAATGCATACCTGGCGGACGAAAAGCAAATCGACGACAAGATGCGCGACCTGTCCGAGCGCATCTACTACGCGCTCGTTACGCCGGAGCAAGAGAAGGCAATGAACAAGTTGCCGCATGGCTTTTTCAACCTGTCGTCGGCCAAGAGCGCGCGTCTCCGCGAGACGAGCAACGGCAGCTATCGCTACATTCAATTGAAGTTCGCGAAGGAGCGTCGCCTTCCGGCCTTTTGCTCCGGATACAACGACATCGACCTGACCGACCGCGCCCTGTATGACGCCTACATCGAGATCGAACGGCAGGAAAAGGCGCTGGGTGAAAAGCGGCAAAAGCTGGAGACGGAAATCAGCGCCGTCCTCAGTTCGGCCAATACGGTGCAGAAGCTCCTGGATGTGTGGCCCGAGGCAAAACCCTTCATTCCGGCATACGTCTTCGCCCCGAAGGCGGCATTGCCGGCGATCGTGACCGGCAAGCTCAACGAATTGCTGAAGCAGGCACGTCCTGAACTCGCCGCTGCCGCCTGACGCCATGACTGACCATCAAATAATCGCGCTTGCCCTCTGGGGCACGGCGGGCGCCACGGTCGTCTTCCTGGTCTTGCAGGCGCTCGGCCAATTGTTCGGCTTCAAGAACATCGTCGGCATGATCCTGGCGGCGCTGATCATGCGCGTCGCGCCGTTCGCACTGGTCGGCTACACGATTTGGGCGTTCTGGCCGAAATGAGCGCAGAGCCGAACTTCCCGACGCTGCGCGAGGAACTGGATCGTAAGGCGTTTCAGACTCTCGACTGGCTGTTCACTTCGCTGGACAACGGGAAGTTGACGGCGGCGCAGTTCTCGACGGGCCTGGATGCGCTGTTCATGGCGACTTCGGGCCTGGTCGACGACGAGATCGCCACGCTGGTCACCGGCGCTGCCAGCATGGCAAAGCAGGGCGTGTTCAAGCGCGTATTTGTGCGCGGCGCGAATGTGATCGTGCTGACCCGCGTGGCTAGCGCTTCATCCTTTCTGATCATCGGCTACCACGGCGGCGAGCAGAGGACTGAGCGCATCGAGGAGTGCGATTCGTCGAAAGAGGCGGCGCAACTGTTTGAGCGGCGCGTTCAGCAGTTGTTGGACAAGGGATTTTCGGAGCTATGAAGGCAAGCACATCACTGGCGGCCTACCACTCGATCAGCATGACAGAGCTGGAGGAGCGCGTGCTGGAGGTTATCGAGGCGTCCGGTATGGACGGCTGCATCTCGGACGAAGTCCAGGCGTGCTATCCGAAGCTGTCCTATTCGTCGGTGACGGCGCGGTTTTCGTCGCTGGAGAAGAAGGGGCTGATCTACCGCAATGGCGACACCCGACCGGGCGTGTCGGGGCGCCAGCAGCAGGTCATGCGCCTTGGTAAGTACAAGGGCATGGTGCCGGTCGTGAGGCCGCCCAAGCCTGTCAAGGTCAAGCGGTCGGGCTTCCTCAACGGGCTGATGTACGCGGCCAGGCTCATGCTGGCGGCGCCCGACCTGGAGGAAGCCAAGCGGCAGATGAAGAAGGAAATTTTGAAAGCAGCTAAACGATAGGAGAAAGCATGGCAAGAGTAGCAGTGGGCGACACCGTGCGCCTGAACGATCACGGTTTGCGGCAGGTCTTCGGGCGCTGCCTCGGGTTGGCGCACATGAAGACGCTGGAGATGAAAATTACCAGCGTTGACCGGGAGTCCATGACCGAGCCGGAAAAGACGTATGTGGTCTGCGTGGACAATCCGGAGATCGACGCCTACATGATCGACGACCAGTGTTTTGACGTAGTCAAGAAAGGAGCCTGACATGGCTAGACTGCATATCCCGCCGCTCGGCGCCAAGCTGACGCTGGCGCAAGACTGGACGTTCGACCTGTTCGGCGAATACCGCAATGACGGTTTGTTCCGCGCGCTCAAGATTGCGAAACCGACCGACCCGAGCGGCTTCTACGCCGACCATCTGAGCAAGCCAGTGACGCTGCCGGTCGGCAGCGAGCTGATCGTGCGCCGCTACTACATCCGGCAGGGCAACGCCGCCTTCGACAGCGTGACGTTCAGCGTCAAGGTCGGCAAGAAGTCCACCCGTTTCTGGGCCAAGCTCGGCGACGTGAACCGCATCCAATTGGTCGAGGAGGGCGTCAATGGCTAAGACTGTCGGCGATTTCAAGATTCCGTTCGATGCGGACGGCAACCAGCTTCACTACGAGGGCTACGGCAAGGTGGATTGGCGCCCCAACGATCCGTTCCAGGACACGCTGACCTTTGAAGGCTTTAGCCGCGGGCGCAGCGCTGCCTACCTGCGCTTTAAACGCAGCGATGGCGCCGATGTCGTGGTCTTCCTGAAGGACTTCGCGGAGATGGTGCCGCACATGGTTCACGGCAAAGTCACCGGCACGTTCCGTCACATCAAGCGCGGCACGAACTTTGGCACCACGATGATGGCGGGCCTCTGATGCAGAGCCGTCGCCACAGCCTTGAGGAGACGATCGTGTCCACCTGTGTGGGCCTGGCTGTTTCCACGCTGCTGAACTACGCCGTCGTGCCGTTCATCCTGAAGACCGACGTGTCCATCGGCGAGAACGTGGCCCTGACCGCCATCTTCACGGTGGCGTCGATCCTGCGCGGTTACTGCATTCGTCGGCACTACAACGGCAAGTTGAAGAAGTCCTTGTCGAAATAGGTTTCTTTTGCGCTATAATTCAGTAAGTCAACAGTGACTTAACAAAGGGAGCAACATATGATCTTTCGCCTGCTTTTCGCGTTCGTCGTGATTTCGGCTGCAACCGCCGGCTTCATGCACCTGGCGCTTTTCACCAATTACTTCAAGAACGGCGCACGTCTCCAGCGCATCGCCAAGACCAGCCTGGTGCTGGCCGTCGGCGGGCTGCTGGCGATCGTGACGCTGTTCTTTCTCGTTCTCGCAACGTCTTAACCTCCAACCACAAGAAAGGAAACACCACATGAAGAAACTCCTCGCACTCCTGGCCCTTGCGGCGACCACTCTGCTGACCGGCTGTGGCGGCACCATTGAACAAGGCAACGCCGGCCTGGTCTTTGACTGGCAGAAGAAATTCTCCGGCACCGAAGTTGCTGGCTTCTACTGGAAGCCGTTCTCCCGCGTGGACGAATACACGCTCAAGGAAATCAACGTGCCGATCAACGACCTGCGGCCCAAAGCCAAAGACAACCTGTCGATGGCCGACCTGGATGTGGACGTGATGTATCGCGTGACCAGCCCCGACGCACTGGCCCGCCTGGCCCTCAAGCGCACCGGACAGTCGACCAAGTTCGACGGCGCCGACTACTTCGCACCGGCGTTCCACTACGTCCGAAGCACCGCGGAATCTCGCATTGCCGACGCCGTGTCGGAATTTGACAGCCTGAAGATCCACCAGAACCGCGATGAATTGGCGAAGGCGATCAAGGAAAAGCTCCAGGCGTCGCTTGATGCCGAAGACAAGGGCGACTTCCAGATTACCCGCGTCATCGTCCGTCGCGCCGTCACCGACCAGTCCGTCGAAGATTCGATCCGCAAGGTCGTGAACAAGCAGAAGGAGAAGGAAGCTGCTGACCTCGAAGAAGGCATCCAGCAGGCATTGGCCCGCGCTAACGAGCGCAAGACCGCCGGCCTGTCTCCGTCCGTACTGCAAGAGAAGTATCTGGACGCGATGAAGGCGTGCGCCTCGAACCAGCATTGCACCATGATCATCGACGGCACGTCCAGCCAGAAGATGCTCAACCTCGGCAAGTAAAGTCTTGACCACATGCATCAGTCATCGTTGACTGATGCATGGAGTGAATGCTTTGCAACCTGGCGCAGTAACCACAACTTAGGGAGAAAACATGGCAACAAAGAAGCAACCGCAGCTCGGCAATACCGTTCGCTGCGTCGTGACCGGCCTCACCGGCATCGCCTACCAAACAACTGAACTCGCGACCGGCACCATCCAGTATTCGGTGCAGCCGAAGTTGGCCGGCAAAGAGCCGATCGCCGGCGCAATCCCCGACGCCATCAGCATCGACGTGCAGCTCCTCGAATACATCGACGACGGCATTGCCGAGCGCGTGATTCAACCTGAAGTCACACCGATCAAGCTTGGCGCAGAAGTTGAGGATGTCGCCACGGGCATTGTTGGCATGACCACCTCCAAGGTGACGTTCGTCAACGGCTGCGTCTACTTCAATGTGCAGCCGAAGCAGACGAAGAAGCAAAAGGAAGAAGGTGTGATCCCCGACATTCAATTCATCTCCTCGAACCGCCTCAAGCAAATCGGCGCCGGCTTTTCCAAGCATGTCGAAAAGAACCTGGACACGCCGCCCGAGAAGCGCACCGGCGGCCCGATGACCCGCGCTCGCCGCGCAATCTGAACCAATCCAACCACCCACCCACTCAGGAGAAAACCATGAAAGTGACCATGTACCAAGCCAATGACAACTCGCTGCACAAGTCGCAGAAGGAGCGCGACGCGCGTAACGCCGAGCTGCGCCTGGCGCCGCTGGCCGAAGCCTTCGTCAATAACCTGCCCCTCGATCAGATCAGCAAGATCGAAGGCCATCCGGCAATCGCGCTCGAAGACCTGCCGACCTTCATCGTGAAGAACGCCGACGCCCTGCGCAAGACGCTCAATGAGGCGCTGATCGTGCGCCGCAAGAAGGCGGCGAAGAAGCAGGCTGCGACACCGGCGCTCGCCCCGTCCGCATAGACCCGCCTGCGCTGAGTCTTTACCATGTGCATAAGTCGTCACTGACTTATGCACAGAGTAAGGGTTTAGCCAATAACTAAAGGAGCAATCAATGCCAATCATTCTCGGCGCTGATACCGAAACCACCGGACTGGAGCAGTCCGACGGCCATCGGATCATCGAAATCGCGCTGCTCGCCTACGACTTCGACACGCGCAAGTGCGTGGATCGCTACGTGCAGCGGATCGACCCTGAGCGCGCCATCGCGGCAGCGGCGCAAGAAGTGCATGGCATTTCCTACACCGAGCTGGTCGGGATGCCGAAGTGGGAAGCGGTCGCGCCGGAAGTCCACAAGCGCATGAGTGCCGCGCACGTCATGGTGGCGCACAACATGGGCTTTGACGGCCCGTTCATCGGCGCTGAACTGCTGCGCGTGGGCCTCAAGCTGCCCAACGTGACGCCATTCTGCACGATGGAGAACGGGCGGTTCGCGACATTCGACGGGAAGTTCCCGAAGCTCCAAGAGCTTTGCTTCGCGTTCGGTGTCCCGTATGACCCTGCCAAAGCGCACGCTGCTGATTACGACGTTGAAGTGACTATGGAGTGCTTCTTCAGAGGAATCGACCGCGGTTTCTACGTCTTGCCGGAACTGGAACTCGCGAAGGCAGCGTGATGAAACATTCGTATCACGGTCACGGCAGCTCCAGCGATCCGACTTATAGCAAGTATCAGGCGATGAAGCAGCGCTGCCTGAATCCGAAGCATAAGTCGTATCCGGACTACGGCGGGCGCGGCGTCAAGGTCTGTGACCGCTGGCTCGAATCCTTCGACAACTTCCTTGCTGATATGGGTGAGGCGCCGGAGGGTATGACCATCGAGCGCAACAACTCGAACGGCAACTATGAACCTAGCAACTGCAAGTGGGCCACCAAGCAGGAGCAGGGACGAAACACAAGGCGATGCCTGAGTGTCGTGGTTGACGGCGTCGCGTATCGGAGTTTGCGTGCCGCTGCGGAAGCATTCGGACTGCCATATTCGACTGTGAAGATGCGGACATCCCAATACGGGTGGACGGTTGAGGAGGCGCTGAAAACGCCTATTGATGTTTCCAAAAGAAAGGTGGGTGCCGCATGACGCTGACGGACGAAGAAATCCGCGCGGAGTTTGAAGCGGTTTGCAAAGCGAGCCAAACCGTCAAATTCCCACTCGGAGTGATGACCATTAACGGACGGTTTCATCACTACATGGATCCCGACACTGACAACGCATGGCTTGGCTTTCGGGCGGGATTTAAGCGCTGCTTGAAGAAGATGGAGAAGCCATGTGCGTGACCTGCGACTACTGCGGCAAGCCAGCGGAGCAGGTTACGGGCAAGGCGATCTACCCGCACCGGCCCGACCTGTTCCACAAGACGTTCTACCGCTGCGTGCCTTGCAGGGCATATGTCGGCTGCCACCCTGGCACGACTCGTCCGCTCGGGCGCCTGGCGAACGCTCAATTGCGCGCGGCAAAGTCGGCAGCCCATGCGGCTTTCGACCCGATCTGGAAGGGCGGCCACAAAAAGCGCGGTTCGGCGTATGCGTGGCTGGCTGACCAGCTCGGCATCCCGCAGGAGAAGTGCCACATTGGCATGTTCGATGTGGGTATGTGCGAGCGGGTAATCCACGCTTGCAGCAATTTTGACCCTACAAAGGAGAAGGCATGACACTGGTTACTCAATGGTTCGGCATGGACACCCCGCCGGAAAACCCTGGCGTGTATGAAGTGACGCCGATGGACGGCCTCGTGCTCCAGTGGTGGGCGAAGTGGGACGGCAAGGAATGGAAGATGGTCGATCACACCATCAAGAGCGCCGCACGCAACACGACGCGCAGCATGTCCTGCTACAACAAGGACGAAACGAACCGCTGGCGTGGTCTTGCGGAGAAGCCGCAATGACGGCTGACGCTCGCATCATTTTCCTCGCCGGATGCCTGCTGATGGGCGTGACAGCCTACGCCGCCGCGTGGGGATTGCTTCACGATCCCCTCGCCAACATGCTGAACCGCCTCTTTGGCGTCGGCTACTCGGACGCGTGTTTCTACTCGACCAGCCTTCTGCTGTTCTTGACCGGCGCGGGCATCGCGCTCGGCGCCTGGAGATGGCTGTGATTCGCGGCGTGAAATACAAGGATACGACCGCCGGCAAGGGCAGTGCGCTTGCCGCAGCGATCGAGGAATCTCCCGAGTCGGCCAAGAAGGTCTACGAGGAGACGACGGCCCGCTTTGACGCGCTGTACGCAGGCGCTAAAGAGGATCGGATTTGGTTCATTCAAAGGAGCAAGCAATGACAAAGGTTTCCTCGCAAAGTTCGACCGCGAAATTCTCCATGATGCCGCGCTACCTGCGACAGACGAAGGCGTTCGAGTGGTGCAAAAAGGCGTTCGGAGACGCTGTCGTTGTCAACAAGCCCGAGCGTGGCGCGCGAATGCTTGAGGAGGCACTGGAGCTGGCCCAAGCGACCGGCGTGACTGAGGAGATGGCGGCCAAGCTGGTCAAGCATGTCTTCTCGCGTCCGGTAGGCGTCGTCGCACAAGAGGCGGGGCAGTTGCAGTTGACCTTGCTGATCCTGTGCGAGCAGTTCGGATTTCAGGCTGATTGGGAGGAGGCGACGGAGTTGGCTCGCGTTATCGCCAAAACTGACGCCGACCCGAAACATTTTGCTGCGCGCCTGAATGCTAAAGCGGACGCCGGCGTGGCGATTTACAGCGAAGTTTAACGACAAGGAGCAAGCAATGAGCAAGACACCGGAGCAAATCATGTTGACGATGGTGCGTGGCGAGATCGCCGCCCTGCCGGAAGATCAGCAGGCAAAGATCAAAGTGGCGCGCGCCGAGTTCGAGGAAGTGCTGCGCAAGCACGAAAACCTGGAAGCAGGTATCGGCTACATGGCGTTCGCGCTGTTCGGCGCAGAGCAGGCGGCCGCAGCATGACGACCATCCATAACCTGAACGACAGGGCTACGGTCACGCTGACCGCGGAAGGTGCCGCAGCGGCCAATGCGCACTACGACAAGGTGTTCGCCAATCTGCCGGCAAGGGCGCAGAGCGTGAAACCGCACTACCACGAAGGCGCAACGCTCTCGACCGAACTGTGGCACTTGATGCAGGTCTTCGGCAAAAGCCTGCTCGTCGGTGGGCCGAACCTGTTCAAGGACAACCGCGTGGCGATCAAGCCCGTCCAGTAACGAATGTTTAGTCAGCCGCGTTAAACCTGCCGCGGTCGCCGCAAGGCGTAATACCTCCGCGCAATGCTCGGCGCGGGAAATTGTAGGACGGGCAGAACGGCAGTTGGAAGCGTCATTGCGAGTGACGCAGACCGATTCCAACGGTCAGGCTATGTGCAAGGAGGGTCGCGCGCCAACGCGCCCTCGCCTGACTCACCTTGAGATCATTTGTCTGTCGCGACGATGCGACGAAACCAGTAAAGGAGAAACACATGCAAGTACAAGCAATGGTCGCCACGCCGTCCTTACCGGCCTCCCTGATTACCGATCCGAACTTCATCTACACGCCGGCCAACAAGACCGATGTGACCCGCACCTTCCGCCGTCACGGCTGGACGGAGCCGGATCGCGCCAAGCAGCGCGAGATGAAGCGCCTTTTGAACCAGTCGGAAGACGACCTGGAGCTGATGGCGGCATGATCGACGCGGTCTGCACGGTCGTCCTGTTTTTCGTGATCCTCATGTGGTTGTTTTAGCGCGCCCGTGAGGATCATTCATCGCTGACGTATCCGATACGGCAGCAGGTCTGGTAAGCAAAAGGAGCAAGGAAGTGCCAAGAGTTGCGTATATGAACCGTGCCGGCGAGGTCATCGATCAGGCGACCTACCGAGCGCACTTAGCGGAGCCGTCCTACGTCATCGTGCGCGAGTACGACAACGGACAGACGCAGGCCCGCCTGAAATGGGTCGGACGCATCGTCGATCCGCATCAGACCTTTCCGGAGTTCTACAAGCTGTTCGTCCTGGAGATCAAGAACTACACGGCCGACGGCCAACTGGTTCCCGATCCCGCCGAAGGGCAGACGTTCTACCCGAATGAGGATGCGGGCATCAAAGCATACGAGACGTTCCTGACCAAGTGGACGAAGTCGGGCGTGGACGAGTTTGGCGACTTCATCGAAGCGGACAACGCGTTGATTCCGCCACCGCCGCCCGATCCGAACAAACCGGCGAGCGAACCTGATGCGCCTGAACTGGGAGGAGTTGGAGCATGGTAAAGAAAGTCAAAGATAGCGAAATTCTGAAGGAGGCCCGCCGGCTGATCGTTGACGGTCAATGGCGCTGGATATGCGGCGCGATTACCTACTGTGGCTTGGGCACCAAGCGCCAGCGCTGGCTATTAACGGCCTGGATTAACCAAATGCTCGGTCTGCACGCCTACTACGACGAATGGCTGCGAGAGAACCATCGAGGCGCATGGGAAACTCTGCGACTCCATAACAACTGCTTTCGCGAAGGTCGCCTCGCCTGGCTCGACTGGATGATCGCCGAGTGTGAGAAGGCGGAGGCAGCATGAGCAGACCGCGCCGCTTCTCGTCCTGCGACCGCATCAACGCCATCGTCAAGGGATTACTCAAGCAAGGCTGGTGTTCCCTGAAGGTCAAGGGGCATCCGCGCATCAAAAGCCCCGACGGCAAGATCACCATCACGGTGCCAATCTCGCCGTCCGATCATCGTGTGGCGCTGAACTGGATCAGCCAGTTGCGCCGTTCTGGAGTGGAGGTTTCGGCATGAAGAAGTTGTTTTTCGTTCTCGCGCTACTGCCGGCGCTTGGTGCGGCGCAGTCCAACACGGTGCAGGTGAGTGACAGCAATACTGTCTTCCTGCGTCCGGTGTGCAAGTTTGGCTTGCAGTTTCTCGTAGCGGTCAAGGATCACCGAAACGCGAACTCGGCAAGCTCCGGCGTGGAGCTGATCCAGGTTTTCGAGCGGTCGACCCAACATAGCACGCCTACCACGTCGACGCCTCAACCCATGCCCTGTAAGGATAGCCAATGAAACTGCAAATCAAGGATAGCGGCGCCTGGCGCAACGTGATCAGCTTCACGGATGAGCAACAACAGGCAGTGGAAGCAGCCGGCATTGAACTGATGAAGGCGATCGATAGCCCGAAAGTCTCCATGCGCATCGTGCGTGACGATCCTTCGCAGACGGTCGAGGCGATTCTGATGAAAGAAAAGCTGTGGCGTTGGCGAGCGCCAGGGTGGCAACGCTGATGCATGACAAGGCGCCTTCGGGCGCCATTTCTTTTGCCCTGGCGCTGCCACGGCAGTCCGCGGATACGTTCATCTTTCCTGCCACACGCCGACCTGACGGTGGTATTCGCGCACGCGCGCATCGCGTGTTATATCAGCGTCCGACATGGCTGAACCGCTCCTGTATTCCAACTGGCTTTGCCACGGTAAGCGCTTTGCCCGCCTGGCCTCGACCTCTAAAGTTCAACCATCGCAGCAATGCAACAGCGCAGCGAAAGCGCAGCAAGGATGAGTGAAACGAGCCAAGCAAATTGCTGGTCACGCCAAATACCGAACTGCAAAATTCAGTCGTCGCAATATCGCGATGCAATCTAACCGAAGGAGCAGAACATGGCACGTAAATCTTCCCGCAACTCCGCCGACGCACAGTTCAACATGACCGCCGCAGTCGACGTTTCGGCGGCCCCGGTCGAATCCACCGACACCATCCTGTCCGGTCTACTCGATCAACTGGATGAGGTCGAAGCCGGCGCACCCGCGCTCACCGGCGACGCGGCCGAAATCATCGAAGCCGCAGAAGCCGCCGACGAACTGATCGAGCAGGTCAGCGCGGAATCGGCCGATACGGTCGCCTCGATGAACGCTGAAGCCGCCGACGAACCGCTCGACGCCGTCGATTCGCTGCTGGACGAAGTCGCCGGCGATGCCGCCCGCATCGAAGCCAAGCAAGAACTCTATGCCGAGCAGGGCGCAGACGCAGCGGCCGCCGCCGGTGACGCACCCGCGACCGACCCGGCCGAACTGACCGACAGCAAGAAGAAAGGCAAGAAGAAGACGACTGCGCCGAAGGAGCCGAAAGCCCCGAAGGAGCCGCGCGCCACCAGCGTCACGCACAAGCCTGGCGATCTGTTGAAGCACAAGCTCGGCACGGCAGCGGCAGAAGTCCTGGTGTTCGACCTGAACGACGCCGCGCTCGACGCCGACGGCCTCGCTGCCAAGCAGCAAGCGTTCGTGGATCGCATGAACGACCCCGACTCGATCGCCGACAAGGTCAAGGATAAGATCCAAATGTTCTTGGTGTGGATGACCAAGGGCGGCGAGCTGAATGAAGTCCTGAAGCGCGCCATCACGGTGCTGCATGAGAAAGGCGAGCTGACCTCCGGCGACAAGGGCAACCTCCAGTTGAACCTGCTGGCGAAGCCGTACTCGCTCGGCACCGCGCGCAGCCAGGCGAACCAGATGTTCATGGCGTTGCCCGAACTTGGCATCACCATCAAGGAGAAGGGGCGCATGATCCCGAACCCGGACAGCGCGCTGCTCCCGATGGCGAAGACCAAGCTCGGCCTGGTGTAATCGGCAGGGCGGGAGGTTTGCCCTCCCGCCTCAATCACAACTGACTTAGGAGCACGACATGCAGGACAAATTGCGCGCGATTCCGGATGATGCCTTGATTGAACTGAAGCAGCGGGTGGACGAGGAGTTCAAGCGTCGCCGCCCGAACTTACTGCGGGTGGGCAGGCAAGCCACCTTCGAGAGCAGCAAGACAGGCGAGACGGTGCGTATTCTGATCACCGGCAAGGGGCCGAAGAACTACCTCGGCACGCGCTGCGACGAGTACGGCAACCCGATCGGTGGCAGGGGCGCTCAATGGCGCGTCCACCCTGATTTTCTGACGCCGGTACTCCCGAAGAAGGCGCCGCCGCCCAAGCAGCTCGGCGTCGGTAATGACCGTCCCGCCGCAGCGCCAGTTGCGTCCTGGTAGTCATAGATGAAGCATAAGGCGCGATAAGCGCCTTTCTATGACGCATTGATATAGCCTAGGAGGAATAAGCGCCCGATATAACGTCCAGGTTATACCGTCGCACTCGACCAAACGGGCGCAGATAGGACGCGGGAATCCGACCGCTAAAACGCGCTACGGGCAACCGGATTGCCCGCGCTGATACCGAACCATACGCGGGCAATTCCAACGCTCAAAACGCGAGCATTTTATGCATCAGGAACGAAATACTGCTGGAGGACATTGCGCAGTCGCGCCTCCACCTTCGGATCAGCTTTGCATTTCGCTGTCAGATCAGGCGCGAACGCCTTAATCCCATTGAGGAAGGCCATTAGTGTGTCCTCGATGTGTGCGGCAACGTGCGTGGCGCTCTGCGCCTGCACGAAAGCTAGAAGCTGCTGCGCGCCGGGGCCAGACTTGTCGCCGGAGTAATAGACGATTTGCTTGGCGTTACCTTGACCTGACAGTCGCGATTGTGCCGTGAAGGTGTGCAGGACACCGCACCTGGCGCCCCACATATCTGTCTCGGAAAACGTCAGCGAAGGATCCTGCGGCAGCAAGTATTTCTTCACCCAGGATTTGAACGTCACGTTGTCCGCCTCGACCTTCGTCGGCGGCGCGTCGAGCAAGCCCAAGGCATCGATGGTGGAGTAGATGATGATCATCAACTGTCCGTACAGATGATTGGACAGCATCAGGTTCGTCGCCTCGATCGTGTTGATGGCATAGCCGTTGATCAAGTCCTCCACGGACTGAGCGGCGGGAGCGGTGTTTTGATTCGTTGTCATGTAGTTATGTTCCTATGTTGGTTGGACGCGTCCGAAGACGCGATGGATGAAATTGTAGCCGCCTGACGGGGCTGCGCAATTTATTTTTGGAAACGTTTCTCGCGCAAACAGGATAAGTCATCGGTGACTTGACTATCCTTCACCGCTGACTGATAATTCCCTTGTCGCGACGTGCGACACATCAATGAAGGGAGCCAACATGGCAACAGAAGAAAACAATGCGCGCTTGCAGGCGCAGGTGACGGTTACGAACGACGCCGGCGTAAGCGTGCTTGTCACGGAAAAGGACAAGCGCGTCGGTCTTGTCACCTTCGGCGAAACCTGCACAACCATCGTGCTGGAGAAAGCCTATACAAACTGGTCGCGCCAAGTCGTGCGCCTGGCCCGCACCACCGCCGGAGTCTGATCATGGCGACACTCGAAACTGTACGCGTCCAACTGACGCCGCAGGACGCCGTCAAGGTCATGAAGGGTCACGACGACCGCGGCGAACCGTGGGGTCTGAACTGCACCAGGATCGACGGCACCTACGCCAACATGACGCTCAACGTGGACGGCTCGGACACGGAGGTTGAGATTTGTATGCGCGCCAACGGCACCTGGACGGCCTCCACCCGCCTCGTTCTCGGCGAGAAGAAATGAGGCGGGCTATCGCTATCGCCGCCCTTGTCGCGGCTAACGCCCACGCGGCCGACTGCGATGCGCAGATGCAGACGATCTTCGCCGATCTCGAAACTGCCGCTTCGCGCATCGTCGAGCGGCAGGGCAAGGCAATGCGTCCTGCGCTGCTCGAAGCGGCTCAACTGACGCCGTTCATTGCGCGCGTCGGCTGGATCAGCGGCACCTTCCGAATGCAGTACAGCGTGAGCTTGTGTGATCAGCCTTTTGAATTGCGGCAGGGCACGATTGCGCATGAGTTCGGACACCTTTTGCAGTTCGCGCTGCAATCGAAAGCCGACGAGCTGCGGTTGGCGCGCTACGGCGTCTGGTTGCGGTCGCAGGCCGAGCACGAACACGCGGCGAACTATTACGGCGCACAGGTGCTGCGCGAGGCGAACGTCGATTCGGCGCCGTACCTTGCGCGCCTGGATGCCGCTTGTGCTGCCGGCAGCAATTATGAGTGCCGAGCCGCTGAGAGTTGGCGGATTGGCTTGACGTGGTGACAGAACAGCAAAGGAGGAGTGATGGGTTCCATTCATGAACGATTGAAGCGCCGGCAGCAGGCAATCCGCCTGCTCGACCAGCAAGGGCCGACCGCCGTCGGCGACCGCAACCGTCAGTTTGCCGCCAAACTGCGCAAGCTCGGCACGGCCGACCGCCTGGTCAAGCTCCACGACGACCTCAAGCGTGCGCGCGGCATGTCGGACATGGCACGCCACGATGAAATGTATCGGCTGGCGAAAGAGGCGAAGGATCTCGGACTCAAGGGCCGGTATGGTCTGCTGTGCAACCGCACGCAATGTCTGTCGGATGGTGCCACTTGGTATAACCGCGGCAGCTACGCCTTCTACTGCGAGGACTGTGCGCACATGCTCAATGACTGCAACAGTCGCGACGCCGAACGACTGCTCGGGGCAGGCGAGAAGCTGTGCATTGAAGTGGCGTCGGCCGAAGAAGCAGCCAAGCTGCATGTGACGCCATGATCATCAATCTCAGCGACATGCGCGGCAAGACGCTGGCAGAACTCGGCGTCAAGCCTGGCTGGTTCTGCCAACACTCCGGCTGCTCGATCTGGGTGGAGGTCTTGGAGGTATGGGACAACATGCTGTTGGTCGTGGCACGTCGTCCCGCCGACCAGACCGATCTGGTGACGCACCATCCTAGCCGCTACAGCGGCATCTGGACATTGTCCGATGAGCTGCCGAACGGTTATTGGATCCGCGGCGTGGGCCTGAACCGCAGGAAGAATTTCTACGACAAGTTCCATCCGGAACTGACGCGGATCATTCCATCCCGCCAGCGGATTGTCATGCGCGATTACCGCTCGCGGGAATCAAGGAGTGCCTGATGGGCTACGGACAATGGAATGGCAAGCGGCACACGCCGATCACGCCCTACGTTGGATCCTGGGCGTGGCAGGAAGAACAGCGGCGCAAGGGGCTGCTGCAACCATCCGGCCACACGCCGCAATCAGCTTGCGATGATGTGTCTGTCGAAACAAAGAAGGGAGCGCCATGAACATCAACCGGAATACACCCAAGTCGGAGATTCGTCGGCAGCTTGAAGCTGAAACCGACCTTCGTTTTGGATGCGGGATCGATTTCCACGCTACGCGTCTGTCGGATCGCGGCCCGCTGCTGGAGGCAGCGAAAAAGAAAGGCTACCGTCATGTCGATGACGGCATGAGCCTGGCCTACCACTTCTATCAATACCTGGAGAAGGGCGCCAATGCCGACAATCCTGAAGCTGACTGATCC